CCTACGTCGCAACTTGGACTTCTTCTTGGAGTCCTTCCGCGGCAGCAACTGCATTCGGTTCGATCCGACGATCTGGGTGACTTCGAACCCGATCATCCCCGTGCCTCGGTTGTGGGGAGAGTACAACTACCTCGACAACCGTCCGACGATCGAAGCGAACTTCGGCATCCCCGTCGAGTTCACGCTGGATGACCTCGCGCAGCTTCCGACGAGCATCGACTACCTCTCCGCCGTCCGCGGAATCTGGTACGCGTTCCTCAACGGACCGACGATGTTCAACCTGCGGGCAGGTACCCAGATTCTTCTGGGGCTGCCGTTCGCAGAAGTGGCCGGTACGATCACCGAGATCCGTACGGACTTCTCTCCGACGCAGGGGCGCATCTTGGTGCAGGACACCGACCCGCCCAACCTCGTACGCTCCTATCACTACCCGGCGGTTCTCGCGCTCGAGACCAACCCGTCGACCGGTGTGGCGTACGCCGTCGGTGACACCGTTCAGCCCTTCGCGCCTCTTGTGAAGGGCGCCGATGTCATCGACTACGTCAAGCAGCCGAACTGGTTCCAGGGGTGGATGAACCAGGGCACGTTCTACGAAATCGAGAAGTTCTTCCGTTTCATCGTTCGAGTCGACAGCGCTGCGTTCACGCTGCCCTCGTTGATGTTCGTGCAGAACTTCATCAAGCGCGTCAAGCCCACGTACACCTTCCCGACGTTCATCGTCGAAGCTCGAGTCGCAGACGCGGAAGTCACGACGACAGATCTCTACGAGCAGCAGGGCATTCTCGATCTTCAAGACGGTGCGATGTTCTCCGTGCCTGGCACGGTGACCGCGTTCGATGTTCCCGATCCTTCTCCTGGCGTGCTCGCGGCGCCTGGCGGTCCGATCAACATGCTGACCGGCAACGCCACGGGTGCGTACCAGAACGCGTACGACACCGACACGGCGAGCATGCAGGGAAACACGCTGCCGACGAGCCCGACACCCGACGCGGCGACGTCGTTCGGTTTTGATCGACCGATGACGGCAGACCAGCAGATGGTCGGCATCGCAACAGAGACGTGGGGAGGCGGCACGCCCACCGTCGACAGCGTCTTCCGTTTCGACATCCCTGCCATCGACGACAAGGGAATCACGTTCGGTCGCAAGCACGTCACTTCCGTTCCATCGGCAGGACTCGCGCTCGAGGACCCGGTGACGATGGGCGCGGGAGCGACCTACAACGTTCTCGTGCTCATCTACAACGGCGATCCCGGAGCGACGAGTGACGCATTCCGCCTGCGCATCTTCAAGAATGCCGTGCAGGTCATCGACGTGGCTTTTACGCTCGCGGCGCCTGGCGGAGTGCTACCCTGGGCGACCTTCTTGCCGACGGTGATTCCTGCGATTACGGTGATCGCCGGCGACGTCATCACGGCGTCCCTCGTTCCGGACGGCGGTGGAAATCGCCGTCCTTACTTGCACGATCTGGTCGTGGCCCTCTGCCACGGTACCGTGTTTCAGGTCGACACCATCCTGCCGGCGGGCAACTACTACACGCACAAGTCCCTATGAGCGAACAAGAAGCCCCGAAGAAGGAGTTCAAGCTGCAAGGTCACACGACCTTTCAGGGACTTCCGATCGCTATCGAGAATCGTAAGGGGTCTGTCCGTAGCGGGGTCGACAAGACCACGGGGAAAGAATGGCGTACGGTCATGAAGAACCCGTACGGCTACGTGAAGGGGTCGAAGGGCGCTGACGGAGAAGGCGTCGATGTCTTCCTCGGGCCGCACAAGGACGCGACAGAAGCGCACGTCGTGCACCAGCACAAGCCTTCGGGCAAGGGGTACGACGAGGACAAGGTGATGCTCGGGTTCAAGAACCGGGAGCACGCCATCAAGTCGTACCTGGCGCACTACGACAGTCCGAAGTTCTTGGGGCCGGTGAAGTCGGTGCCGATGGAGCGGCTGAAGCAGCTTCTTTCGTCGGGCAAGAAGCTCGTGAAGATCTCCTCTGCGACATGGTTGGGGTTCCTCGACGAGTTCGGTAAGATTCAAGAGGCGCGAGGCTGACATGCGGCTTTCCGAAATCATCGAGGCGAAGTCCAACCTGCACATCACCGTGCGAGAGCGCGGGAAGATCGTTCGCCGGCACAAGGGCCACAACATCTGGGTCAACCTCGGTCGTGGCTATCTTCCGCAGCTCATCGCGTACCAGTCGCTCCCTGCATCTGGCGTCGTTTCGCCGGTCGTCGCGCAGGAAGATCGTCGTGTTCGCTACCTCGGGTTCGGCATCGGCGGCACGCGACAGCTTCAGCTCACGATCGCGAACAATCCGCCGTACTCGAACTACTACCCCGGTACGAACACGCAGACGGACACGGACGCGACGGTCGTGCAGCTCGAGCGCCCAGTGCGCTTCTCGAGCCCGATTCCTGGCTCTCCGGCGCTTCCGCCGTACGACGCAGGCGACGTGTGGCTCGGGCAGGTTGCTGCGCCGGCGGTGCACAACACGGCGACGTCGGTCACCTTTCAGCGCATTGTTTCGGAGTCGGAGATCAGCTACGGGCCGTTTCTCTCCGTGCCTCTCTCGGAGATCGGTCTGTTCCTGCACTCGACCAATCCGAACTACATCAACGTCTACAACAACACGTTCATCGCATACGACACCTTCGACACGATCTCGAAGACGAGCGCATTCGCCCTCGAGGTTCTGTGGACGATCCGGTTCTAGGAGCGCGGCATGACGACCTTCCATCGCCTCACCGTCCCCACGTACTACGGCGGCCTTCCTGGTGGGTACGACTACATCAACAACGCGATCTCCGGAACGCCTGCGGCGGCCGATGGTGCGAAAGTCGGTGGTCCCAACGCCGGTACGTACTTCGTCGCCTTCGGTGAAGACGCGACGAGCGCCGACATCAATCGTCCGAACAGCGCGCTCGCGCAGAACACCGACCACCTCGACGACTTGATGCATCGAGACATCGCGTCGTTGACGCGGACAGCGGATGTCACTCCAGGCTCTCCCGTTGCGAGTGTCACGATCACCGGTCCCGGCATCTTCGTTGGCGGTATCGGAGACACTCTGCTCGACCTCTTCCACGTCACTGATGCGAACGACGACGACATCGATGTCTCTGGCACCAAGATCGTGGTGTCCTCGATCGGACCCGATGCGCTCGGCGCGGGCTTCTCCGTCGGCAACCTCACCGTGACGTTCAACGTCTCGATCCCGACGGGTCAGACATACCGCATCTACTACGGGCAGCGCGCGAACCTCGCGACGCTTCCAGCAGACGCCTTCATGAACATGCGCGTTCGTGGCGCCGTCGCTGTCGATGCCCAGGTCGAAGAGCTCTTCCGTCAGCTCCATGGAAACGGAGAGGCGTGGAATGCGGCGTGGGACAACACGATCTACGGCCTCAACCAAGGCGTGATCGCAAACGCAGCGGACATCACCACGATCAAGTCTCAGCTCGCGGCTCTCCACGGCAACGCCGAGGCGTGGAACGCTCCGTGGGACAACACCATCTACACGCTGGATCAAGCCGTCAGTACGATCGAGACGCTCCTCGTGTCGCTGCACGGCAATGGAGCCTCGTGGCCGCTCTCGTCGTGGAACAACACCGTCTACGACATGAACCTTGCGCAGATGGAGCTCCCGCCGCTGAACTTCGGTTCGGCGGTCAGCACGGCCGCGTTGAACATCAAGCGTGGGTACTTCTACGCGGTGGACCAGCAGTGGTTCGCAGTCGGTGACGGCGGCAACGACTACCTCGTGACGTCCCCCGACTTCGGCAAGTCGTGGATCAGCCTCGTCGGTCTTCTCGGTGCTTCGCTGCCCTTGATCGACGTGTCTGCACAGACGACGGGCAACGTTCTCTCCATCCTTTGCAGCGGCACTCGTACGGTCTACTCCGGAGCGCGTTCGGCGTACCACACGTACACGTTCGCTTCACACGTGAACGCCGTCAGTCACAGCGTGTCGGATGGACGACTCGCGTGGGAGAACACCGCGGCGTTGTTCATCGCAGCGTACCGCTCGGGCGCCTCCGGCATCTACGTCGACACCTCTCCGGACAGCGTGACGTGGACGGCGCGCGCAGTGCCCGCAGCGTGGAGCGGGTACACGGGAACGGCGGCCACTCCGCAGATGAAAGCGATTCCCGGACGCGTCATCGCAGCCTTCCTCGATGACACCGCGGCGCCGACGGCGAAGATCAACATCATGTACTCGACCAACGGCGGCGTGGGTTGGACGAACGTCCAAGTCAACCTCGACGTCGCGATGTCGGGAGCTACCTCGCACGTCGCGCACCCGACGTACGATCGCTCGACTGGGTACTGGTACGTCCTCGTCTACGACACGATGGCGCAGGTCTCGATGATCTTGCGATCGACCGACGGCGGCGTGTCTTGGTCGAATCTCGTGACGACTCCGACGATCACGGGGTACCTCACGTCGATCGCGGCGCTTCCCGGCTGCCGCGTCTTCCTTTCGAACGACCACCGCGTCATCGTGACGAGCGACGACACGCACTACTACTTGGTCGGACAGAACGTCGAGACCAACACGGTCATCCTCGACTTGCGCGAGGGTGGCGGTGGCCTGATGGTTTGGAACCCCGCGGACAAGACTTCGTGGGCGTCCAGTCGTCTCGGCAACAACTCGAGCTCGTGGGGCGTCATCATCTAGCGAGGGGCCATGGGCTTCACGATTCCCGATCGCGTTGATCAATCGATGACGGGGTCGCAGTTTGTGGCCTCGATCTACCAGAACATGGGGCAGGTGCGAGAAGACGCGATTCTTCAGCAGCTCGCGCTTGGCAATGTCCCGAGCTTCATGCGGATGCCCTTTCAGGTGAGCTTGACCTCGGGCAGTCACTGCGTCGTGCTCGACGTGCTGCCCGACTACTTCTGCATCGGAACGGATGACGACTTCATCCGAATGCCGATGTGGCCACGAACGGCCCAGCTCATCGCGGACAGCTTCGACGCGACGTTGCCCACGCGCAGGGTCGTCGATCAAATCTGGAGGCTGGCCGAGATTCAGGTCACTCCGCGTCCGCTGGCGCCCACCACGCAGATGGTCAGCACCGACGCCTTTCAGCGGCACAACGTCATCATCGAGCAGCAGCGCGCGGGGCGCGCGGGCATGCTTGCGGGGCACAAGAAGGACATCGTCCTCACTCCGCAGCTCGTTCAGCATCCGAAGCACGTCGCCATTTACGGGTGGCACGAGCTCACCGGGCACCCGATTCAGCCGCTGAATCCCGTCAGCCATTCCGACACCTACGTCGACTACAGCCACGGCGTTCGGCTGATCGCTCGAGACGTTTTGCTCGATGGACAGCCCGCGCGGTTCGAGACCATCCTGCAAAGCCCTGATTTGTGCGACTTGGTCAGCGATGAGGGGATATCGACATTTCTGCGGTATCCTACAGCCTAGCCATGCCGCAGATGAGTGCGTACGAGGCGGGGTTGACCCCTGAAGAACGCGAGGAGCTCTACGCGCGCCGCGCGGAGCTGCCCGTTCGACGCTCGATCCTCGGCAACCCCTACACCGTTCGCGGTGCTCAGGCCGGCATGGCGCGGCAGCACCCCTTGGCAGCCATCTTCTTGTCGACGCTTCTAGGTCAGCCGAAGTATGCTACCGCGTTGGCGACAGGATTCGGGTCGGAGCTTGCTCGTATCGTCGCCTCGAAGGGAGACCGATGAGCGCTGCTTTTTCCGTACAGTCGAACGCACGAGAGGCGAACAGCCGTGCAAAGTGGGACCAGCTCTGGAGCGAGGAAGGTCGCTCGAGCTGGCGCGGTCAGGCGTTGGCGGACGTCTACAACCGTATCGTGGAGCTCACGCCAACCGGGTCGTCCGTGCTCGATGTCGGTGGCGGAGTCGGCATCCTTGCCAGCCTGTTGAAGGAGCAGGGCTGCGCGGTGTCCGTTGCAGATCACAGCGCGGCCGCGCTCGCGCAGGCGCGAGAGGCAGGACTGCCGACGTGGCCCGTCGATCTCGAATCCGAAGATCTTCTGCTGCCGATCACCTCCGTCTTCATCGCAACGGAGGTCATCGAGCATCTCTCCGAGCAAGCGCGAGAGCGACTCTTTCGCCACGCCGCCAAGAGCCAGTACTGCTTCTTCTCAGTTCCGAACGATCGTCTCGGTCCGGACGAAGAAGAGCAGCACACGATCAAGTACACCGCGAAGAGCTTCCTCGAAGACTTGAAGAAGCACTTCGAGTTCGTGCGCGTCGAATGCATGGGGCCTGTGCAACCGGACACGCGGGCGCCCGCCTTCCTGCTCGGTGTCTGCGGCTTCCCGAAGAACTTCAAGATGAGCGTGACGCTCCCCGTCCGTGACGAAGAGGCAGACCTCGCGCTCACCTTGGCGTCTTTCCGTGGCGTGGCCGACGAGATGGTCGTCGGTGTCGATCCGCGCACGGTCGACAAGACGTGGGACATCGCCGAGAAGTACGCGGACGTCGTCTTCTTCCTCGAGAGCCCGGAGGGCAAAGGGGAGGAGAAGGTGAAGGCGACCAACGGCGTTCACTTCGGCAACATCCGCAACCAGTGCATGGACCGATGCACCGGGGATTGGATCTTCATGACGGAGGGGCACGAGTACCTTCTGTCCGGAGTCAACGAGCTCTTGTCGCTCGATCGTCTTCCGCAAGAAGTGAAGGTCGTCAGTGTTCTGCGCACGGGCGGTCCGGCGGGCAATCGTCAGCGATGGGGCTTCCCGTGGCTTTGCCGCAACGATCCGAAGATTCGCTACAAGCGCTCGACGCACAACATCCTGTCGTACCCCGAGGGGTACCGTGACGACGTCGGTCTTCCGAACGTGCAGACACTCCACGAGCGTGTTCACGAGCGTGAGGTGTCCCGTGCTGTGCAGCGCCGCGCGCAGAACCGCATCACGCTCATGGACGACTGGCTTCACAACCAGAACGAGCAGTCGCTCTACTACTTGGCCATCGAGTGGCGCGAGCATCACCCGGAGCGCGCGATGGACCGCCTGCGGGAGTTCCTCTCCCTCAAGCGCAACAACGGCCCGATGCGCTACAACGCGCGTCTCGTTCTGGCGAAGATGCTCGCGCAGCAGGCCAAGACCTTCAAGGAAAGCGAGCCGGCGAAGTACCTCGAGCTGATGCTCGAGGCACGGCAGACGCTTCTCGAGTGCGTGTCGGACGACTGGACGCGCACCGATCATTGGGTCTGGCTCGGTGACTTGGCCTTCGAGCTCGATCGCTTCGAAGAAGCCCTTCAGTTCTACCGCTACGCGTCCCTCGGAATCGGACGTCCGCCTTTCACGATGTGGTGGATCGACCTGTCGTACTACTCGTACATCCCGGCGATTCGTCTCGCGATGACGTACGGAGCGCTCCACATGGACCAGGAGGCGCTCTTCTGGGCTCGCAAGGTCTTGGAGATCTACCTCGAAGAAGGGGACATCCCTCAAGAGATGATCGATGAAGCCAAGCAAAACATCACCCTTCTGGAGGAGTCAGGTCATGGACAGCAGTGATATCAACGACAACGTCGAGCTTCTCGGTGGGTACGTCGACATCGAAGTGATCCGCGACGGCCACAACGGCCCCGAGGTCATCGATCGACGTCGCACCCACAACCTCATCGTCAACACCGGCAAGCGACAGCTCTGGCGCCAGGCGACGGGATTGAACGCCAAGGTGTTCCAGTTCCTCCGCATCGGCACCTCGAGCCAGGCGGCGAACTCGGGTCAGACGAACGTCACGAGCCCGGTGACCGGAACGCTCAAGACATGCGACTCGAAGACGTTGCTCTCCGGCACGCGCACCATGCAGTGGGTCATCAGCTACCCGAGCGGTGGCGGTACCAAGAGCGCGACCAACATCCAGGAAGTGGCGCTGTTCAACCAGCACACCTCGCCGGGCGGCTCGGCGCTGATGCGCGCGACGTTCACGTCGGTCAACAAGACGACGCACGACAAGCTCCGCATCACCTACAGCGCTCGCATCTCGTAATGGCCGACGACAACGTCGCTGCCACCGATCAAACGGTCGTGGGGTTGGCGCCGGCAGTGCCCGCGCGCCACCCCTGCGAACGTTGCGGCAGAGAGACCAAAGAGCACACGAAGGACGAGGAGGGACGGCCGCGTCGCATCTGTGCGATGCCTCTTTGCCGGCACGTGCGGCTAGCATAGGAGAGCGGTCGTGGCGCTTCACACCAAGACAGTCGAGTACGCGTTCACCGGTTCGGTCGGTCCGCAAACGGGTGGGTCGCAGCTTACCTTCTCGACGCTCACGGTGACCATCCCGGAGACCTCGAGTCGAACCTTCAAGAGCGTGATCCTCGTGATCATGTACAAGGGTTCGATCACGGCGTTGACGAGCAACACGACTGCGCCGACAGCAAGTTTGCAGCTCGGTGCCGCGTCTGCTTCGAACTACACCGTTGGCATCGACACGTCGGGCGGTGCCACGTACCTCGACATGGGGACGGAGCAGCACTGGATCGACGTCACGACGAACTTCACGACGAACTTCGGCGGCGGCACGACTCAGACCGCGGTCCTCAAGTTCCAGTGCCCGGTGGCGACGGGGAACATCTGCGCGAAGCTGATCATCACCTACGAGTGCGACGACACAAACGACACTCGATGCAAGACGGTGCGCATTCCACTCGAAGGTGGAACGGGCGCGCTCACGGGAAGCCTCACGCAGGTCGGGGGCAGCGCCGAGATTCCGAACCTTTCGACGTTCCTCCCGGAGTCGAGCGTCACGGTGACGGACATCTTCTTCGAGGTGAACATCGCGCTGCGCAATCCGAACGCGAACAGTACGACGTCGCTTGCGCTCGACTCAGAATCGGCCTTCACGCTCGACATTGTCCATAGCGGTGGAAGCAGTTCGAGCGATCAGGGAGTCGAGCGCTGGCTTTGGAAGCGCACGGACATGACGACGAACGCGACGCATGCGTTCAAAGCGTCGTGCAACCAGACGAACGCGAACTACGACATCTCAGTCGTGTTGCACGTGACGTATACGTACACGCACTCTACGAGTACGACGATCTTGAACTCGGTGATGATCCCGTTCGACATCTTGTCGTGGGGGGAGCAAGACATCACTTCTGTTACAAAGTTGATTGCGTACCCGTGCGAGTTCTGGATCGAAGAACCCGGCAGCATCACGATGGTGCAGTCGGCAATCCAAGTTAGGTGCGGGTACCAGATCGAAAGCAACGCGGGAGACGCTCTCGAGCTGAAGGCCGGTGCCCAGGCAGGGTACACCGCGTACGCATCTCCAGACACCGCCGGATTCGTGAAGACGTGGGCGGCCGGAACGCACGTTACACTTCAGCTTCGCTGTGACCCCAGTGCTACTGGTGGCGCAGCGTTTACGATCGCTCGAGGAAAGAACTCGACGTACTTCCAGCTCTATGCCAATGGCACGTTCAACAGCACGTATAACGTGATCAGTTGCACGTACGCCGTGCTCTACTTGAACTACACGAGCGGCAAGCACACCAACGGCGACGGTGTTCACAACAAGACAGTGTTCTGGGCTGGCTTCAACGACGTGTACAACGTCGGAGCTACGAACGACGTGTCGGTGACCGGGTTCGCGCTGAGCGAGTCGACGTCGTGGTGGAACAACGGGTTCGTGCCGCTCTACAAGACGACGCAGCACGACGGCTTCAACTTCACCTTTCAGTATCAAGGCGGTGAACTCCTTGGCAACGGATGGGGAACGGCAGCGGCGTGGGTGAACCCGAACTTCACGACGTTCCACGACCCTGGCTACGGTGCGAATCGCAAGCAGTGGGATCGTTTCTACAACGACCCGGATACGACGCGAGCAAACCCCCTCGTGACGCGCACATGGAGAACAGTAGGCTCAGTGCCCGGAGGTTCTTCGACTGCGCTCATGTTCTACATGACGTACCACTCGATCGTGTACACGATTCAAGGCATCGTCCGTGGGTACACGGGAGCGGGGTCTGGCATCACTGTGAACGCCCACCGCTCGGACACCGGAGAGCTGATCGCTACGACCACGACAGCGAGCGGCGGCTCCTTCTCGATGTCGTGGTATGACAACACCATCCCGGTCTACACCGAGGCGTATCAAGACGCGACGCACCTCGGAAGATCTGCCAACGCGACGGCGGTCTGATGCTCTCTCCGATCTCTCCCGGTCTTCAGATTCCTGACAGCGTTCTTCACGACACGCTGCAAAGCGGCGACATCTTGAAAGAGGTGTCGACTGTCGACGGCCGTCATCTGTTGACGATCTTCCGAGAGAAGACGGGCAAGGGAAGACTCTGGTTGATGGTGCGCGATCGAGAAGATACGAGGCAGCACCAGAACTCCGTCATGCTCGACGTGGAGCGTGCCTCGGTTGCCGTTCGTCACATTCGAGAGGCCGTCGGCTCGTTGAAGGTGGGGCACTCGGTGGCACTCATGCCGCAGCAGTTCAAGTTCAACGTTCGCGAGGCCAACGAGATTTGGCAGACGATCTCGAAGTGGATCGAAGAAGAGCTCACGAGGGAGTGACCCATGGCTGGCTTCACCGGATACGACGATCTCATCAACCAAATTACGACCAACGGTCAGTACGACGATGGGCAAGGCTTCAAGGTCGGCTCTGCGATGCAGGGAGCTGGCTCGTGGCATCGTCTGTGGATCGCTGCTGGTCTTCCTGCGGCTGGAGCGGAGCCGGCGACAACGCCCGGTACGTCGTACTCGGGGTCGACCACCGCGATCACTTTTGCGAACGTCAGCACGAAGCAGCGATACCTTCTGTCCTTCGGCGCGTGCGCCACGCAGAACACGATGCTGATGGTCTACGATCGCCTCGTAGGCGTCAGCGGTATCTCGACAGCTTCGACAGGAAACAAGACGGTCAACAGCACCACCCTGCCGCGGTACACGAGTGGCACGAACGTGCAGTGCTGGCTCGAGGTCACGACCGCTTCTACGACCACCATCGCGACCGTCAACTTGAGCTCGTACACGGGTGACGTGAACGGCGCGAGCCAAGTGGGAGGCAACATCAGCTTCCCCGCGGCTGCTACGGTGAAGGACTGCGCCATTGGCCCCTTGCCGATCGCTGCCGGCGACAAGGGCGTCAAGAGCGTGCAGGTCGGGCTCAACGTCGGCACCGCGAACACCGCGGGCGTCGTGAACGTGGTGCTCATTCGTCCGTTGGCGTACTTGCCGTTGATTGCCAACCAGTGGAACGAGCGAGATCTTGTTCTTCAGATCGCGGCGCTTCCGCAGATCTTCGATGGAGCGTCTCTTTCGTTTTACGCTTTGGCTACTGCGACGACCGCGACGAACTTCTGGATGAACCTGCGTACTGCGTACAACTGACGTGGTGAAGCGTGGCTGGTCAAAACTTCTTCGGAGGCGTTCGAGGTAACTTCACCGGCACGGACGGTGGCTGGTACCTCGCGTTCAAGAAGTTCTCTCCGAGTCAGCCCGATACTGTCGCTACGAACACAGGTCACTGGTATCGCGAACCGAACACGCACTCGGCGTCGATTCGTGACTCATTTCCTTTCAAGCGTGCATTCTACGATCGTCCGCTAGCAACAGGTGTCGACGCTGGACTCCTGTCCACGCTGTCCATCACGGACAAGCTTGTTCTCAGCAGTGTGCCGCTTGGGTTCAAGGACACCCTTGCGGTTGTCGACGTTCTTGTCGTTGAAGACATCCGCTTCACGATCACCTTCTCGAGCGGGAACAGCGCTTCTCTCTTCGATGTTTCGTTTCCGATCAATCGGTTCGTCACGGCAGACACTGCGTCGGTCACGGACTCGGTGGCTGTCGATCGACAAGAGTTCCGCTCGAGCACGGACACTGCTTCGGTCACGGACTCAGTCACTGCGACGAAGATCAGCTCGGGTACCACCTACGATCGAGCGGCAACGGACACTGCGAGCGTCACCGATTCGGTAGCGCGCGACAAGCAAGCCTTCCGTACTGTCTCGGACACTGCGGCGGTCACGGACTCGGTAGCGCGAGATCGACAAGTCTTTCGCGCAGTCTCGGATTCGGTTTCATCTTCGGACACGGCGGCGCGGGACAAGCAGGCGTTTCGTGCAGTCTCGGACACGGCGGCGGTCACCGACTCCGCTGCTCGAGACAAGCAAGCCTTTCGCGCCATCTCCGATACCGCGGCGGTCACCGACACGGTTGCGCGCGACAAGCAAGCGTTTCGAACAGTCAGCGACACTGCGGCAGTCACCGACTCCGTCGCGCGCGACAAGCAGGCGTTCCGCGCGGTCACGGACACCGCCTCCGTAGCGGACACACTTGCGAAGACCGCGCAGTGGAATCGCGTGCCTTCGGACACGGCGTCGGTCACCGACACTGTCGCGAGGGACAAGCAGGCGTTTCGCGCGGTGTCCGACACCGCATCGGTCACCGATACGATCGCCAGGGACAAGCAGGCGTTCCGCGCGGTCACCGACACGGCAGCCATCACCGACGCGGCTGCGCGCGACAAGCAGGCATTCCGAGCCGTAACGGATACGGCTGCTGTAACGGATGCTCTCTCGAAGAACGCGCAGTGGAACCGAGTACCTTCAGACACGGCGACGTCGACAGACACGCTGGCGCGGGATGTCCAGTACGCACGATCAAGTAATGACACTGCGGGCGTCACCGACTCGGCTTCTGTTGCGCTCATTCGTCAGATCACCGTCACGGTCAGCGACACCGCGAGCGTCACCGACTCTCTCGTTCGGAACGTCCAGTACATTCGAACGGCGTCGGATACTGCGGCGTCTTCTGATTCGGTCGCGCGTGACAAGCAGGCATTTCGAGCGATCACGGACACCGCGACCGTCTCGGACACGGCTGCTCGAGATAAGCAAGCGTTCCGCACCGCGGCTGACACGGCGACTGTCTCTGACACGACGAAGAAGGACGCTCAGTTCTTGCGCCTCTTGTCGGATGCGCCGACGACTTCGGACTCGGTCGCGCGTGACAAGCAAGCCTTTCGCTCGGCGAGCGATACCGCGTCTGTCACCGACACGCTGCTTCGCAGCACGCAGACGAACCGAGTCGTCACCGACACGCTCGCAACAACCGACTCAGTTGCACGGGACGCTCAGAAGTTCCGTACGATCTCCGACACCGCGAGCGTTTCAGACTCCGTCGTTCGGCTGAAGTACGGCTTCTATTCCATCTCCTTGAGTGACACCGCGACGGTGACGGACACCGTTGCGAGAGACAAGCAAGCGTTCCGTGCTGCTTCGGATGCGCTCTCGGTCACTGACTCGATCACACGAGATCGACAAGTCTTCCGTGCGGTCACTGATACCGCTGCGCTCACGGATACGTTGCTTCGCAACGTCCAGTACATCCGTACGATCACCGACACAGCCAGCGCAGCAGACGCAGTCGTCGTTAGCAAGGCTGGCGTCATCCTCATCAGCGCGAACGACACGGTCACTACGAGTGACGGCGTCGTAAGAAGCACCCAGTCCATCCGAGCAACGTCGGATAGCGCCTCCGTCACGGACGCTGTCTCGGCATCGGTCCTGCGGCAGATCGATCGCACTGTCAGCGATACAGCGTCTGTTTCCGACTCCGTTCTTCGCGGAGTCGAGTACTACCGCCCGCGCACGGACTCGGTTTCTTCTACTGACGCCGCCTCCACCAGTGCGACGTACAACAAGACGTCGACGGATTCGATTGCGGCGTCGGATACGGCAACGGCACTTCTTGCCAAGACGTACCTTCGCACCGCTTCCGATACAGCCGTGGTTCTCGACAGTGTCTCGAAGACGGTCGAGTACAACAAGCCCGTCACCGACGCTGCTTCGACGTCAGATGCGCTTACGACGGCGCGCGTCGTCAACAAGATCGTCTCCGATTCGGCGTCCACGACGGACGCAGTTAGCGCGCAGAGCGCGGGCTTCTTCAACATCGTCGTTTCGGACACGGCGTCCGTTTCGGACACGCTCAACAAGGATGTGCAGTACCGCCGTTCGTCGACGGATACTGCGGCGGTCACCGATTCGACGGCGAGAGACAAGCAGGCATTCCGAACGGTCACCGACACTGCGGCAGTCACCGACTCGGTGAAGAGAGATCGTCAGGTCTTCCGTTCCTTGTCGGACGTTGCGACGGTCACCGACACTTCAAAGCGCGATGCGCAGTACGCACGCGCCGCTTCCGATTCTTCTAGTGTCACCGACGCGACGGCTACATCGAAGACGGCGTACCGCGCGGCAAGCGACACGGCGTCTGTCACGGACCAGGCGAGAGTCATCGTCGATCGATTCCCGCACGATGCGGTCGCGGTGGTCGACACGATTGCACGTCGTGTCGACTTCTATCGTCCGCTCACTGATGCAGTCGGCATCACCGAGTCGATTCAAGCGGGAACGAGCAAGAGCGAAGACATCTCTCTTTCAGACTCGATCGCTGTCTCGGATGTAACGAGTCGCTCGAGCTCCAAGAACATCAGTCGATCGGACGCGGTCTCGGCGACGGACTCGCTGAAGAAAGATGCGCAGTACCTCCGCAGTAAGACGGACGCGGTCTCGGCGACGGATGCAGCCCTTCGTAGTACGCAGACGTCGAGGTCGACGTCAGATGCCCTTGCAACGAGTGACACGCTCGTTGTTCAGCCCTTCCGTTTCTTCACTGTATCGATCGCAGACGCTGCCTCGGTGACGGACTCGTTGGCCGAGACGGAGGTGAAGGACGTCTCTCTATCGGACAGCATCACGACCTCAGACGTCTTGCTGCGCAAGGTCGAGTACGTGCGCGCAGCCGTCGAAGCTGCAACCGTCAGCGACTTTACGAAGACGGATGCCTACCGGCTGCTTCTCGTCTCCCTCTCCGACAGCGTGGCTGCTTCCGATGCGATCGCGTCAGGTCGAGAGCTCTTCCGTAAGGCTTCGGATGCTGCGGCGGTGGCCGATACGCTTGCCCTCGCTGGCCTCTTCGAGCGCCCGCTGAGCGACGTTCTCGGCATCCACGACCTCGTAGGTGAGCTGCCGGGATTCGTGCCTCCACACGCCACGGGGAAGCCCGGACCGACCGTGGGCGCCCCCTACCTCGCAGGAGGTATTCGATCTGGGGTGGAGTCGGCTGAGCAGTTGGCGGACCCTCGCGCAAATCGCGCTCTTCCGCCTGCGATGCAGCCGCAAAATCGCGTCAGAGCCACGAAACCATCAGGAACGTAGGCGCCGGGGGCTAAAAAGAAGGGGGTCACCCCTTCTTCGGCACGAACCAGCCCTCGGGGAGCTCGACCGTAAGCAGCTTGGTCTGCTCATCGCTCTTCCAGTACGGCGCGCAGAGCGCGAGCAAGTTGCTGCCGCAAATCATGAGGAGGTCGTCTCGTCCTCCTTCGCGCATGAAGAACGCAGGCGCTTGGTAGACCTTCGCCAGGGGTTCTTGCCATCCGGCCAACGTTCGCGCGAGTACGGGCACCGTGTAGTAGCTGTCCCCGATGCAGACGTTCGGTTGCTCCTTTTCCCAGATGGCCTCGACCTCCTCCTTGGTCCACGTAGGCTCCCCCACGATCTCTTTCAAAAGCAGCGCGTCGAGAACTCCGACTTCTTTGCTCTGCTCTTGGGCAGCACGTACGACCTCGAGAATCTTCTGAAACGGCTCGGTCGTGCTCGCTGTCTCGAACGTGTGCGCGCTTTCGATTCCGGGAAGAGAATGAGCCACCACGATCGAGCACAAGTCCGTGCCGAAGGTGTAGACGTCTCCGTCACTCATCAGAACGGAGAGCGGCTCACGAGGTGCTTTGGTGCCGTCGTTGTAGCGGCACAGGTTCTTGAACCATTCGAGTGTGTCCATTCGCCTCCAAAGAAGAAGGCCAGGTACCTCGCGGTACCTGGCCACCCTTCATCCGAAGTCATCGGGGCGCGGCCACCGGGCACCAGGCCACGGCGGAACGCTCACCCCTTCTTCTTGGCTTTTCCCATGGCCACCAGGGCGTCCTGAATGCCAGGAGCCTCCTCGAGCGCAGCGGCGAGCAAGTCCTGCGTCGACGCTTCGATGTTCTGCTGGAGCCCGACGACGACCAGCCCCATGCAGACGGCGACCTGGTTGCGGAGGAACTCGAGCTCGTCCAAGATCTCCCGCTTGTCGTCCTTGGCGGACTTGGCGACCTTGGCCTCGAGGTTGCCGATGGCCGTCAGCACGGGCGTCAGGTCGACGCTCGCGGCAACCGTCGGGACAGGGGCTGCGGGTTGAGGAGCCGGGGCCGGAGCGGCCGCGGCGGGTGCCCCGTTGTTCTGCGGCGTGCGACGAAGCTGGCGCTTGCCTTCGGACGGAGCTGCTGCCGTCGGGGCCGGAGCGGCTGCCGCGGGCACCATTGCTGCCGGCATCATCGGGGCAGTGGCGCCGTTGACGTGCGCCGGAGGCGTGAACGTCGGCTGGGGCGCGGCCGCGGGTGCCTCGGGAGTGCCACCGGCACGGTCGAAGTTCTGGAGCGCCTTGAGAATCTCCTCGGCCTGCTTCTCCGTCGGCATTCCCATGAAGGCGACGTTCTGGTCGTCGCTGTTCGTCAAGCCGAGGGCGCGTGCGAGGTTGCGCAGAGCGAAGCGGCCGGCGCGCGTGAGAAGCACGACGTCACGGGGAGCGTTCTGCGGGGTCAGCGAAGCGATGGGGCTGGTCATGTCGTTTTCTTCCTCTTGAGTTCGATCAACTGCTTTTTGATGAATGGTTGCATCTGCTCGTTCTCGACCAGACACGCATAGACTTGTGCGTCCACGCACCCGTAGCAGGCACGTGGGTCACCCGTCTTTGCGGGGCAGACGAGCTGACTTCGAAGCCTTGCCCAGTACTCGATGACGAACGCCATGATGGCGTCTCGCCACATGTTGACGATGAAGTCGTTGAACTGGTCTTGCTGGGGCTCCTCGAGTCCTTCGAGTAGAGCGATGAGCTGCTCCTTCGAGTACGTCGGCACGACAGGAATACCTGCTCGCTGGCACACCTGGAGCAGCTCGGTGTGGTTGCACTTCTCCCAGCTAGAGGGCGAGTAGTTCTCCAATCGGTGGTACCTCCTCTTGCGTGTTCCAGAGGAACACCTCGGTCAAAGGCGGACCCTGTCGCTTCTCGACGATGACGATCATGTGCTGCGAATCGTCGATGCCACAGGCATCCTTCACGCAGTCCTCCAGCAGCTTGATGCGGTTGCTGGCGTCGAGAGTCTTGTACCTGTTTTTCGTCTTCTTTGGCCAGTCCTTCGTTTCGAGACGGTCGAAGTGCAGACGGAAGTACACCACGTACGGTTCGTTTTGTCGGACCTTGGCGATCATGAGCGGGTAGCTGCGTGCTATGTACGAGACCGTTTCGTTCTTGTACTTCTGTCCCTCCTTCGTTAGGGACCGCCCGCCGCCCGCTCGATTGAAGTACGCGTGGTTGGCAGATGGGGGCAGCCCCGGAATCCTCATGTGGATCATGCTTACCTCGTGATTGGCTGAAACCGTCGGCCGCGCCGGGGCATGTTGTTTTCGTGCACGCCTCCTTCGATCTCTTGCCGGCGGATCTCCACTTGTCGTGAGATGACTGTCATGTTCCTGTCAGCGATCTCGAGCATCGCTTTCAAGCGCATCTTGTATTGGGTCATCCGCTGCACCTGGAGAAGTGCTTCTTGGTACGATGGATGAACGAGAACCTTGTTCTTCAGCTCGTCGCTGGTGAGCTTCTCGGCCTTCGACAGGAGCTTGTTCTCTTCGTAGAGACCGTCCTTGATGGCGGCCTCGGTGAGATCGAACGTGTTCTTCGCCTCGAGGAGAGCTACCTCGACGCTTGCGAAGATGGGCGTCAGGTAGTTGAACCACGCAAGCTGCTTGGCGTACAGGTCCGTGTACTCCTTGCTGTTCGTCGTGGTCAGGTTCTCCCGCGTGATGACGGGGAGCTCGAAGTTGGGTTTGGGCTGGTCCGTGACTCCCATCTTGACGAGCTCCTCTTCGATTGCGGTCTGCGTGGCGAAGGTGTCCGCGATCTTGTCGAGCTTCGACTGCGGTGCGCCCACGCCGAGGGTGATCTGAAGACCACCCCCGTTGTTCACCGGCGTTCGCTCCTGCGTCATCTCCTGCTCCTTTCGAGTACGAGCCCGACGAGGCTGCGCAGGTCATCGAGCGTCGCGTTGTTGTCGATCACGGAGTAGAACTTCTCCGGAGGAATCAGGAGTTGTTCAGTCTCACTGGCGTGCTGAGCGGACGCTCCCTGAAGACCAGCACCGGGGCGGTTGATCTTCCAGACGATGCCGCCTGCTGCACGGATGGCGTCGATCTCGTTGAGGAAGCGAACGTCGGAGATGACGACGTCCGTCTTCGGCTTCACCCAGTCCAATTGCGACTCGAACTGCGACAGGAAGCGCACGCCGGACTTCGCGTCGTAGTAGAAGCCCCCGTCCTTGAGGATGCGCGCCACGCGCAAGGCGTAGTCGACCCACACGTTCGGGTAGCAGTTCCGTCCGTACTCCGTCCCAAGTTGCTGCAAGGCGTACCTCGGTGTGAGGAACATCTCGCTGTTCAATCGGGCGAAGTCCCCGAAGACCTTTCTGGCTTCCGTATCGTAAGCCACGGCAGCCTCCTCTTCGGTATCGAAGCGCCCCAGGTTCTTCGTCTTACCGAAGGCCGTGAGCTTGGCGCTCCACTTGTTCCGATCGGTGTCGAGGCCGACCCCCTTGAAGACGGACGTCCCGCCTCGTCGTTTCTCCTCGTTCGCATGGTTCTCTGCGTGCGTGCAGTAGCGCAGGTTCTTGCGTCGGTTATCGAGCCCGTCTCCGTTGACGTGGTCGATGACCATGCCTTCTGGGGCCTCCCCCATGATCAACTGATGGAGCTTTAGCGAGTCGGTGGTTCGACGTACGTACGCCGTGCGCTTACCTTGTTCCTTGCGGTTGATGCACCACTTGTGCTCCAGCACGACGGCGAGGTCATCCTCGTCGATGAGAGTGTGCGCATCGTCGATGGGCAACCAGATCGAACGAGGAGGCGCCGTAGGGTACGTGAAGCGGTCGGAGCGCGGATACCTCTTGTCCGGCTTGTTCCTCTCCGCGCTCGGCCCCCAGAGCTGCTCGTCGGTGAAGGCGAAGACGTCCTTGCAGATCCGCTTGAGCGGGTCCGCAAGCGCGACCTTCACGAAGCTATGGTCGCGGACCAAGAAGTCCGCGACCGTGTCCTTTCCGCTGCCCGCTTGGCCGCAGAGTCCGATGATCATCGTCGGCCCGTGTACCCAGACGTCGACGCCGTGAACTGCTGCTTCCAGCCCCAGTCGTCTTGAACGTACTGCGCGAACTCGCTCTCGGAGATGAAGATCTCGTCTTTGGTGCACATCTCCAGCATGCGGATCACACGATCGTAGTCCTTGGTGTGGTCCTGCGGTTCGACGAGGACGATCTGCCGACGGATCGCTTTGCCATCCCGCGCTTCTGCGAGCATGCGATCGAGCTCCTTGATGGCGTCTTCGCGGTAGCCCTTCTGAGCGTCGAGGAAGATGTTGCGATGCTCGTCGCGGTTTTTCTTCAGCACGGTGAGGAGCTCGTCCTTCTTGACCGTCACTCCTGCCATTCCATCGTTGCTCATCATCATGTTCATTCTCCGTTCGATTTGACGCCAGGCCCGTTCGTCTGCGCGGGCCTGGCGGTGAAGTACTTCGTGTAGTGCTGGGACGTTCACGACGGTAGGACTTTGCCTGCCAACCGCTGGAGCTCGAGCTTGCGCTCTTCGTCTTCCGTCTCACCCGCGAGCCATGAGATGGCGTTCGACATGCGCCACATGGTGTTCCCCGGCGGCAGCAGCTCGACGTCCGGCTCGTTGAACTTGGAGATCGCTTTGTCGAGCTCTCCCTTGTTCATGAAGCGCTTGAGCATGTCGAGGACGCTCTTGCGACTCGCGTCGTCGAGCTTCCTCTCGTGCGCTTTGCGAACGTGCGCTTGCATCTCTTCGATGCGGGATTCGGCGAGCTGTCCGATGACCATGTCCTCGACGCCGGAGAGAACGGTCTTCATGTCGAGCTTCTGCGTGCGCACGGACCAGTCGACGTCCTCGGTGAGGCGCTTGCCGAGATGGACCTGACGCATGCTGGTCTCGCCGATCATGCCGTTGAGGCAAACGAGGCGGAGCAGGAAGAAGCTGACGTTCAGCGCCCCGTTGCCGAAGTCGCTGTTCTCGAAGGTCGCGCCGTACGCCATGATCTCCCCGGCCACCGGCTCGTAGACCTTCGGGATGAGTGCCTGGATGCTGACCTTCGTGTCGGTGACATACCCCTCGTAGGGCAACGCGCCGACCTTCGCGCAGGAGCGCGCGAACGCGTCGACCAGCGGGCGTGAGTCGAGGCGGCGGTACCGATCCGAGAGGAAGCCCCGTGCGTCGTCGTTGACGATTCGCACGAGCGCCTTCTCGTCGACGTGCCCGAGGAGCTCGTTGAAGTTTGATGCGAGGAGCTCGATCCCCCAGCTCCCCTTCTCCATCAGGTGGTTCACGAACACCATCGGAATCTTGGCGCGCTCGGCGGCCTGTCCGAGAGCATTGCGGTGAAGCGTGACCGCCGTGTCGTCCGGCAGGAGCATTTGCAGCCTGTCCCCGGTCTTCTTGGTCGCGAGCTCGAACTCGAGCTTGTTGACCTTCACCAGCTTGTCGACGGGCTGGAGAGTTTCGACGTACTCCATCACCTTTGCGGCGCGGCTGCGCCCACGTGTGATGATCTCCTCGAGGCGCGCGCGCCCCTTGGACGGAATGGCAGGAACCGGACCCTGCGTGAACGCGGATGCGTCTGCTTCGAACATCGCCATCTGTTGCATCTCTCCTCTCTATCTGCGGCCGAGAATCGGTTGCGGCCGCCTGTTCTGTCGTTGCGGTGTCACGGTTGTCGGGTTGCACGTCCAGGCGTACTTGCACCACCGGCAGTGCTGCCCTTCCTCTCTTTCGGGTAGCTCCTCCTTGTCCGCCATCTCGAGGCACTCTTTCGCGCGCTGCTCGAGACTGCCCCACAGCCTCTCGTTGAAGCGAATGAGGAACGGAGTCACCGACGGCGTCATGTTCTGGTTGCCCTTGTTCCAGTACAAGAACCACATCAGCGGCAAGTCGAGGCACGCCATGTAGACGTGCGCCTGCTCGACATGTTTCTCCTTCGGCTTCTTGAGCTTGTCGAAGTCGTCGGGAGAAGCCGACTTGATCTCGAGCCCGACGCGAAGAATGGGGGATGCGGTGTCATCGTAGAAGGTGAAGACGCCATCGCAGCTCGACGTGATGCAGAGCCGCTTGGCGATCTCAGTGTCGTTGACGGACACTTCTTCTTGGAAGTGCAGCTTGCCTCGACTGTGCCTCGACATCAGGTCGAAGTCCTTCTGGAGCATGCTGTGGATTGCATGACCTACGTTGAACCGCTTGCGGAAGGGCAGTGGAACTGCTCCCTTCTTCTCTGTGTTGAAGAGCGAGTAGACCACCTGCCGTTTGCACGTGCAGAGCTCGGATGCATGGATGCCTGCGGCTCGGGTGTGGCTGTCGTCCGGGTAGTTCTCGAGGAAGTCCTCGAAGATCCGTCCGAGTTGCATCGCCTGTTGTTCCATCAGAGCGACGCCAGGCTGCTGAAGATCAGCGATTTTTGTGAGTTGCACGCCAGTCCTCGTAGGGGATGAGCACCCACTTGTCTTCTTCTCGAAGGGTGCCTCTGTTGACGAACGTGATGACGAAGGCTGGCTTCTCGCCAAGGCCACACTCGCCACGAATCTTGTCGAGCTCCCGTCGTGTGACGGTGTACTGCTTCGATCGCGTGGTCTTGGACTCGATCCTGAGCTCTCCCTTCTTTCGAACGTCTCCTTTGGCCCAGGGCAGTGCGCCGGAGTTCTTTTGTTGCTTGCCCCCGACGTCCTCCGCGATCCCCTTCTCGGTGCGGCGCGCGCGTTTCAGCATGCGTCGTGACGGTGTGCCAAGCCCCTCTTGTTCTGGTCGGGAGAGCACTGCCTGAAGAAGTTGGCTCGGGTCGTTGACGTTGAACGGTCCGATGCGGTCTTGGACGCCCTCCCCGACGACGTCCACGTAGACGCCGTCGGGTTGCTTGTCGAGCCGAACGGTCAGCGGTAGGTGCACAGGTGCCCCGCAGCCGCCAAGATCTCCTGTCGAACTGCGAGTTCGAACTCGACGTTCGACTGCAAGTCTTTGACGAAGGTATCGACGCCGGGGATCTTCTCGCGCAGGATCGCTCCATCTTCCTTGCGTACGACGGACAGCATGCCCGCCTTTTCTCGGATGACGCCTTGCGAGACACCGGCTTGGACGATCGTGTGGTAGTCATCCAAGAGACGCTCGTAGGTGAAGTCGGCTTCTCCACGAATGCCGTCGTGCGTGCCCGCCTTGCCCTTGCTGATGTCCCACTGAAGCGTGCGTCCGAGCTGCTCGCCTTTGTTCTCGCCGCTCTTCTGGCGGAGCTTCTCACCCGGCCAGATGAGCACACGCAGCAGCGCAGCGTGACGAATCGCCCAGGGCATCACCTCTTGGTACTGCTTGATGTACTTCTGCATCGCCGACGGCGCGTTGGCGCGGTCACGGTTGGCGCGGACTTGTCCCGTGGCCAAGATCGCGGTGTGGTTGACGCCTTCGATTCCGAGCGTCAACGGGTGGTACCGCTTGGTGAAGCGCGTGAGAACGCTCGCGCTCGCAGCCTGTTGCACGTTGTCCTCGAGGCTCTCCGTTCCGGCTTCTGCGCCGCTTTGGAAGGAGTTGATGGAGTCGATGCCGATGATGCCGAACTCCTTGGATGCGAAGCAGTCGAGGATGATGTCCAGCACCTTCTCGCCGGTGTCCCCGCGGATGATGAAGAACTCGCCGGTCTGCGACTTGAAGGACTTGATCTCCTCCTTCGTGTAGAGAGGAAGCCCTCGACCTTCTCGGATCTCTTGCGCTTGGTCGATCATCTCGTCCGGAATGGCGATGTCGACGCCGCAGTGGCGCATGAAGAAGTAGTCGGGGAGGAACTCGATGGGAGCGAGAGCGATCGCCGACGCGTTCCCGAAGATGCGTTGGTGCATCGCCATCGTGCGGTAGAGCAGCATCGTTTTGCCGGCGCCGTCCGGTCCGGAGATGACGCTCATGCCGCCGGCGGGGAAGCCGCCTCCAAGATCGATGTCGAGCTGCATGCACCCCGTGGGGTAGCGAAGGATGTAGGGGTTCGGTACTTCGCTGGCGAAGCAAACGACCTTGTTCTTGGCCTTGGCGTTGATCTTGTTCACGAGCGCGTTGATGCGCTTCTTCTTCTCGAGGATGTCGTCTTTCTTGCTCATGATCTTCCTTTGGGCAAAAGCGCAGCTCGACACCCCCAGGTGTAGCGGGGTGTCTGCGGCAGTCTTGTTCCTTCTCGCTCGAGCTACTTGCTACCGGTGCCGGGGATGCCCTCGAAGGGCTGGGTGCCGCAGCTCGAGCAAATCAACAGGTTGCCCTGCCTCTCCACCTTGCCGCCGCACATCGGGCAACCCTGGGCAGCTCGCTTCTCGAGCTTCTCTTGGTCCTGCCCCGTGGTCTCGTCTACGCCGTACTTCTGCATGGGTCTCGCTCCGTGTTGCCCCAGGTGCTCCTGGAGGTTCTTTTTGAAGTTCTTCGAACGAGAGAAGGATACCCGCAACGCGGTGACTTCGCCCTTCATTCGAAACTTCCCGAGGGTAGGCAGATAGACGCGTTCTCCACGCAGGAGGTCGTGGACGATCAGCCTCAAGAACGTCGAGGTGATCGCCGCAACTTCCTGCGTGGAGTAGTTCGTCACGGCTGCGATGCGCTGGTCGAGTTGCTTCTTGTTCACTTCGCATCCATCCAGCTTTTGCCCTTACCGATGGAGACCTCGAGTGGAACCGCGAGCTTGGTCGGCAGCGAGTCCTCCATGATCTCCTTGATGACCTTCAGGCACTCCTCCGTCGTCTCCTCTGGACCTTCGAAGGCGAGCTCGTCGTGAACCTGAAGCAGCATGTGGAAGCCGTACTCGTCGACGAGGTTGGCTTGATCGCAGAGAATCATGGCCATCTTCACGACGTCAGCCGCAGTGCCCTGGATCGGAACGTTGGATGCTTGCCGCTCTGCACGCCAGCGGATGTCGTTCTGCGTGGAGTTGATCTCGGGCAGGAAGCGACGACGTCCCAACAGCGTGTACGCGTACCCCGTTTGCCGTACAACGCCGATGCTGTCCGCGTAGAACTTCTTCACCGCAGGGTAGCGGTCCATGTACCTGTTGATCAGGTTGATGGCCTCTTCCTTCGTGATACGCAGGTCGTTGGCGAGCTTCTTCTCCTTCATGCCGTAGTTGAGACCGAAGCCGATGGTCTTGACGTGCTGCCTCGCCTCCAGGCACTTGCGGTAGTAGTCCGTCATCTCCGCCTCGGGCAGCTCGCCGGCTTTGACCTTCTTGTCGACCTTCTTGGCCTTCTCCAGGTCTTCGTACGGGATGTTGAACACGAGCGAGGCGTTGCCCATGTGGATGTCCCATCCCTTGAGGAAGATGTCGATCATGTCCTTCTCGAGGGCCGCGGCAGCCAGCAGACGCATCTCGAGCTGCTCGTAGTCGGCGACGATCAGGTTGTTCCCCGGCTCTGAGATGAACGCACGGCGGATGCGGTACTTGTCCGTGTCGGGGCGCGGGATGTTCTGGCAGTTGATCTCCGAAGAGGAAAGACGACCAGTTCGCGCGACGTCTTGGTTGAACTTGTAGTGAACGCGCCCCCACTGGTCGAGGTGGTCACGGATGCCGTCGATGTACGTGCCCTTCAGCTTGCTGAGGTCACGCTGTTTGAGCATCAGCTCCGCAACCGGGTCTCGGTACTCGCCCGCTAGAAACTCGAGCGTGTCGAAGTCCGTCGACGGCTCTTTCTTTCCTGTCTTGCCCCCCTTGGTGAGCTTCAGGGGACGGTACTTCTTTTCCTCGAAGAAGTACTGGCGAAGCTGCATCGAGCTGTTGGTGTTGAAGGGCCGCCCGACCATCTTCACGATCTCTCGTTCGATTCTTTGGAGCTCCGCGGTCACGGGAACGTCGGCAGCCTTCAGGTACTCCTCGTCGATGAAGAATCCGTTGCGTTCGCACTTCCAGAGCACCCGCGTGAACGGCGACTCGATCTTGTAGAAGACGTCGTGCAGCGTGTCGTACAACTCGGGGTAGAGGCTCCAGGTGATAGCTTCCTCGAGCTCCTTCTTCAGCTTGTTGCGGATGAAGAGGGTGCCGTACGCGTCGTTCGAAGCGTATTCGGCAAGACGACCTACGTCTTCTTGTTCGAGACGCGTGAGGAACGCCTTCGGGCCTTCCTTCTTGAAGCCAGTCTTGAAGTCGTCCTTCCATGTCCACCCCAGGACTTGGCGGGCCATGTTCTCGAGCGAGTGGCTTTCCTCTTCATAGAGCAGCGCGTGCATGACCTGGGTGTCGCAGATCGTGCCCTTCAACTCGATGCCGACGTTGTACAACATGTGCGTGTCGTACTTCGCGTTCGCGAAGACCCACTCCTTCTTCTCGTCCTTGAAGGACTCGCGGAAGAACTGCATCGTGTCGGAGCGCATGCAAATGCGACGGAAGCGGCCGGGCATGTCCGTCTCGTAGGAGATCGACCAGTACAACGGGATGTCCCGCATGTAGTTGCGGCCGGTCGTCTCGGTGTCGATCGCAACGACACTCTTCTCTTTCACCTCTTGCACGATCTGCATCAGCGCTCGTCGATCGGTCTCCGAGGTGTACCACTCGGCGTCTGGCATCGAGATGTTCCAGGCCATTCATCCTCCAGAAAGAAAAAAGCCCGCGCCGATTCCTCAGCGCGGGCTCGTTGTGCTCAGTGTCCGTAGTTGGGTCCCTGCGGTCCACCGACGGGTTGTCCGCCGCCGTACGGGCGGTACCCCTGGTTCGTGACGGGTCCTGCGCCCTGCGCCTCGAAGAGACGATCCTGCACCTCGAGGGGCGTCGGAGCGTACATCTTGTCGAGAGGCAGCGGCTTTGCGATCTCCGTGAACGATGGATCGATCGGGCAGGGGTGTGACCAGTCCGTCACCATGAGCGTCGTCTGGTTGCCCCCCTCCTTCGAGTTGTTGATGCGCTGAACGTGGATGTTGACGTCGAAGATCGAGGCACGGCGCGCATTGCCGCATGCGGTGCACTCGTACATCTCCTGCGCCATCACTCGGTTCTTGCAGGCCGGGCACTCGATTTCTCGCATCACGATCTTCGCGATGTCCGCGTCGGTCATGGTGGTGGTCGAGAGGTCGATGATCGCCTCGCCGCAGCCTTCGACGGGGCACACCCAGGCGATGGACCGGATGCTGTTCTTGGTGCCGCAGCTTGCGCACGAGTTGCCCACGAGCGGGTTGTACGCCTCGATCAGCGTGTTGAAGTGCGAGTACCCCATCGGCCAGGGGCGCACACGCCCGTGCTTCGTCTCCTTGCCGGCCTTGCACGCCGTGCAGGTTCGACCTTCGCACGGATGCCAGTCGTAGTAGGGCTCGCCACGCTCGTTCACGCGGATCTGCCCCGTGTTCTGATCGAGCGACTCCACCTTGTGGTACGGAGCCATGTGCAAGAAGTTGAAGACGAACATGTCGCGCTTCGACATGCGCTTCGTCGTCCCCTTCGGTGCTCCGAGGCCCTCGTAGAACATGTCGCATCCGCGGCAGTCGTCCCGCTTGCCCTTGAAGTTGTGCAGCGGACCACCCGAGCAGACGCTGGACTTGTTCGTGCGTCCGTCGAAGTGCTCGACGAACGGGAAGAACTCGAGTTGCACCTCTGCGAGGCTTTCGCCCTTCTCGTCACCGGCGATCTGCACGGTGTAGTTGCCGGGAAGCAGGCGGCCGACGTCGAGTGCGTGAGGACCCATGGGCGGCTTGTACTCGTCGCTGAAGCGACGGCCACGGGTCGTGCGCGGTCCACGCGAATGGTCCTTGAAAGCGGTAGCGCGCTGGTTGAGCGAGCCACCGAAAGCGGGCACACGGCCCAGCCTGGTGGGATCTTTTCCGAACATTGTTACCTCTCTATCGGCCCGATGTAGTCCACCGCCTTCGAGACGGCCTCTTGGACTTGTTGTGGGCTCAGGTCGGTTGGTTGACGTTCTTCGTACTGCACGACGCGCACCCGCAGGGTCCGGGCGAGCCGTCGGCTGATCTGCATGACTCCTTTCTGTCCAGCCTCGTCGTTGTCGAGAAACAAGTAGACCGCACCACCCATGCGCTCAAGTACCGCGCGCTGGTACGGGGAAAGGAAGGACCCCATCAGCGCTACGGTGTTCTTGAAGCCGGCCTGCCATGACCACATGCACGCCTTGAATCCTTCGCACACGAGAATGGCAGGTGACTTGTCGAACCAGGACTCGGGGTAGACGCGCTCCGCGTTCCAGAGAATGTGACTCTTGTCCGTGGAGATGGGCGTCAGTCCCCAAGCCTTGTATTCCTTCTCCGAGTACACTTTGTACCGCGGGTGATCGTCCATCGTCGCTCTGCCACTGATGCCGACAAGTCGCCCGAGGATGTCCCGGATAGGAAACGTGATACGGTTGTTCTTCGTGTCGTAGCCGACGTCGAAGTGCTTCAGCGTGTCTTCGGAGAAGCCCTCCTCGAGGAGGGACAGCGGGCAATGCTCGAAGAGACCGAGACTGCTCTCCTCGAGAACACCGCTGGTCAGGCCGCTGAAGATGCGCTGAGCCTTGCGAGTCTGCCGCGCTGCACGCTCCTCGATCTGCTCGAGCAACGGCTTGTAGAACGTGTCGATCGTCTTGCCGGGAACGCCGATGTCCCGCAGGAACGTTCGAAGGTTCCCCTTCTCGTGGCAGGCGTGGCACATCCACAAGCCTGTCGTGAGCGAGATTGCGAACGACGGCGTCTTCTCCGGAAGTCCTGTTTCCGCCTTCACGTGGAAGGGGCAGATGGCCATGACGTTGTCAGGGCCGCTTCGTCGTGCGCCGTCCAGGAACTTCGAGACGACGTCGAGGACTTCGGTGTTGATGGTCATACGATGTCTTTGATGTTTTCCTTGACCTCGGAGATGGTGGAGGTCGGAACGTTGTCCTTGTTCATCTTCGTCACGGGCTGCCGCGTGATCGCTTTCTTCTTCTTTTCGTCTTCGCCACCCTCAGCGTCTTTCTCAGCGGCCTTGGAGATTTCCTTCTCCGTCATCTCGCGGTTGAATGAAAAGTCGACGCAGGGGCGCGCGTTGATCTTGACTCCGTGGAGCTTGAACTCGCGGGAGCCACCGATGACCAGTGACACGGTCGGATGCTCATCCGATCGATCGTTGATGCAACGAATAGCCACCGTTGCGTCTTGTCCGATGGCGTCGGAGTACGCGATCTCGTCGAGCTCCGCGTTGTTGTGCTTCGCCGCGTTGCGGTTGGCTTGCATCGTAGCGACGAGCGGGATGCGCGTTCCGAGGACCATGTCGCGTGCTGCTCGAGAGATCGAGGCGACACGCTCGTGGTCTTTACCGGGTTTGCCATCGGCGCTCATCAGGTACAGGCCATCGATGAAGACGATGTCTGGTTGGTACTTGTCGACCTTGCTGCGGACCCACGACATGCTGTCCTGACCCGCAGGAGCGTCACGTCCCGAGATGCAGATGATGTTGTGGCTACCCTGCGTGGCCTTCGATTGCTCTCTGACCATCATGTAGAGATCGTTGAGCTTCTGCTCGTCTTCTGGGCTCAAGCGGCCAAGACGAAGCTCGCTGTATGGCAGGCGAGCGATGAAGGCTCCGACTCGGCGGAAGAGCTGCCAAGCGGGCATCTCCTTCGTGTAGACGAGCACCTTCTTTCCCTGGTCGTATGCGCTCGCAGCCATCGCGGACAACACGAAGGACTTCATGCTCTTCGGTCGACCGTACAGAACGATGTAGTCGTCCTCTTGGATGCCGAGTGTCTGCTCGTTGAACGGTTCCCATGGCCAGAGCAGCGAGGAGTTGCCTACGCCGTCCTTGGCGTTCTTGTAGCGAAGAAGGAGCTCCTCCATCGCGTCATCGAAGTGGGAGTCGTAGTTCTTCAACCCGACGTTCTGTAGTCGTTGCAACTCGCTGACGAGGCTGTTGAGTGCCCCCATCGGGTCGACGTCGATGTCCTCCAGACGGTTGCCGATGTACTCCTTCATTTCGAGTGCGAGACGGTTCTTTCGAACTTCGGTACAAAGCGCCTCCGTCGTCATCGACGGGTCATCACAAAATTCGAAGGTCGGGTACGCCTCCTTGATGAGAAAGGGGCCGGGGATGGCACCCTGCGTGTCGTTCGCACGCCAGTAGCCAAGGATGTTGACGAACAGCCCGCGGCCTTCCGTGGTACGGAAGTCGTTCGGGACGATACCCCAGTCGAGGGCAGCGGCGAGGGCGCCTGTTCGTACGATGCGGCTGAGTAGCTGCATCTCGATGTGAGCCATGGTGCCTCCTTGCAATAGTTGTCCTGCGCGCAGCCCTTATACCGGGTGGCGCGCAGAGTTGCGTCGGTCGTCTCGGGGGTAGAAAAAAGGAGAAGGGCGTACCTTGCGGCCGCCCTTCTTTTTCCGTCGTCAGTGCGTCTGGGGGTAGATCATGACGCGCGCTCCGTGGACTGCTCACGATGCTCGAGGGCATCGAAGAAGTCAACCGACGCGCGCCTCATGCAATCGATTCGGCGTCTTCTCCTTGACTATCCAGGTGTTCCCCGAGTCCGCCAGGCGAAACGACGCGCGAAGAGGTGGCAGGCATCGTGATTCCGCCGGGTTCTTCGATGCCCGCCTCGAGGAAGTGGGCGGCGGCCATGTCTGCCTCCATCGCGTCCTTCAACTCGCGAAGTTTTTGAATGGTCGACGGGGACCAGGTCTGGTGCGTCGTCCATCCGTGCGTTGCGCCCGTTTCCAGATTCACGAAGGCGGCCTTCGCCGTCATCTTCCCCGTTGGCGGGTTGATGAAGTCGGCTTCGAGGCTTGCGATCGCGAGCGCGTTTGGCTTGAGCGTGCCTTTTCTCATCGGGGGGTGCCTGCCGGCGGAGGTGATGCAGCGATGTTCGGAAGAGGCGGCGCGAGATCGTCGAGGCTGCTTCGAGCGATCTCTTTCGCCGTGCGGTAGGCAATCTCTCCCGCTTCGAAGACGGTGGCCTCGTCCTGGTTGCACGTCAGGCGGACTGCGACGTGTACCTTCGCTTCACCGAAGCCCAGTGTCGTGCCAACGAGAACTTCGACCTGCGCCTTCTCGTCGCCGAGGAGGTCACGTACGCGGTCGTTCTTGATGGCTCCTCCTTCTCGTTTGATCTCGTTGCCGTCGAGGTCGGTGATCGATTTGCTGTAGTTCATCATGGCAGCTTGTACGTCTCCGGCTTCTTGTAGCTACGCTTCACGCCGACGCAGGTCTCTTTGACTTCCTGCGGAACGTGCCCTGCCTCGAGGTGGGAGATGAACCGCGTGCGATCGAGCTTGTACGTGGTCACCTTCTCGGTGTAGCCACCGACTTCTGCGAAGCCGTCCGGTCCGAGCTCGTCGAAGAGTTTCTCGACGTCGATGTCGACAGTCTCCGAGAGCTTGTTGAACGGTCCGCAGGAGACGCCGCTGGCACGAACGACTTTCTCGGCGGCTTGCAAGTACGTGTTGCGCTCTTCGACCAGCTCCGCGAGCTTCTTGTAGAAGTCCGGGTTGCTGTCGATGAGCTCCTGAATTTTCTTCTCGGTTTCGAGGAGCTGCTCGACCTCCGGGATCTCTTTGATGTCGACGACGGTCTTCGGAGTTCGCGCGTTACCCTTGGCCATATTGATCCTCGTCCTCCTCCCGCTCGCGCAGGTTGTCGATCGTTTCCTCGATCTGCTCGTCCGTTGCGTTGCTGTTCGTCGTTACGGTGACACCGAACACCTCGACCATGTACTGCTCGTAGATGCGCACCGCTTTTCGGATGTCGGAAGCGAACTGGCGTAGCGCGCTGTTGTTGCGCTTGTCCGACAGCGATCGTAGGACGTACGCAGGGTGCAGCGTTGGAAGAAGAAGGTAGCGGACCTCGTTCGGTTCCGTCGGGGCAACAGTCTTGCCCCCGATCTTTCGAATCCAGGCACCCTTCTTCTCTGTGAGCGACGCACGATGCGACGCTCCTGGAATGGTGATGTGTCGCTCCTTGCCCCTCTCCTGGGTGATCGCGACTGCCTTGCCGGTCAGTGCTTCAGCGGCTTTTGCTCCAAGACTGACGATCAGCACGGGGTCGACGAGATAGATCTCTTCGAGCAGCCGCGGCAAGCAAGCAGACACGGCTACGGCAGACGGCGGCTCGTCTCGGTATAGCGGCATCGGGGGGCGTTTGCCGAACGACTTGCCGAACATCGGAGAGCCGTCTGCCGTCGTCATCGGCGTGCAAGAACGGCACGCTACGACGTTGGTCACGTAGAACTTGTCGAACCGGAATTGGCTGAGGACAGTGCGGAAGATTCCTCCCGACTCTCCAACGAACGGCCGGCCCTGGCGTTCTTCGTTCTTTCCAGGGCCTTCGCCAACGAAGAGGATGGCACGAGGCTCACCCTCTCCGAAGACCATCTCGCCGTTCACCGCCATCCGGTGCGTGCCAAGTTCACAGCGCGTGCAGTTCGACCACTCCTGGTTCAGCACGTGCAGCGACTTGCGGGCGTCCATCACGGTTTCGGACCCTGCCCTCGCATCATCTGCGCGAGCTGCGCCATCGACATGCCCGGCGGCATCTGCGGCATCATCAGAGGCGACCCTGCCGTTTCTTTCGAAGGACCTCCTGCTTGCCGTGCGTGCTCGATGGTCCGTGCCGCTTCTTCGATGTAGCTTTGGTGGACCTTCTTGTCGGATTCGTCCATGTCCTCGACGAAGTAGATCGAGGCGACATCTTTCAGGTAGAGCGGTGGGCTGCCGAGCGTCGTTCCGAGCGGCGTCACGAAGCTCCTCTTCACGATGCCGCCTTCGGGCGACGGCCCGAGGGACACGGCGTACTCGTGAGCGGGCAGCGCCTTCAGGACGAGCCGGCCTTTCATGAACTGCTTCATCACCGTCTCTTTCAGAGACGTGCTCACGATCGGCTGCCCTTCCTCGTCGAACACGGAGATGATGTTCATCAGGTAGAGATCGCCGCTAGCGGCGCGTACGACTGCCCAGAGTGCGTTGTCTTCGTTCATCGTTTTCTTCCTTTGGGGTAGTTCAGTAGCTCGTACTCGTACGGACCGCCGTCGTCGATAGGCCACTGTCGAAGGTGCTTCCGCATCTTCTGGCACATGCCGATCATCGGCCCGATGTTGTCTTCTAGCACCACGACGACCGGTGCTTTCTTTCCTTCCTTGTGACGGAGAACTCGGCCCATCACCTGCTGAAGCATGTTCTTCGAGCTCATCGGCTCGAGAATGATCACGGTGTCGAGCGCGGGGTTGTCGAGGCCCTCCTTGCCGTACTTCATGATGGCGAAGGTGACCCTCTTCTCCTTGAGCATCTTCATCCGATGCTTCGGATCGACACGGTGAATCATCAGTCCTGCGTCACTGTCCTTACGCAGGGTTCGAGCGATGTACTCACGTTGCTTTTTCCGTCGAAGGGCTTCGACTTTCTCGAACACCTCATGCGCTTTGATGGTGCTCTTGTAGATCGCGATCTCCTTCTCGAGCCCTTCGAAGACGTCCTTGTCGAGTGACGCGTCTTGCAACGCCGTCTCGAGATTGCTGATGGCCGTCAGCATCTTCGCAAGAGCGACATCGTCGAGGCGTTGCGGTTGCACGGTCTCTCCGACCTCGCTCGGATCGACACTGATGTCGGTGTAGAGCTCCGTGTTGCCATTCCAGAGCGCGAGTAGATTCACGAGCTCGTCGATGGAGTTCGAGAGCACGAGGATCTTTCGGTCTTGCGCGAGGGCGTTGCGGATCTCGTTCTGGATGAAGTCGAGGCGCGGGCGCCACTGTCCGAAGTAGACGGCGAGCTTGGACAGGTGCAGCTCACCGTTGTCCGTGCAAGTCGCGTCGACCACCGCAGGGTCTTGCATGTTCAACTCGAGTCCTGTGTACGTGAAGTAGATGCGTGGACGCATCTCCTGAACGAGGTCTCGGTAGAGAACCTTGCCGAAGTGGAACTCGTGGATGACGTGCAGGCCATCTTCTCGTTCGGGTGTCGCGGTGAGACCGTACCGGCGCCCGTAGAACAAGTCTGCGCTTCGAGAGAACGTCGGTGCGTTGACGTGATGCGCCTCGTCCCAGCCGATGATGCCGAACCACCGACGAACTTCTTCTGGCATGTCGGCTGCGCGTCTTGCGAGGGTTTGGTATGTCGAGAGCACGACCCACTTCTTCCAGTCGAACGTCTGCTCTTGAATGAGGCCGACGCCGCCAGGAACATCCAAGAAGGTGGAGATCGCCTCCGACCACTGCTCGAGAAGCTGCGTGTTATCGACCACGATCAGTCCTGGCATGCCCGAACGAGCAATGACCTCCAGGAAGACGACTGTCTTGCCCTTACCGCAGGCAAGTTGGAGAATGCCACCGCGCGCGCTCATCAACGCATCGACCGACTTGCGTTGAACGTCGCTGCCAGTGGGAATGAGGGAGCCGTCGTTCTGCCTTTTGTGGTCCAGCGTGATGCGACTCCGAACAGGAGAGCGCGAGTAGCGCTGCGGTCGGCAATCGACGATCTCGAACGGAAGTTGGTCGCGCGGCCAGAACTCACGCGGCACGACCAGATGATCTGCCGTCTCTCGGTAGAGGGGGAGATCCGTGGGGATACGGTCCTTCCCCTCCAAGTACGAGAACGTGAGGGCGCGCTTCACGCCCTCAACGTTGAAGTGGACTTTGGGTACCCAGAGATTCGTATCCAGGTACCCTCGATCGGAGAGCTTGTTCATTCTTCCTTCTTGCTGAACGCGTTGTGATCGAGCCAGGCTGCGAACGCATGCCCGAGAGCCTTGCCGCCTGCACGAAGCATCTCGCGTCCAAGTGGAGCGAGGAAGTGCTCACCAGACCGCCTCTCTTCCGGAACGGTCAGGTACGCAGGGATTCCGTAGTTGGTCGGCATCATCTGCACCGGCTGGCTGACCACGATTGGGTACGGATAGTGCGGGTTCGGGTACGCCGGCGGAGGCGCTGCTTGGGGAGTCATCTGCATCGGAGGCGGCTGCTGGAATCGTGGAGCATACGGCGCCGCCGGCTGCTGCGGACGGATCAGGCTCGAGGGGGCCACCAGCGCGCGCTGTTGCGCCTCGGTTTTCGCCAGAGCTGTTCGGATCTTGCAGGAGTCGAAGTAATCGCAGCGCGGGCGAACTTTGGCGCCGTTGGGTGCCACGAAGGTCGCGTCGTAGCCGCCGGCGCACTCGACCGCGCTTTGGTCCCAGATCTTGCCGTAGCACTCGGGCTGCTGAGTGGTCTGCACCGTCGTTTGGTTCATTCTTGTCCTCCTGGGTCTATGCCCGGTTGTTCGTTTCCCTTATTCCGCTGCGGCGGCTAACCTTTGCGGTATTCTTGCGGTACCGGCCGTTGGCCGATTACGCTCAGACAGGGAGCGCCATGGAAAAGCTCAGCGGACTTCTGCTCGACGTGTACGACGACCCCACCGGGCATCTCTTTCGAGAGATCTTCCCGAGCCGACTCGAGGTGCCGGAGCTCGTCAAGAGCGCGCACTTGCTCAGCGAGGAAGAGCGTCGCTCGCTCCCGGACGATGTCTTCGCGCTCGTTCTCCGCGATGGTGACGTGACGCTTCGCAAGTTCGCGTGCGTCGATCCAGGCAACGTCGCGCTCTCAATGCTCTACTTTTCCAAGACCGCCGCCAAGCTGCCGAAGGAAGCGCAGAAAGCTGCTGCGCGCAACCTGCTCACCGCCGAAAGCTGGTACAAGGCAGCAGGCATCGGAGGTTCCTTGCTTGGAGCCGCCGGCAAAGGAGTCGGTGGTCTTTTGGGAAAGGGGCTGGGGTGGGCTGCCAAGAATCCGATGAGCGCGCTGAGTGGCGCGATGACGGCGTACGGCGTCGGTCAGACCGCGAAGGAGATCGGCGGCAAACTTCGCAACATCAGCGGCCAGATGGCGCCCACGATTCAAGGATGAGCACCATGAAACAAGCAGAGCTCGCGAACACGCATACGATGCCGGCGGAGAGTACGGACACCTCGACGACGACCAAGGCGGTCGTTGCGAAGAAGACAGCGGCGATCGGACACCTGGTCAAGGGCAAGAACGGTCACCGCGGAGAGGAAGGCATCCTGCCGGAGACGAACACGGAGATCAAGGGGAAGCATCCAGGCAAGCTGCCGCAGATGCGCCTTCTTCAGCCGCACGTCGACGTTGCTGGTTTCGAGCCCCCGAAGAAGGTGCAGGAGAAGAAGGCCAGCACGTACGCGCTGGGTGCGCGCTACCCCTTGGACAGCTACGCGCAGGTCAAAGCCGCCGCGGCGTACTTCGACGAGTTCGGCAAGCGCATGGCGCCTCCCGATCGACACGAGTACTGCTGCAACCTCGTCAAGCGCGCGTCGGAGCTCGGCATCCCGGTGTCCGACGAGGTCCGCAAGTACGGTTCGGAGAAGTACGCTCCCGTCGAGGAGATCAAGGTCGCCCTCGACGCGCGTCGTTCTCTTCTCGAACCGGGCAAGTTCACGGCGGCTCTCGACAAGCTGGCGGCCGTTCGTGAGCAGCTCGAGCCGGAGATGTTCTGCCTCACGCTCAGCGAGTTCGACAAGACGGCGGGCCTCGAGTTCTGCTACGACCGCGATGTGCCCGATCCGTACTACTCGACCTACGGCTTCGAGAAGACCGCGACCTTCAGTGAGGTCATCGGCAACATCCACGTCACCGAGGCCGACCTCGAGTACCTCGCGATGAAGCGGTTGCCCTTGGTCAAGGGGACCTTCAGCGACGACATGGCCGAAGAGTTCCGCAAGGACCCCGTCGGCATCTTCAAGTCTCTGCCGCTCGCGCAGCGCCGTATTCTGGCGAACATGGCGCGCGAACAGCACTCGGGTGCGCCTGGAAGTGGTTGATGCCGTCGCTCCCCAGCTACGATGCGGAGCTTCTGAAGGTACTCCAGTCCGTCAGCCGGGCTGACGTGGAGCGCGGGCCTGCTGCGTCTTTCGACGAGTCGACTCCCGAGCTCGAAACGACGGGTGCGCCCGAAGCTACTTCGTCTCCCCCGGTTTCAGCAGTGGTTACGCGCGTGACTGCGCGTACGCTGCTGGCGCACCCCGAGACGCATCCGGTGATCGTGGATCTGGCGCTGCTTCAGAAGTACGGTCCGGAGTGGCTCGAGTGGGAACCGGAAACGGTGCAGCTTCGTGCGGGACAGGACTTCGGGACGATCAGCGACCTGAACTTCTCGAAGGCGATGGCGATGAAGACGCTTCATCTCGTCGACTCTTTCTGGGAGCAGTGGGAAGTCTTCAACTGGTGCGTGCACCCGTTCAACTCTCTCTTCCCGGACTTCGAGGTCATGCAGGCGCCGACGGTTGCTCAAGCGATGGCCGCGGTCGACGTCGCCAACCGTGTCCGTGAAGACGTCTCTTGGTCAGAAGAGGTGCGGTTGTTCCTCGGCGTTGTGCATCGCCACGAGGGCATGTTCGTTCCGCAGCCTCCCGTCGACAGGCTTGCGATCATCGATACGACCAACGTCGACATCGACCTCGATGCAGTGAAGAAGGCGTGGCCGAGTGTTCGTGTCAGCGGTAAAGCCCCCAGTGCGCAGACTTCAGAGGCGGAGCAGCTTCGGAGGATGTTGACTGCGCATGACTTCTTGACCGAAAGTAGGAACAGGCTGAAGGCCCAGCTCTGCCTGGTGCAGACCGCATGACGCGCATGAACGAATCGATGATGCAGTCGTTCGCCGACGAGCTGAAGAAGCTCGCGAGGGTGAACCCGCGTGTTGGTTCGGCCGCGACGCTCGGTGTTCTGGGGGCGCTCACGGGCGGTGGTGTCAACTACCTGCGGCACCTGACGGGCGGAAATCCAGAAGAGTCTGGTACCGGTGCGGCGGCACGGGGCGCTCTCGCAGGTGGTCTCGGCGGCTTGGGAATCGGTGCCGCTCTTCCGTTGCGCGCGCGCCAGGCGGTGTCCCGCTTTGGTCTTCGCGAGCTGCACGGATTGACGGGGCACATGCCCGAGGGGGAGACGCTGCGAACCATGCACGCGGGCGCGTACCCATCCGAGGTGGCAGCGGTCAAGGCACGCCGGGCCGTTCTCAAAGCGCAGCGAAGTGGTGCTCCCGAAGCGGTCGAGCAAGCGTCCAAAGAGTGGGGGCGCGCGCAGGATGCGCTCAAGGCGACACGAAGCGCCGAAGAGTGGGGGCTTACGAATCTGCCAGGCGTCGTGAAGTCGATGAAGGCGCACGGTATCCTGCCGACCGTCTATCGTGGAGCGCACGCGCAGATCGCAGGAGCAAGTCCCGCGAGCAAGGCGCTGATGCTTGGTCTCCCCGCCCTTGGCGTCGCGCAGGCAGCACTCTCACCGGCTCCTGACGGAGGCAAGGGAGAGCAGCTCGGGTACACCACGGGCACCCTCGTTGGAGGTCTCGCGAGTGGCTTGATGCCCTTTGGTGCAGGGCAGGTTCTCCAAGAAGCGACGGGTCATCTTGGCCGCGCGGCGGGCAAGGGCGTCGATATCGCCGCGGGCAAGCTCTTTCACAAGAACGCACCACCGAACTTCCGCTCGTACGGACCGCACCCCGTGGAGGCTAGCGACCTCACCAAGGGACCCGGTCAGTCGACCCCCAGTGAAACGATCATGACGGCCCGTGCTTCGGGCTATCCGCCGGAGACGCAAGTATGACGATGGCAGGCGGCATGGGTGTCGGCGGTCCGGCGAACGCCTTCCGCTTCTCGCAGACGCGCGGCCGCATTCAGGGCAGCCCTGTCCAGGGAGTCAACTACCCCTCGCCGTTCTTCGACGTCGCGCACACCTACTTGCCCGTCACGGTCAAGCAGATGTTCCGTTGGTGCCGGTACTACTTCTTGACGAACCCGTTGATCAACGCGGTCGTCTTCAAGATGAGTGAGTACCCCGTCACAGACCTCATCATCGATCACGACGACGCGCGCACCAAAGATCGCTGGATGGACTTCTTCCAAGACCATCTTCAGTACCGCGCCTTTCAGGTGGAGGTCGGACTCGACTACTTCGCCTACGGCAACGCGTTCATCAGCATCGGCTACAACTTCCACAAGTACCTGCGCTGCGCGACGTGCGGTTGGCGCGAGGTTGCGAACCGTTGCCGCAACCACTGGGTCTTCACGAACTACTCGTTCCGGCTCGCGTGCCCTGGTTGCCACACGACGGGTGATGCGATCGTCACGGACTTGTACTTGAAGAACCCGAGCGGCGTGAAGCTCATTCGCTGGAACCCGGAGGACATGGAGATCCTCTACAACGACCTCACCGGCGACTACACGTACTTCTACACGATCCCCGCGGTCATCCGGAACGACATCATCATCGGTCGCAAGGAAGTGGTCGAGACCATCCCGCAGATCTTCATCCAGGCGCTGAAGGAGCAGAAGGGACTCGTCCTCGCGAAGGACAAGGTCTTCCATCTTCGTCGTCCGTCGCTCGCTACGCAGGATCGAGGATGGGGCATCCCTCTTCTTCTGCCTGTCCTGAAGGACACGTACTACCTTCAGCTCATGAAGAAGGCGCAGGAGGCAATCCTGCTCGAGCACATCGTGCCGCTGCGCATCCTCTTTCCGCAGCCTGCCGCCGGTACCGCCGATCCCTTCACGAGCATCAACCTTGTCGACTGGCGCGATCATGTCGCGACCGAGATCGGTCGTTGGCGATACGACAACAACTACATCCCCATCCTGCCTTTGCCGGTGGGCAACCAGACCATCGGTGGTGACGGCAAGGCGCTCATGCTGACGCCCGAGATCCAGCAGTGGAGCGAGCAGATCGTCGTTGGCATGGGAGTGCCCCGCGAGTTCGTGTTCGGTGGCTTGTCCTACGCGGGGACGAACGTGTCGATGCGCATGCTCGAAAATGCCTTCATCGGCTACGTGTTGCGCCACAAGCATCTGTTCCGATTCGTCATGCAGGAGGTTTCCAACTTCCTCGATTGGCCGATGGCGAAGGGGCGCTTCAAGCCCTTCAAGATGGCCGACGACATCCAGCGCAAGTCGCTGATGCTCCAGTTCAACCAGCTCAACAAGATCAGCGACTCGACGCTGCTCGCGGACTCCGACCTCTCGCAAGAGGAGGAGAACAAGCTGATGCTGAAGGAGACGAAGACGCGTCTCGAAGCAACCAAGACGCAGCAGCTCGCGATGGCTGAGATCCAGGGCGAGTCGTCTCTCGTCATGGCCAAGTACCAAGCCAAGGCGCAGCAGGTGCAGCAGCAGGCGATGCAGCAGGGACCCGCGCCAGGAGAGCCCGGAGCTCAGGACCAGTTGGGGGCAGGAACGCCTGGTGGTCAGCAGGCCGCCGCGGCGGGCGCGCCGGCAGACCTCACCGATCCCCAAGCCTCTCCGCTGCCGCCCGGAAGCGCACTCTTGGAAGCACCGACGCCGGATCAAGAGTTCCACAGCGCGATCTCTAGCCGTCTCGGACGCCAGCAGAACATGCAACAGAGCGGGCAGCAGAACGTCGACTTGCCTAGCATGGCGATGTCGTACGCCCAGCAGATCTCGCACCTCGACCCTGCGATGCAGCAGATGGCCCTTCAGAATCTCCAGACCACGAGCCCCGATCTCGCCGCGCTCACGGGGCAGTATCTGAAGCAGCTCCAGAAGGACAAGGAGCAGATCATGGCCGGCTCGCAGGGGGGCGTCGACATGCGACCGCTTCCTGAGCAGCGATCGCCGCGTAGAATGACGACGCTCGTCTGAGGGCTAAAAAAGCAGGGCCAGAAGGCCCTGCTTTCAACCAACGAGTCGCCACACTCCGTCGCTGCCGAGACGGATGTTTCCTTCTCCGGTTGCGATCTTGTACCCCCTGGATTGGTACGCGTACCGCACGCGAAGATCGAACGGCGATCGTTCTTTCACGAGCTGCGTCACGAAGTACTTTCCTTCGATGAGCCCTCCGCACCGCAGGTAGATTCGAGCCCAGGATGCTTCGTCGAGGCTGACAGCGACGACCTGCCTCCACTTCGCTCGTCGCGCATCGAGCTTGGCAGCGATCTTGACCTCGTTTGGATAGGCTCCTCTTTTCGTGCAGGTTACAACGATCTCTCCTCTTGTGAGGAAGGGAACTGAGTAGATCTTGACGTCGTGCCCGACGTTTGGCGTCGAACGAAGCTGCCAGCGTTCGAGTACCTCCCGTGCCTTTGCAAGTACGAACGGCGAAGGGCGTAGGAAGCGTCGACCCTCGAGTGGGTCGAACACTGTCGTTCTTCGTACGTACCTCGTATTCCTAACCTCTCGAGGTTCGTTTCCTTCAAGAAGGTGCGGAATGTCGATGCGGTCCTTCAACGCGGCGAAGTAGCTACCACCGCAGAGAAGAGCGCCTACGATCTCCAAGCAAGATGACTGTTCTATCTTCGACTGTTCCATCATGTCGACTTCGGCCGCCAGTGTCTTCAGTCGAACGCCTGGATGATCGAGAAGCGTGACGCGATGCCCTCGAAAACGAACGGTGTGCTCTTCTCCGTTGCAGCGCACTTTGAAGAGCACCTCGTTGTTTTTCACTTCGGAACGCGAACGACGTGACCCCATGTCGCTGGCTCCTTTACTTGTTCTCCGACCAAGCACCAGATGACTTCCATCCCGGCCGGTGCTCGATCGGGTGCGGGACCGTACCCGTCGGTCAGGTAGATGAGAATGGAAGGCTTTGGATGAAGGCGTTGAGCTCGTTCGATGGCGGGACGAAAGTCCGTTCCACCACGCCCAACGATCTCCACTTCGACGAGCTCTGAGGCGCGTACGCGACGGATGCGTTCGTCGTACATCGCGTCGGCTTGAATGAACCAGGCGTCCTCTGCGCCTGACTGCATGATGATGCCGCGCGCTTCTCGGAGGCACGGCTTGATGTGTCGGTCGATATCCATCGAACCGCTCGTGTCGAGCACGATCGCGAACTCGATCTCCTCCCCAACCAGACCAGGACGGAAGGGTCCGGGAGGCATTCCATACGAGCGACGAGAAGGGCGCGCCATCGAGTAGTCGCTGTCGCCGTACGACAACTTGCTGACGCATGCGCGGATGGTGTTCTGGAAGAAGGTCTGCCACCGGATCGTGGACGGCGCGAGAATCGCTTTTGCCCACTGAGACCAGCCACCGCGAATCGTTCCATGCGTCTTCTCGTGACGGATGATGTCGTCGGCAACCTGCTGTTTGATCTGCTCGACTTCGGATTCCTCTCGTCCGTACAGCTCGTCGAGTTCCTTCTCGAGCTCGTCGTTGCTCGCGTTACCGGCAACGCCGCCGCATTGCCCTGCGCATGCGCTCACTTCCTCGTTCGCCGCACTCGGCGGCACCAGTGCGTAGTACTCCTCGGCAGTCAGGTCCACGGGAAGGCCGTACTTCTCGGGGAGCAATCCGTCAGGAGAGAAGTCCCACGCGGGGTCGTGCCTTCCTGTCGTGTTGATGGCGAGGTCCTCGCAGATGTTCGCGATGCGCTGGTTGACCCCGATCAATCGTGTGAAGGAGTGCCGCAACACGTGCTGTACTTCATGCCAGAGACGCGTACCGATTCTCTTCTCCGACTCCAGCTTCCGCAGGTAGTCGGGGTTGTAGTAGAGGATCATGCCTGGCGTGACGCCGAGCGTGGGAACGCGACGCTCGGCGTGTGGAATCAGGCTGAGCACGGCCCTACCGAAGTAGGGCGCGTGCGCCTGCACGTACACTCGACCGAGCATGAGCAGCTCGTCTTCTACGCTCATACGGCCTCCTTGTTCTTGTTGTAGTCGTAGATCTTCTTCGCGTTCTTCATCAGACGATCTCCGAATCGTCCGATCACCGGCTCGGATGCTTTCGCCAGTTTCTCTCCACCGAGAGAGCTCAGGTTCTTGTTCACGAGCTCGACCGCCGCGGGGTAGACGAGATCGGCGAAGCCAGCCTCGCAGCCACGTTGGAGAATCGGCCATGCTTTCAGCACCGCGTCGACCTGCGCCTGCTTGTGCGGAAGTCCAGTGATGTACGCAGCGAGAGAGATGTACACGACGTAGTTGCGATCGAGGCGTTTGTCCGGCTCGAAGCCTTCGCTCAAGACCTGCTTCGGAGAAGGCAGCTTCAAGTCGCGGCGGTAGGCGAGGAACTCGTCACGTGCACCAGCGCCGATGCACGCTTTGAGCATGACGGACTCGAGCTGCCCGCCGATGTTCAGGATGCGGCACGTCGTTGCTGCGCGGACGGCCCATTCCATCGTGCGCGCGGTCGGGAACGCTTTGCTTCGCTCTGTAGAGCCCGCATCGGGAATGTCCTCGAGGGCCTTCGGGAACCTTTCTGCGTAGCCCACGAAGACAGGTGCAACCTCGAGCCACGCCCTCGCCCAGTTCTCTTTGATCTTCGTCTCGATGTCGTAGAGAGGCGTGACGTCTTCCTCCTCGTTCTTGACGCCGAGCACGTAGTTTCCCCATTCGCGAGCCGTCGGCTTGTCCATCTCGTAATGGATGAACCGATTGGCGAGAGGAGCTTCGAGCGGGTGGCCGCCGGCGCTGGTCTCGACAGGGTTGGCGGCTGCGATGATACGAACCTTGCCAGGAATCTCGACGTCGCCAGACCGTCGGTCCAGTACGACGCCAAGAAGTGTGGACTGAACGGCGCTGCGGGCGGTGTTGATCTCGTCGAGGAACAAGATGCCCTCGCCGATCTCCACGAGCTCACGCACCGCCATCAGGATGCGGACGTGGTTCACGCCCCCTTTGCCATCCTGCAGTGCGAGTCCCGCGAAGTCCTGGGGACGACGTCCTGCCGGCAGGACGACGCCCGCGTACGTTTGCAGAAGCGCCGCAAGCTTCTTGATGCGGGAGGACTTGCCGATGCCCGGATTCCCCCAGATGAGCAACGGCAACCCCCACATGCAGTTCGGATCGTTCGGGTCTCCGAGGGGAACGGAGATGGCAACTCGGATCACATCTTCGACGGTGTGCATTACTTGTCCTCGTTCTTCGTGTAGACGGTGACGACGTTGCCGGCGGAGTCCACGATGGCCCACCCGTCAACGCCCATGAAGGAGATCGGAACCTTGTTCTTGCCGTCGTAGTTGACGAGCACCGTTCCGTCTTTGAACGCCGCTGCAATCTGCTGGTTGATGTGGTTGCGCACCTCTTGCTTGTAGAGGTGACGGCTGTCGAGCCAGCGCTCCATGAAGCGCTCGACGACATGGTCCGTCACCCCGTACGGGTTCCGCGCCATCCGAGTGGCGAGGAACTTGCCCTGCCCACTCACGTGGGCCTCCAATGGCAGCGGCACATGCAGCGGCCGTGTCGCCAGCACTTCGTTGCCGTGCATTCCTTGCATTCCCTTCCCTGCGCAAGGGTGTTCTCGAGATCGGAGTCTTCGATTCCTGCTGCTGAAAGGAAACGCCGAGCGCACGTCAGGCAGGCAACCCATAGGTCCCCTTCTGCGGCGAGAAACGTCGTGGTGGGGGAGCAGACGCCTTTCAGCGTCGGCGTTCTCGGAGAGAAGGCGACTTCTCCGATGTCGACGGCGATGCACCGTTCGCCCATTCGAATGCTGTCTCCGCAGTAGTCGCACTCGAGAACGCTGTGCGTCTCGACGTTCGGCGGCTCGTCTTCGAGTTGCTCTCGAATCGTTTCTTCCAGTTCTTCGTAGCAACTGAAGTCGAAGAAGACCGGTTCGACGAGAGGTTCGTCGTTGTCGTCTCGGAGGATCAAGTACTTCACCTCGCCGTCCTCTTTCGACAGCCAAGGCTCGACGAGTTGGAACAGCGCGACGTCCTCCCCGGTGACGATGCGCTCCATGCAGTGAAGGCAGACGAGCTCGGTTGGGTGCCCTTCTTCTTCCTCCTCTTCGTCTTCTTCTTCAAAAGGTCCGTGCGTTAGATTCTCCGCCATTCGACTGCAATCCTTTCTACGCGTCGCCAGCGCAACTCCGCGGTCTCGACGCGGAAGTCTGGAACGCCGTTCTCGAACCACTGCTCTCCTGCGAACAACAGGAGCTCTTCGCAATCGACTCCGGGGCTGAGGTGGATTCGCCTCGTGAGCTCGACTCCTTCAGGCAAGAGCACCGCTCCCGTTACTTCTTCCTGCACAAGCCGCATTTCTTGCTCACGCGCGTACAGGTCGTCGGTCAGGTCATCGTCATCCATCACGAATCCGAACCAACGTTCCTTGTCGAGCGGGTCGACGTAGTCCTGCCCGAGCCATCGGCAGTACGTCCCCGGTTGACCGACTCCAAGGAGGACCTCGAGGTCACGCTGGTTGATGAACGACGCGAAGCCCTTCTGATCGGTGGCGTGCGCGCGGATGCCACCGACGAGCCTTCCGCGCACCGGCAGGTAGACGCCGTCCAGCGTCCACTGCCGGTCGGCCCGTAGCGGGTCTGTCACCTTGACGCCGACAAGGCCGAAGGTTTCCTCCAGCATCCGCCCGCCGCACGTAGTGAAGCGGCTTCTTTCCTGTTCAGGGTGTACGATCATGGCGCAGCCTCTCCAGCATCCAGGCCCGCAGGCCGTGAAGGAATCCGAACAAGAGCGCCCAGCCAAAAAGATGCAGCATCAGTCCTCCTCTTGGTCTTCCTCGTCGCACTCGTCGTCCACGTCTTCATCGTTCCAAAACAGCCGGTCGATGATCTCTTCGAACCTCTTGCCGGCGTTGTCGCCGGGCTCGATCGGGCAGTTCGTCATCAAATTCTCCAACGCTGCGTTTTTGCGGCGAACGCGATGTTTTTCGCCATAGTTCTTGTTCCTGCGTCTGCACTCGTCTTGCTCGACGTTCTGCGCGTGGGGTAACTTGCTCAAGAGCACCCGCAATGGCCTACCTGAACCCCGACGAAGCATTCGAAGACCTGCGCTCCCACGTCGTCGACACCGTGAAGACGCACTTCCCGATCCGAGGGCGCACGCTGTCGCTTCACCTCGACAACATCGACGTGGAAGACAACCTTCGCTCGAATGACATTCGCTCGCAGCACCAAGCGAAGATCGACGGCAAGACGTGGGCGGTGCCGGTCTACGCCACGATGTCGCTGCGCGACAACGACACGAACAAGGTCATCGACCAGAAACGCGTTCGTCTGATGGAGCTCCCTCGGCCGACCGAGCGCTACAGCTACATCGTCGATGGGCAGGAGTACCAGGTCGACAACCAGTGGCAGCTCAAGCCGGGTGTCTACGTTCGTCGGCAAGACAACGGGGAACTGAACGCGAAGTTCAACGTCGTTAGTCGAAGCAGCTTTGACATCATCTTCGATCCCGCTTCGAAGCAGTTCACCGTCAAGTACAAGAAGGCCAAGCTTCCAATCTACCCGCTCCTCAAGACGATCGGGGTGAGTGACGACGACCTCGAGAAGTCGTGGGGTAAGGAGATCTTCAGCGCGAATAAGAACGCTAAGCGTACGGCAGGAACACTCGAGCAGTTCTACAAGACGACTACGGGCAAACCGGCGACGTCTCGGAAGGAAGTCGAGGAGTTACTGTTCCACACGATGCAGGAGTCCAGGCTTCTACCCGAGGTCACGGAACGCACACTCGGTCAGCGATTCGACCACGTGACGGGGGACGCTCTTCATCTTGCAACTAAGAAGCTCCTCAAGGTGCAGGCGGGCGCTCCAGAGGATGATCGCGACTCTTTGACCTTCAAGAATTTGAGGACGGTTGGCGACTATGCGCAGGACGCTCTTCGTCGCGTCGCGCGCCCGATTACTCAGAAGGTGCAGCGGCAGCTCAACAGCCAACGCGTCAGCGGCATTCGCGACGTCGTCAAATTCGACGTCTTCAACGAGCCCATTCGACAGTTCTTTACGGGAGCCGCAGTCTCTCGAGCAGCCAGTCAGATCAACCCTCTCGAGATGGCGTCTTCAGCGATGCAGACCACGATCATGGGTCCTGGCGGCATCAAAACGGAGCGCAGTGTCAACAACGAAGCGAAGATGATCAATCCTTCGCACATCGGGTTCCTCGATCCCATCAACACTCCGGAAGGAGAGAAGACAGGGGTAACGCTGCGCCTGCCTCTTGGCGTGAAGAAGATCGGCAACGAAGCGAGAATCCCGCTCTACAACATGAAGACTGGGCGTATCGAGGACATCGGCCCAGACACTTTTGCTGTGAGTCGTGTCGCGCTGCCGGACCAGGTCGAGTGGAAAGATGGAAAGCCCCACGCCACCTCCGGCCGCGTAAAGATGGTGGGCAAGGGCAACAAGATCGAGGAAGGCAAGCTTCAAGAAGCGGACTACGTTCTGCGGCACTCGAGCCAGCTCTTCAACCTGACGTCGAACCTCATTCCCTTCTTGGGGAACAACTCGGGCGGCCGCGCGGGAATGGCGAGCCGCCACATGGAGCAAGCGATCTCCCTCGTCAACCGCGAGGCTCCGTTGGTGCAGGTATCGTCGGGTGTCGCAGCAGAAGGCATCGACACCTTCGAGCGCGTTCTTGGGCATCAGACGTCGCAACGTTCTCCTGTCGATGGGACGGTCAAGAAGCTGCTCAAGGATGGCGTGATCGTCACGGACAAGAACGGTGTGGATCACGAGGTGCAGACGTACCACTACTACCCGCTCAACGACGCGAAGAGCGTCCTTCACTCGACGCCGACAGTCAGCGTCGGTCAGCACGTGAAGACAGGGCAAGTTCTCGCGGACACCAACTTCTCCAAGGGCGGAGCGCTTGCGCTCGGTACGAACCTGCGCGTCTCGTACGTGCCATTCAAGGGGTACAACTTCGAGGACGGCGTGGTCATCAGCCAGGCCGCGGCGGACAAGTTGTCCAGCTTGCACCTGCACAAGCACAGTCTCGACAAGATCGACAACGTCGTCTTCGATCCCAAGCAGTTCAACCAGCAGCACCCTGGCGTCTTCAACTCGAAGCAGTTCGACAAGCTCGACGACAAGGGCGTCGTTCGCGTCGGACAGAAGGTTCATCCTGGCGATCCACTGATTGTGGCGATGCGCCCCTTCGAGGTGAAAGATCGAACCGGACTCGCTGCCATGCGCAAGCACGTACTAGGACACCACACGGACAGCTCCGTTCGTTGGGATTCCGAGTTCGAAGGCGAGGTCGTCGGTGTTCACCGCGGCCCGGACAAGATCACGGTCCACGTGCGAACCACGGAGCCGATGCAGGTCGGCGACAAGTTGGCGGGGCGATACGGCAACAAGGGCATCGTCACGATGATCTTGCCGAACCACGAGATGCCGCACGACAAGAGCGGCAAGCCCGTCGACGTGCTGCTGAACCCGTCGGGCGTTCCCGGTCGTATGAACATCGGGCAGATGCTCGAGACTGCTGCGGCGAAGATCGCCGAAAAGACCGGCAAGCCCTACGTGGTCAAGAACTTCGATGCGAAGACGCCCGACTACCTCGAGAAGGTGAAAAGCGATCTGAAGCAGCATGGCATCAGTGATACCGAGGAGCTCTTCGACCCGATCACGAAGAAGTCTCTCGGCAAGGCCCTCACCGGTCCGCAGTACATGCTGAAGCTCGTGCATCAAGTCGAGAAGAAGCTCTCGGTCCGCTCCGGCATGAACTTGCCGGGCATGCCTGGCTCCGAGGGCTACGACATGAATCTTCAGCCCTCGAGTGGCGGTCACGCAGGTGGGCAGAGTCTTGGTGCACTCGGCTTGTACGCGATGCTGGCGCACGGAGCTCGAGCGAACATCCGCGAGATGCAGACGTGGAAGAGCGAAGGCACCGATCCCCAATCGAACGAGGCCAAGCGTTGGCCTTCACAGCACATCGACGTGTGGAAGGCGATTCAAGAAGGGACTGCGCTTCCTCCTCCGAAGCCGACGTTCGCCTTCCACAAGTTCACCGAGATGCTCAAGGGCGCGGGCATCAACATCGAGAAGCATGGCAGCAACCTCGTGCTGTCCCCGTTGACGGACAAGCACATTCTGTCGATGTCGGGCGGTGAGCTGAAGGACGCTGGCAAGCTCGTTCGCGCGAAGGCGGACAAGACGGGAGAGCTCAAGCCGATGCCGGGCGGGCTCTTCGATGAGAAGGTCACGGGAGGGCACGGCGGCACGAAGTGGTCGCACATCAAGCTTGCGGAGCCTGTTCCGAACCCGGTGTTCGAGAACGCGATCAAGAGCTTGACGGGGCTGACCCAGAAGAACTTCGATGGAGTCGTCTCCGGTGAGCTCGGCGTTCATCCGACGACGTTCAAGATCGTCTCTGCGAAGGATGGAGTCGCCGGCGGCGCGGGCATCAAGATGCTACTCGATCGCATCGAGGTTCCCGGTGAACTTCAACGAGCTCGTCGAGAGCTGCGCACAGCATCTGCGTCGAAGCTCGACTCTTCGCTCAAGCGCGTGAAGTACCTCGAGGCGCTTCATCAGCTCGATCTGAAGCCGTCGGAAGCGTACATCTTGCACAACCTTCCGATCTTGCCTCCGGTCATTCGCCCATTGACGGTGATGCAGGATGGCAACGTGAAGTACGAGGACGTGAACGGGCTCTACGCTCAGTTCGCACAGGTCAACGACAAGCTGAAGGACCCGGTTCTTCAGGCCAACCTCACGGACAAGCGCAAGCAGAAGCTCCGTGACGACTACTACGATGGCATCAAGGCGCTGGTCGGCGTCGGCTCACTCAACCGTGAGCGCAAGGAGCGCGGGCTGCTCGAGCAGATCAAGGGGTCGCAGCCGAAGGAAGGGTTCTTCCAGAAGACGCTGATCACCCGTCGACAAGATCTGACCATGCGCTCGACGATCGTTCCAGAGCCGGCTCTCGGCCTCGACGAGGTCGGCGTTCCGAAGGACGCCGCTCTCACGCTCTTTCGACCGTTCGTCGTTCGTCAGCTTGTGCTTCAGGGCCTCGCGAAGAATCCGCTCGAAGCGCAGAAGCTCTTGTCCGACGTACACAAGGGCAAGGACGATCCCACGGTGTGGCACGCGCTCGAGCACGTCATGAGCGAGCGCCCCGTCCTGCTGAAGCGCGACCCCGCGCTGCACAAGTACTCCGTCCAGGCGTTCAAGCCCCGCCTCGTTCACGGAAGTGCGATTCAGATCCACCCGCTCGTTACGGGTGGGTACAACGCGGACTTCGACGGCGACACGATGGCGATGTTCGTTCCCATCAGCAGCGAAGCTGTTCGAGAAGCAGAGAAGATGTTCCCGTCGAACAACATCTTCAACGAGGCGTCCGGCAAGGTCATGTACCAACCGACGCTAGAGAGCGCGCTCGGGCTGTACAAGCTGTCCCTCGTCGGGAACGAGACGAAGCATCTCTTTTCTAGCCCTGCGGAGGTCGCAGACGCTCTTCGTCGTGGCGTTGTGAGCTACACCGACGTGGTGACGATGAAGGGAAAGAAGACGACGCCTGGTCGAGTTCTTCTTGCGTCGGCGCTGCCGGAGGCGATGCAGCAGAAGATGCTCACCGACTTCTCCTTCAAGATCGACAAGAAAGGGCTCGATTCTTTGCTCACGGACGTGGGCAACAACCATCGACACGAGTTCGGTCGCATCGTCAACGACATCAAGGATATCGGCAACGGAGCGTCCTTCGGCCTCATCAAGACGGACCTGGTGAAGGACAAGTGGTTGCCGATCGGCACGCATTCGTTGTCCCTCGATGACGTGACGCCGGACAAGGCAGCGCGCGGTCGGGTCTTGGGCGAAGCGCAGAAGAAGGTTGATGCGATCCACGCGATGAACATCTCCGAGGCAGAGAAGGAGCGTCGCTCTGTCGATGCCTGGATCAAGGCGTCCGACGATATGAAGAAGGCGCACACGGACACGATGTCGGCGCACCCGTCGAATTTGTTCCTGATGCAGGCCGCCGGCGTGAAGCCGAGCTGGGACCAGTACAAGCAGATGGTCTTGGCGCCGATGATTCTCAAGGACTCGGCGGACCGCTTCATTCCGACGCCCGTGACCAAGAGCTACGCCGAAGGACTCGATCTCGCAGGCTACTGGACGCAGCTCCATGGCGCGCGTCGAGGCGCCGTCATGAAGGTGCAAGAGGTTCAAGAGCCGGGCGCCATCTCGAAGCTCCTGATGAATACCTCGATGAACATGATGGTCGAGGGGCACGACTGCGGTACCCACAACGGTGTATCGTTGTCCATCGGCGAGAAGGACGTGCACGATCGCTACCTCGCGCAGGACTTCAAGGCAGGCAACCTGCACATTCCCCGCAATACGCTGCTCACGCCGGACCTCGTCGCTCAGATTCGAGCGGCGGACAAGAACGCGCGTGTCGTTGTTCGTAGCCCGCTCAAGTGCGAGATGCCGAAGGGCCTCTGCCAGATGGACGTCGGCCCCTCGGTCAACGGCGCTCTGCATCCTCTAGGTACGAACGTCGGCGTCATGGCCGCGCAGGCAGTTGGAGAGCGCGCGGTGCAGCTCACGCTCAAGAGCTTCCACACCGGCGGCGTGCAGGAGGCTGGTGGCGGCTCGAAGATCTTGAACCAGTTCGCTCGCTTCGAACAGCTCACCAAGCTGCCGAGGAAGATTCCCAACGCCGCGACGGTGGCGATGACGAGTGGAAAGATCGAGCGCATCGAGAAAGACCCGACCGGCGTGAAAATCTGGGTGAACGGGCAGCCGCACCACGTCGGTCGCGACGCTGGCGGCATGCCGCTCCACGAAGACTTGCCGCATGCGGACCGTACGGCCAAGAGCTACGTCGGATGGCAGCCGCCGGAGGTTGGTCTGCACGTCGACGCAGGGCAAGTGCTCTCCGATCCGAATCGTACGTACGTCAACCCGCACGACTTGTACCGGGCGACGAAGTCGATCGAGAAGGTGCAGAACCATCTCGCCGCCAGCATCTACGACTTGTACAAGGACGAGGGGCTTCGTCGTCGCGCGGTGGAGACGCTGGTCAAGTCGATGAGCAACCTCACCAAGGTCCAGGACCCTGGTGACCACCCGCACGTTCTCCGCGGCGAGTTCTACCCGACGTCGATGATCCGCAAGATCAACGACACGGAGCTCAAAGGCAAGCAGCCGATCTTGCACGAACCGGTTCTTCAGGGAGTAGACATGCTCCCGCTGTCGCTGCAAGAAGACTGGATGGCCAAGCTTCAGCACCAGCGGTTGCGCAACACGTTGATGGAAGCGGCCTCGATGGGGCTGGCTTCGCACATCCACGGAGCTCACCCGATTCCAGGTGTTGCGTACGGCGCCGAGTTCGGCTTGGCTACTTCCACCAAGGCGCATGGAAAGACGCCTGCGGTCGCGCCGCACCATTACTAGCTCATGGCGAAACGGTTTCGAACTACGCTGCACCACCGCGCGGGGAACGACCCCGCGGAGATCGTGCATGGTCGTGTTCTGAACGTGAACATGGTGAACTGGACGGTCGACGTCATCACGCAGTTCGACCGCAAGTACTACTTGGACGTGCAGGTTGCGGCGGCGTACCTCCATTACAACAACGGCGAGGGCATCTACGTCATGCCTGAAGTCGGTGCCGTGGTCATGCTTTGCCTGCCGAGTGACAGCTCTCCCCCCTACGTTCAGTCGTTCGTCGCGCCGATGGAGACGGCCAACGCGACCGCGAAGATGAACGACCCGAATCAGTCCATCGTGACGACGCAGCAGGGAAGCCAAACGGCGAACCCAGACAACGTCGACGATCAAGACGCTCCTGCGGGTACGCGGTCGCGCGGTGGGACGGTTCCCTATCCGAACGTCGACGCACGCTTCGACGCAGGTCGACCGCCTGCGAAGCCCGGCGACATCTTTCTGCGAACGCGCGATGGCAACTTCATCACGTTGCATCGAGGCGGCGTGATCGAGATCGGCGCGACGGAAATTGCGAAGCGCATCTACATTCCGATCGGCAACAAGATTCTCGATCTCTCTGGTGCCTACGAACACCAGAACGTCGGCGGTTCTGTCTCGTGGGGGATTCAAGAAGGTCCTTCAGTGCAGAATCCGCCCGCACAGGAGATGCAGACGTACCGTCTCTACGCCAACGACAAGTACGCCGATCTTCGAATCGCGAAGGGCAAGATCTTCAATCCGGTGGGCGAAGATGCAGGCTCGAGCGGAGCGGATGCGCAGAGCAACCTTGGGTTCGATCCGATCATCGTCTACGAAGTCACGCTCGCGCAGCAGGGCTTCAAGACCGTGAGCGGAGACGTCGTCAACGGCGGCGTCGTCAAGCAGGTCTCTCTGCGCTTCTACTTCGACAAGGCTGGCAACGTCTTCCTCCGATCGAAGGGCAGCGCGTACTTCGAGTTCGGAAAGAAGGTGAAGGTCAGCATCGGAGACTCGTTCGACTTCAGCGCGAAGACGATCTCCATGACCGCGACGGATGGCGCAACGATCAACGGCGGCCCCTCGACGGAGATCAAGGGGGACATCGTTCGTCTGCAACAGGGCACGACGCCTGTCGCACGACAAGGCGACGCGATTCAAGGAGGCGTCGGACTTGGCATGCCGCCGCTGGGCGCCCCTTGTATCCTTCAAATCACGGCCGGTCCGATTCAGCCTGGTGTTCCTCTCGCGGGCTTCATCACGATCCCGACGGGAGTACAAGGCAGCATCATCAGTGGGAACCCGAATTTGCTAGGCTGATTTTTTTCAGGGTGGAGCCTTCGGCACAATCCTCGGCTACTTCAGGCTGCCGTCCAGGTCTTGATGCGTTCTCCTGTGGTAATCTGGCAAAACTAAATGTCGGCTTTCCAAAAGACCGTCGGGCCAGTCCCCCTAGGCTCCATCAACGTTGGAGCCGCTGCGTCAGCGACAGCCCTCGCGCCACTACTCGCGCAGCTCAACTTGATGCTCACCGACCCGTTCGGTATCGGTGCGCTCAAGGCAGACTTCGTCGGACAGTTCAAGGCGCAGGTGAACTTCTCCGTTCAGTTCGCTGACCCAATCGCGTTGCTCAAAGCAACGATCTCCAGCGCTCTTTCGATCGTGGCAAGCCTGTCCGCGTCTCTTGCTCTTGGACTTCCTCCGCTGAGCATTCAGATCTCTGCGTCTCTCGGACTCGCTGCTGCGCTGTCCGTGAAGATCGGTGGCATCAATGCACTCATCGACTTGACGCTTGGCGTTCGTTTGGCGGGAGTGAACTTCCTCGCGCAGCTCAACGCTGCTATTGGAGCGGGGCCTGTCGTCGGGTACGGCTGGAGCGGCATCTCGTTGGCTACGTTGCAGGGCGAGCTCGCGAGTTACAACTTCGGCGCCGACGGCTTCCTTCCCTTCGATACGGTCTCGGGTGTTATGCTTTTGACCAAGGACCCTGGCGCCTTCACGGGCATGCAGTTTCTGTTCGTCACCGTTTGACGGAGAGCCTCATGGAGCTGTTTCTCGACTCTCGAATCGATTTCCAGAAGACCGCCACCGCGGAGGTAATGCTTCCCGAAGACCCCGCGGAGTGGCCGACGGAGATTCTTCAGGAGCTCTACAAGCAGGTACCGTACGTCGCGGATTTCATGCCGGACGTCGTCATGGACCGCGTCGACGCAGAGCAGCGCTTCGGCTTCGGTCACATCGAAGTGAGCAACAAGACCGAGATCCAAGGCGAGCAGGGATCTCCGATGATGCAGGCGGCGGGCGTTCGCAACGTTCGCATTCCGATCATCATCAAGGAGGGCAAGCTCCAGCCCTTCGACGTTCTCATCACCGAGCAGTCGAAGATGCTGCCGCTCACCGAGCGTCGTCTTCGCCAGTCGCTCTTCCGCCCGCAGCTCTTCGACGTGACGAGCCGCACGCCGGGCGACCAGTCGATGATCTCCCAGCTCTACCCGCCGTACCGTCAGAACTACGGCTTCGGTGGCGGCGGCGCGGTGATGACCGCCGGCATGGGCAAAGAGGGAGCTGCCAAGGAGAAGTGCGGCGGCATGAAGACCGCGGCGGAGAAGACGGCGCTCAACCCGAGTACCATCGGTTCGTACCTGAAGCAGCAGAAAGCCCCGCAGGCGCTCGCTCGTGCCTCGAAGTCGATGATGGGGCGCGGCGCTCAGCTCGTTCAGGAAGGCGGAGCCGCGGCTGCGAAGGGACAGAAGTACCTGACGGGAGCCAACATCGCTGCCCAGCGCGCGACGTCGGTGATGCCGAAAGCGGCTTCGATTCTTGCGACCATCCTGCCCACCATCAACGAGCAGGATTTCAACCGGTTCCTCTCGGAGGTCACCGAGCCGCGTACCAAAGCTGCGTTCGCGCTGAACAAGACTGCAACGCAAGCCGCGATCTCCGTTCTCGCCGGGTACGTGCCGCAAGATCTGAAGGCGCGTGGGGAGAAGCTGGCGGCAGCCATCCATCCCTCAGCGGTGCAGATCTCCAGAGCGAGCGGCGGTGGGTACACCATCAAGACGGCGAGTCACAAGATGTGGCAGCCCACGGAGCGCGCACTCGATCGCGGACAAGTCGTCGAGCTCGTTGGTCTCGACGGTGCCATGCTCATCGACAAGCACGGCTCGATCACCATGGCGGACGAGGCTGCCATCGGTTCTGACGCGCCGGAGGCCGATCGCCCGGAGCTCGTCAAGGACTACGGCATCTACCGGGTGCAGACCGACGACGGCAAGCAGCTCGTGGGCTTCTGCTTCCCGAACCTGCTCGATCTCGACGGCATGCCTCTGCCGATGACCCTCTTCACCAACGGCTCGCACTCGGTCGTGCAGGGGGAGATCGCAGGTATCCGCGTCGCCGACGGTGCCAGCCTGATGGAAGGCCGTCCTCGTGGGCACGGCGTGTTCTACCAGGTCTTGCCGAATGGTGCGGCGCAGGCGACGGTGCCTCTCACGATCACCACGAGCGTCACCTCGCCTGAAGAAGGCGCGGAGCTCATGGCCGAGACGATGGATGGTCGCCAGGTGGCGATCGTCGTCCAGCCTGGAGTGCAGCGCATCACGATGGCCGACGAAGATCACGTCGTCGTTCCGGACAGCTTCCGCTGGCTTCCTCTCGAGCAGACCGAGGCGGTGTCCTTGGCTGAGCATCCCGAGCAGTTCAGCAAAGAAGCGCACGCGTCCGCAGTGGGCAGTGTGTGGGTGCGCGCGGGCGGCAGCAACGTCTTCGACATCTCGGGCGCGCCCGTCGAGAAGATCGCTTCGGACGAACGCAGCTTCATCGACATCGATCAAGTCATGTTCGTGCTGAGCGGCCTCGGCGTCGACCCGCAGTACGCCATTCAGAAGGTCGGTGAGGCGATTCAATTCCAAGAGCCGATCGAGGTCAGCGTGAGCCGCGTCCTCGAACCGGCGGAGGAAGTGAAGGCCGCGATGTTGAAGAAGGCGCACGACGTTCTTCAGAAGCTGCCGAATCTTCGCCAGAACCTGGTGAAGGAAGCCGCGAGCATTCCGGACCCGGCAGCCGTCGACAACGTTCTCAGCCTCGGGTTCATCAACCCAGAGAACATGATGACCTTCGTCACCTATCTGCCGCAGCTCGACGAGACGCAGAACAAGCTCTGCGAGCTCTTGATCGCGGCGCGTTTGGGCATGCGTGAGTTGCCCGCGAACGCTCTCGAGCGCGCGATCCGCGGTCTCGAGAACACCATCGAGGGCCTCAACGTCGTGGCCTTCAACAAAGAGTAATGATCCGACACAGCCCTTGCGAGCGGTACATCCGCTACCTGCTCCTCGACAACCCCGAACGAGACAACGCCGAGATCCGCGGAATCCTCGAAGCTCAAGGGCTCGACTGCCTCGGCGACGCGTACCTGAATGGCCTCCGTCAGCAGTTCAATGCACTGCCGGACGGGTTCAACCCGAGGAGCAGGCGGCACTGCGACTCGTTCAACTTGGTACGAGATGCAGGCGTCCTCGAGCTCTTCCAAGGAGATCCTCGAGAGATGGCCCCGATGTACTCCATCCTCGATAACGCGCGCGCCAAGGAGTTCATCGAGGTAGCGCTCATCTTCGAAGCGCCTGCGAACGCCATCGCAGATCAGCTTCGACGCTACTACTACGTTCCCGACGCGACGCCCGCGGCGGTCGAGCGGTACCGCTGGTTCTACTGGGACGTGCGGCTCGTCGACACGACGGAGCTCCGCGGCATCATCAAGCTTCGCTACCTGCGCGCCAAGGAGAGCAGCAACAAAGAGATCGAGTTGCAGGGCAAGGCGTTGAGCTCGAGTCTTTACAGCGACCCGCGTTGGATTGCTGCCAACACGCCGCGCTCGCACTTCTCTGCGTTGCTTGGGCAGATCTCCTTGGGCATGATGCCTGCCAATATCGACATCAGCACCGCGATGTCGTACTCGCGCGCGATGATGATTCTCCGTGTCTACGAGGAATCCATCTCGCGCGTTCCGGATGCGGACCGTCGCGCGCTCAACTGGACGCACAGCATCAAGATGCTCGGTGAGCTCAACGAGCAGAAAGAGCGTCCGGAGGACAGCCTGCGAGCGCAGCTCGAGGCGATCACTCTTCGCACCGACACGCAGAAGATGCCGTACGTCTTGGCAGTCAGCAACGGAGAGCATACGGTGGATCTTGCGTCTGTCGTGACGGAGAAAGATCCCCATGAATGAATCCTACGAAGTGCAGGGAAATGACGTCCCGGACGTCATCTCGAAAGAACCGCAGCTCGGCATCGCGCCTCCGAACTTCGTGCGTATCGAGAAGTACTCGAGCTTCGTCGCCGAGGTTGCAATCATCGACGACGACTTCGTGTTCCACTTCTTTCTTCCGAAGAGCGGCGTCGCGGACTACGTCGGCTATTGGGAGGGGTCCTTCCCGGAGTGCCTGGACGAAGTCGCGCGCAACTACTTCAAGGTCAGCTACCCGCGGCTGAAGGCAGCTCACATCAAGGAGCTCGGCATCGACTCTTGGTGGATGCGTGCCTACGGCTTCGCAGGGAACACGCTCAACCCGGAAGGCTTCGTCGAGAAGTTCTACGAGAAGCTTCACGAATCCTTGTCGGATGCCTTGCGCAACCTGAAGCGAACGTAGGCGCGCTTCAGACTGATGTTTTTGACGCACCACCCAGACTCCTTCGCGTACTCGCGCAGGTAGGTGCGAAGAGCGTCTCGGGCGGGCTTCGGAATGGAATCCGTCAACCCTACCGTGACCCGAAGTTCTTGATCTTCGGTGTCGACAAGAACATCCTGACGAAATCCCCCTCCGGCTCTTCCCAAGGAGCCGAGCACGTTCTGCAAGAGCGTGTACGGGTCGTCAGTCTTCTGCGGAGGAAACATTGGTTGATGAGACTGTAGAGCAGTCGGAGCCGAGCGTCGACGAGGACCCGCTCGATGACAGCGCCGAGGAGGCTGCCTTCTTTGCGGAGCCTGTAGTCGTCGAAAACATCTTCGATGGACTCGAGAAGAAGGGGCCTGTCGATCGACGTCTGTCCGTCACGATTTCCCAGTTCACCGAGGCGGCCTTTCGCATGCCTCGGGAGGATGGTCTTCCCGGCTTCAAGAACTTCTCCTTCGAAGGCCGGCGTCATCTTCGAATGCCGTACGACACGTCGTCGCGACGCATCCTTCTCTGCACGGGCCGTCAGGTCGAGAAGTCCACTCTTCTTGGCAACCGCGCGATCGCGTACTGCTGCCTGGTCCCCTCTTTCAAGGTCCTCTACGTCTCCCCGACGTCGACGCAGACCAAGACGTTCTCGACAGATCGTCTGAAGGAGCCGATCGAGACCAGCGACATTCTGCGTGGCTTCACTAACCGTGCACTCTCGCAGAACGTCTTCGAGAAGCAGTTCAGCAACTGGTCGAAGATCACGTTGCGCAACGCCTTCCTCAACGCAGACCGCACCCGCGGTATCCCTGCATGGATGCTACTGCTCGACGAGTTCCAGGACATTCTCTCGGACAACGTTCCTGTCATCGAGCAGTGCACGGGTCACGCACCCAAGCGATGGCGGCAGTTCGTCTACGCCGGTACTCCGAAGAGTCTCGACAACAACATCGAGTACTACCGCGCGCAGCAGTCGACACAGGGCGAGTGGATGGTTCCGTGCGATCATCACGGAGGAGAAGGTGGTCGCTACTGGAACATCCTCGGTGAACGAAACATCGGCAGGACGAGCCTCATCTGCGAGAAGTGCGGAGGCCAGATCTACGCGCAGCATCCAGATGCGGTCTGGGCGGGGCAGGTCGAGAACGCGCCGTTCGAGAGCTACCGCATTCCGCAGCTCATGGTTCCGTGGAAGCCGTGGGAAGAGATTCTTCTCGACTACGAGCGCTATCCTCGTGACAAGTTCTACAACGAGGTTCTCGGGCTCTCGTACGACTCAGGCATGCGACCGCTCACGATGGCGCAGGTGCAGGCGTGCTGCCGGTCGGACATCACGATGCATCCGGACACTCTCGAGAAGTACAAGGAGAAGGCCGTCGACAATCCAGTCTTCGCCGGTCTCGATTGGGGTACGGGCGAGAACACGTACACCGTGCTGACACTCGGCACGTACGTAAACATGAAGTTCCGCGTCATCTACATGCATCGTTTCACGGGCGTCGAGCTCGATCCGCAGCTCCAGCTTCGTACGCTCGATGAGATCTTGAACGACTTCCGTGTGCTCATCATCGGCGCCGACTACGGTGGCGGCTTCGACCGCAACGACCACCTCACCCGCAAGTTTGGTCCGAACCGTCTTGCGAAGTTTCAGTACATGGCGCGTGCCAAGCGCAAGGTCGAGTTCGACGCGAAGTTGCGCCGCTACAAGGTCTTTCGTACCGAGGTGATGAGCGACATCTTCAACGCGATCAAGCGCAGCAACGTCTTCGAGTTTCCTCGCTGGGAGGAGTTCAAGCAGCCGTTCGCGCAGGACATGTGCAACATCCACTCGGAGTACAACGAGACGCTCCGAATGATCCAGTACGACCACGGCCCCGACAGGCCGGACGACTCTTTCCACTCCCTGCTCTACTGCTTCCTCGCCTCGTGCATCAAGTTCCCGCGTCCCGACATCATCGCGCCGCTGCGTGAAGATCAGAACCGCGGGCCGATGATGTCGGTCTACTCTGGCCCGGTGAATCAGGGCTAGTGCACGGCGGACTTCGGGTCCTTGCTGTCGGCAAGGTGAATCAGGCTGAGCAAGGAGCTGACGAGGTCGCCATCGACGGTCGGAAAAATCCGGTCTGCTTTTCGCGGCCCCTTGGCTTGTCGGCAGTGCAGGTAGGCGCAGTTCTCCATGAAGCGAGCAGCAGCCGCGAAGTAGTTGTAGGCGACACGCACTTCGGGCAGCGGGTACTCGGGCGCGTTCCTTCGAATGAGATTCGCGAGCTGCACAAACGGCTCCCAGGGCTCATCCGTCTCGAGGACGTGGCTCGCCAGGAAAAGGAATCCGGTGTCGATCTCGTAGAAGAAGCGCGCCCACTCCATCACTTCGGAGGCGGTCAAGGCGTCGAAGCGAAGGTGCAAGGACTCGTGTACTTTCTCCCACGTCTTCAGAACACGATCTTCGTTCAACGGCGGAGTGTCGTACCGCGTTCCGAAAACGAAGGCGATGTCGTTGAGACGTCGCTCGAGCCGGCTGATCCCCGCCAGAGCTCGCAGCGCATTTTGGTTGGCGGTGACGACGTTGATCCCACGCGAGAGAACGTGCGCGGCTGCGTTCACGTCGGAGAGGTAGAAGTACTGCTTGCCACGAACCTGTACGACCTCGAGAACGCCTTGAGAGACCAGGCGGCGAATGATCGCGTTCGAAACCCCGAGGTGCTCGGCTGCCTCTTTTTTGGTCAGCAGGTCGTCGTCGGTTCGTTGCCTTCCCTTGCTCGAAGAGCCCATGCTATTCCTTAGCTATCTCACGACTGGAGTGCCGGATGCACGACCTTCCGTTTCAGAGCCTCCTTCAACAATCGCACGCTCGTCCGATTTCGGGAGAAGAGCTCGAAGCTTTCGGCAAGAAAGCAGCCGATCTCTACACGCGCGGCGACGGTGACCTGACGCAAGCAGTGGTCGAGACCGTCAAGCACGCGGGGCTTTCTCCGGAGCAAGTTCGTCGCGTCGTCGAGTTCGCCAACACGACCGCGTACTTGACCGAGTTCAAGAAAGAAGGCTCGCCCCATCGCGTCATCGAGTTCCAGGGCGGCCCGGCAGATCCGGCCGCGGTCCTTCAGGACCTGAACGATGGCGGAGGTGGGTCGACTTACGACCGTGGGATGCTCGACTACGCGTCACCTCCGGCGGAGACGAAGGTCGCGTCGGCCGCAGCCGAAGAGGCATTCGCTTCGGCACTCTCTCGCCCCGAAGCGGCGATGGTGCAGCACAACCCGTTCGGGGAAGTGATCGAGCTGAAGGACAAGCTTGCGTCGCTCTACGAGCACGAGACGTCGGTCCTCAGCGGTCTCGAGGGCATGTACATGGACCTCGCGGAGCAGCTCTACGGGCACGTCAAGCAGGCGGCCATGTCGGGCACGACGCTCGGGGAGGTGGTTCAGGCGTGGGCGCCGTTCGTCGCTGACCCCCTCTATGTCAAGACGGCATTCGAGATGATCGGACCGCGCCTCGTGCAGGAGGAGGTCTTCCGCACCCTCATCGACGTCGACGACTCGATCAGCAAGACCGCCAGCGAGCACCGGATGGTCAACGAGCAGCATCCGCTCGTCGTGACGATGACCGAGTTCTGCGAGACGCTCGACAAGCTCGCGGCGGTCCGCGAGACCCGAGAGCAGACCAAGCTCGCGTTGGACGAGACCGTGAGCTTCTTGCGCAAGGCGACGCCGGAGCGCGTTTCGGCCTTCTACGACAAGCTGGCGGAGATCGCTGGCGTGAAGGAGGCCGCACCGAAAATGCCGCGTCCTGGCCTGCTTCGAAGTGTGGTTGACACCTTCGAGGAGGGCGGAAAGCTCGTGGGAAAAGGCGGTAGGGCCGTGGGCGACCTGCTTTTCGGCCCCGGAAGCTCCGCGGCCGAGACCATGGGCAGAATCGCTGGCGGAGCGGTCACGCATATTCCGCACGCTATCGGTGGACTCGCTGCGGTCCGCGGCGCGCAGCACCTCTCTGCGCTCGGCGCTTCTCCTGTCGGCCAGACACTGAAGTCGTTCATTCCCGGCACGCCGGAGTATCAGCAAAAGAGCCAAGAGCTCGCGTACCAGTACAGCGGCTACCCCTTCCCCATGGGCTACTGAGGCAACATGAACCCTCTCGAGAAGTACTTGGCGGAGAAGCACGGGACGAAGACGGCGGCGGGTCCGCTCGATGGTCTTCGTGGATTCGGGCAGCAGGTCGGTCGAGCGGCCGCAACCGGTGCGGGAACCGCCGTCGCCGGCGCCGCGATCGCAGGTGCTGGCGTCGCCGCTTCGAAGATTTGGGATGCAGTCACCAAGGGTCGTGACTTCCGAGCGATGATGGGATCTTCATTCAACGCGGACCTGCACGAGTTCCTGGCGACGCGCCCGAAGGAGTTCAACGAGTCCTTCAGCTCTCTGCGCACGATCAATCCGGAGTTCACCAAGGACCCGATGATCGCGGGTACGTACATGCGCCGCATGATGATGTTGCGCCCGGACAGCGCTGGTGGCGCGCTCATCGAAGCGCTGTCGCACCGCAAGGCTCTTCCCGAGTCGGAGATCGGCGAAGCCTTTCTTCACAGCGCCGGCGGCGGCGTGATGGAGGGCACCAAGGCGCACATGCGGGAGCAGCAGCAAGCTACCCGTCGTCGCCCGGAAGGAGAGCACGGTCGTGGCGGAAGCGAGTACTTCCACGTGCCGTCCGGCCGCGAATGATCAAGACGAGCTTCTTCTCGAGTCATGCGGCGTACGGGCCAGCGGCGATCCCGCTGTTCACGCGTGCCGATGAGTACCTCGAGAAGGTCGCGTCTCCTGACTTGTTGCCGGAAGTCGTTCGTTACATCCACACGCTTCGTCCACGCAGCGACGCGCAGTACGTTCTGCTGAACGCGATGGGTGCTGGCGAGTTCTGGGGCTCGAACGTCAACGGCGACTACTTCCCCGAGGCTGCGCTCATCCACGCTCCGGATGACTGGAGCGGCAATCCGCTGCTTGATCGCGAGAAGGCCAAGACGTGGGGCTACGGCTACCCGACGTTCTACTTGGCGCACCCGTACGCGCACCATCGGAACAAGGACGCGACGCGCGCCTTCGGAGAAGTCGAGCTCGCTCTCTGGAACAACCGGATGAAGCGCGTCGAATTGGTCACCCGCGTCGACAAGGACAAGTGCGACCAGTTCGGCGGTACGGGCGTCTGGGACAAACTCAAGGCCGGACACTTCCCGGACGTTTCGATGGGCTGCAAGGTTCCCTTCGATACGTGTTCGATCTGCCTCGACTGGGAGGCGTACCGAAAGGCGATGGCGACGTTCAAGAAGGATCGTCATCGTACGCCCGGAGAGGCAATCCTCGAGGTTCACAAGCAGCTCAAGGCGAAGAACGGCAAGGGCATCCGCGGCTTGTCGATCACGCGCGCCGACTACTGCGAGCACGCGCGCGGCTCGATGAACAAGATCTTGTCCGACGGACGAAAGGTCTTCGTCTACAACGACTACCCGAAGTTCTTCGACATCAGCTTCGTCTTCATCGGTGCCGACAAGACGGCGAAGGTGATGATGAAGATCGCCGACGGCGAGAGCAAATTGTGGTCGTTGCCCTCAGCGGAAATCGCAGAGAAGCTCGGGTACGTCGAAGAAGACGAACAAGAAGAAAAGACTGCGAGCGCTTCTGAAGAAGACGCGTTCAAGATGGCCTTCCTCGGGAAAGCCGCGAAGCTGAAGAAGAGCGAGATCGTGAAAGACACGGTCCCCTCGCAGTTCGCTGGCAAGGCTGTTCCGCTGCTCACTCGTCACGAGCCGGATCTACCCGAGGAGGTGCTCGATGCGCTTGCGTCGCGTCCGCTTGGTGAAGCGCTCTCTACGACCACTGGGCTCGGTATGGTTCTTCGACCGAAGGAGTTCCAGCGGATCATCCTCGTTCGCGGAGGTCAAAAAGACGTCGCGGACGATCTCGAGCAACGTGGAGTCGTCTTTCCAAAGAGCGAAGAAACGGACCCCGTTTCCCTTCGTTCCGACCTCTTTCACTCCGCGCTCGCGAAGCTGCTTCTCCCGCTTCTTTCCGATCGATCTGCCTTCGGACCTGCCATCGAGAAGCGGGTTTTGGTCATCATTGGGAAGGGGTCGCCGGTAGCCCGAAAAACAGATTCTTCCCATTCGTCAGATCTGCTGCGTAAGATTGGGAGTGCGTACAACGGCTATCGCCAAGCGATTCTTCATCTCGTTCCTGAAGTGCAGGACATGATCGATCGCTCCGGTCTTTCCGACGGTAGTCTCAAGAAACTTGCACAGGCCCACGTGAACGAGCTATTCACATCCTTGTCGGCTGCCTATCTCAAGAACGCGTTCTTGGACGAGGTCGGCCACTCCAAACAGGCGAACGCCGGCGTGGAGAGGGGACTCCCCTCGAGGAACACGTGGAACTCACCAACCCTCGATGAAGGAGTCCACTCATGAGTGGGATGCACGAATACCTCGCGCACGCGTACGGCACGACCCAGCCTCAGCAGACCGCTGACGCCGAGAAGGTCGCTCAAGCCGAGCTCTTCGCGAAGATGGCCGCCGAGAACGGCATCGACCTGAGCACGCTGAACGACAGCCAGATCACCGAGCTCTGGAACGCCACGTTCGCCAAGACGGCGGGCGAGGAAGAGAAGAAAGAGCACGGCCACGCGCACAAGGACAAGAAGGCTGCGCAGCACGGCCACAAGCACCACGGCGAGAAGAAGGCCGAGGCGCAGGCGATGAACGAGTGGCTCCAGACCAAGGAAGCGCAGGCGAAGTTCGCCGAGGCCGACTTCTTCGGTCGTCAGATGGCGCACGCCTACGTGGCGGAGCTCCGCAAGATCGCCTCCGAAGGCGGCTTCGACTTCCTGGGCTCGAAAGAGGCGGCGATGCCGCCGCAGCTCGCGGCCGCGCTCGGCAAGAAGGACGGCGGCGGCGAGAAGGAAGAGAAGAAGGACGAGGAGAAGAAGGAAGAGAAGAAGGAGGAGAAGAAAGCCTCCGTGAGCAAGAAGGCGTCGCCTTCGGCGCTCACCCAAGTCTCTGCCGCCTTCGCCATCGAGAAAGCGGCCTCGGCCGGTTTCGATCGCGACGAGGCGACCGCGCGCGTGTCGGCGGTCCTCACCCTCGGCTTCAACGAGGACAACAGCAAGGTGGCCGCCGCCACCGAGTTCCCGCAGGCCAAGGAGATCCGCGCTCTCGAGCTCCTCGAGGCGGCGGGTTACCCCGTGACCTGGGAGCAGCCCAAGGGCTGACAAGGAGAGACCGTTGTGGGATGGGAGTGCAGCCATGCGCAAGCAAGCCGAGGGGGAATCCTCGGGAGGCTCACTCCTGTCCGCAGCGGGATCTTCTCCGCTTCCGCAGCCGCAGATCGTCTCGCGACTTGCGCCGGGGAAGCGGGGGCCAACTGGAATGGCCCATCGGAACAACTTCACCCGAGTGAACTCGGGCTCGATGCCAGCACCTGATGCTGGCGCAGTCTCTCAGAAGTCGCTACCACCAAAGTACGGGTCAATCATGAACGGAACAGGGATGGCATCGAAACCGTCGCTTCAGGACCTGGTCAAGGCAGCGCAGGCTGGCTCCATCTCCCGTGCGCGCATCAGCGAAGAGGCCCGTCGTCAGGCGGAGAACCTCTCGGGGGAGAAGACCGCGAGCGCACTGGAGCAAGAGATGTCGGTGCCGACGGAGTACGTCGACAAGCTCGCCGGCGCTCTCGAGTTCCTCGCGAGCGAGTTCCACAAGAGCGCGGCCAGCGCCGCGCCGCCGGCGCACATCACCGAGCACATCCAGGCTCCCGGCAAGGGACCCGGTGCGCTCGAGGTGTCGCACGCGACCGCATCGACGTCGCTTCCGGACCACAAGGGTCAGGCGCATCAGCAGCCGCCGCACAAGCCGGGCACCGAGAAGGTGCGCCCGTCGGATCAGGCTGCCAACGCGCTCGAGACGAACGAGCACCACTCGACGCCGGGGCACACCCCGCAGAAGGTGGCCTCGGCAGATCTGCTCGAGAGCAACCTCGCGCGCCTCGGCCTGAAGAAGGTCGCCGCGGAGAAGTGCGAGAAGTGCGGCAAGGACAAGACCGCGTGCGAGTGCAAGCCCGAGAAGAAGGCGTCTGCTCTCCTCGAAGGCAACCTCGCGCGCCTCGGCATCAGCAAGAAGGCCGAGGACGCGATCAACCCGGCGCACATCTCGGCGGGTCCCGCCGTTCCGCCGGAGACCAGCGCTGCGGGTGAAGCGGGCGGCGCGCCCGCCGGCGGCAAGCCCGGTCCGAACACCGAGCTCGTCGGCTCGAACCAGGCGGCCATCAACTACACCAAGGGGCAGGCCAAGTCTGGTCCGAAGAGCGACATGAAGAAGTGGCTCGACGAGCCGGCTCTGTCGTCGCAGACCGACAGCACGCTCCGCGCGGCGTTCGACAGCACCGCGCAGGCGGGCACCAAGTTCGGCAGTGCGAACGGCGGCGTGAAGGTCGCGGCTGCGCGCGCTCTCCTCGAGACCCTGCTCGACGAGCAGACCAACCCGACGGCGTGAGGAAGGGACCATGGAGAAGATCAGCCACGACAAGGTCGCAGAAGTCCTCAACGACGCTGCCACCGCGCTGCGTTCGGTCACGGCCGAGCGCGACGAGCTTCGCACGAAGGTCGCTCAGTACGAGCGCCGTGCGGAGGCGGAGAAAGTCGCTCACGAGATGCAGAGCAAGGGCATCAGCAACGAGCCCTTCGAGCAACTCGTGACGAACCTCGAGAAGATGGCCGAAAGCGGCAAGCTCGGGGAGATCAAGAACGCAGTGAACCTCGTCGGTCCCGACATGGGACGGAAGCTCGCTTCGCTCACCAACGACAACCAGTCTCACGTGGGCGGCTCCGACTTGGAGTCGTTCCTCACGGGCGGCTGAGTTCGGCTGAACATCGGTTCTAGGAGGAAATCATCATGTCGACGGTCCAGAGGATCAATTTCGAGCTGGTGACGGACATCCTTCCGCTCCACCGGAGGGATTTCCCGCTCGCCGATCCGACGTTGGCCGACCCCACGAACGCCACCACGGGGACGGTCGACGGCGAGTGGATGACGCTCAACTCGAGCTACCAGCTCATTCGCGGCGCGAGCATCGCTGCGGCGGGCAACGGCGCCACTGTGCGCTGCTTCCCGCTGTGGGCGGAGCGCGGTCGTTACGACGTCCAGGCGATGGCAGGCCGCAAGATGCCGGTCATCTTCCTCGGCGCGTACGAGTTCGACACGCGCATCTACGACGCCTCGCTCGTCGTGGGCTCGGGTGCGGCGATCACCACGGTGCTCCAGCCCGTGAAGGTGTCGTCGATCCAGCTCGGTTCTCGCTTCTACTGCGGCCTCGTCGGCCACGGTGGCGCGGGAGATTCGGCGCCGATCGTCGGGTACGTCACCCGCCTTCCGGCGAGCAACGGCAACAAGCTCCGCTTCATCTCCGGGTACCGCTCGTAAGCGGGACGCCAGAGCGGCAACAAGAAGGAGAAGGAGAAGACCATGAGTGTCCCCGCACGAGTCCTCAACGACCTGTTCACCCAGAAGCTGGGCACGCAGGAAGGCAAGGAGAAGATCGCAGAGTACGGCGGTTCGTACGTCCGTGATCGTCTCCGCGAAGTGTCCTACGCGAGGAAAGTTCTTCCTCCCGAGCAGGTCACCCGCGCCGACTGCCAGCGCAGCGTCAACCACGACACCCTCGTCAAGATCGTGGACGTCGAGCCGCAGAGCCGCGCGCTCTCGATCTCGTTCCGCGGTCAGCCCACCGCCCGCTTCATCCGCGGTGCGAAGGCCGAGGTCGCCTTCTTCACCATCTCCTCGGAGATGTTCCAGAAGACGGAGCAGGAGCTTCTCGCCTACGAGATGCCCATCACCAAGATCATCGAGGACAACTCGGTGAAGGACATCCAGGAGATCGAGGACCGCGAGTTCACGATCAACATCGAGGCGGCCGTCCAAGCGCTCCAGCAGGAAGCGAACGGCGGCACGATCACCTCGCTGAACTGGTCGAACATCAACGCGGGCGCCGTCGTCGAGTTCTCCGTCCGCAAGGGCGAGCTCGCGCGCAACGCCGGCAAGAACGACGCGACCGTGCGCCCGATCCAGCGCCCGGACCTCGTCAACCTCTTCAAGTTGCTCGACGGCAACCGCCTCCGCTCGGAGCGCGTCCTGATGACGGAAGTCGACTGGGACGACCTCCTTCAGTGGACGGTCGAGGACTTCGGCGATCGCCTCCAGTCGGAGACGGCGGTCGACGGGTACAAGTACAACACGCTGCTCGGCCGCGCGTACATCCGCACGGTCAAGACGGACATCCTCCGCGCGGGCAACGTGTACTGCTTCACCCGCCCGGAGTTCTTCGGGAAGTTCTACGTCCTGAACAACTCGAAGTTCTACATCGACAAGATCGCCAACATGATCACCTTCCAGGCGTGGGAGGACATCGGTATGGGGATCATCAACATCGCGGCGGTGCGCAAACTCGAGCTCTACTCGGCCGACGCGACGTCGAACAACGCGGATGGGCTGCTCTCGAGCTTCATCCCGGTCGCCGAGGACGCGCTCGGTGCGGTCAACAACCGCGTCGACACGGGCCTCCAGTTCCCGCAGGTCAACCAGTACTGAGCGGGACACCGTCAGGCCACGGCGGTCTGGCGCAACTCACGAGGCGTCGGTACCGGCAGGTGCCGGCGCCTTGTGCTTTTTCGGAGAGTCTATGGAGTACTGCCTTCACAGCACGGTCCGCTCGCTCAAGACGCGCACGCTGCGCGCGACGCAGCCGACGCATGTGCGCCGCACGCAGTTCGTTCTCGACACCCAGCGCCGCCTCGTACCGGGGCGTCCGACGGTCATCAGCGAGGAAGAGCTGAGTCGCAATCTCGAAACGCTCAAGCAGCTCGAGAGGGACGGTGTTCTCGAGGTCAAGCTGCCGACGGGAGAACCCGTCGATCTGCTGCACCTGGCGCCGAAGCAGAAGACGCCCGATCCGAAGCTGCACCCCGAACGGCTTCCGGACTCGGCGCACAACGACCTTCCCATCGGTCGCACGTTCCGCAAGCTCGATCTGTCCAACGAGCTCGCGGTCGATCCTCTCGCGAGGCCGGAGATCTTGTCGAAGGAGCCGGTGCCTGCGCCGCTTCCTCCTCCGGTCAAAGAGGGGCACATCGTTCCCGCTCTTCCGCCGAACGCCCCGTACGTTCCGAAGAAGAAAATCGAGGCGAAGGCTTCGGAGGAGCAGCCGGCGAGTACGAACATGTTCGGCGGTCCTTCTCTCGAGGACTTGGCGGACGTGGACGCAGACGAGGTCGAGTACGTCGAGAAGAAATCGCGGAGGTGACGCGTGTCGCTCGAGGGCATTCCTGGGGTCACTCAAACGATGAGGAACTTCGTACAGGACGTGCGCCTGTACATGCGGGACCTCCCTGAGTTGAACCGCATCGTGCGTGGAGAGGAGTCGAGCGATCGGCAGATCGCTTGGTCGATTCTCGATGCCCTCTCCGACTTCAACGGCACGCCGCACTTCACCTCGATGTCCCTCGAGGAGATGCTCATGCGCAACCAGCACGCCCTTCTGCGCCGCATGACGGTCATCTCGCTCATCGAGTCGGTCGCTCTTCTTCAGATCCGCAACCACATCAACTACTCGACCGGCGGCATCAACGTGGGCGTCAACGACAAGGCCCCGTTGCTGCTATCCTGGCTCCAGTACTACAAGTCGTACACCGATCAGCTCAAGCAACGCGTGAAGGTCGCTCTCAACATCGAGGGCATCTTGGGTCCGTCGAACAGCGGCGTGCACTCGGAGCTCTGGGCCGTCAACGCCACCTACGCAGCCTACTGAGGACACCATGGCGATTTGGAAGGTCAACAAGTTCCGCGAGCTCGACGAGCTCAACATGTTCCTGAACGGCGCCGTTGTCGGCGGCGACGTCTCGTACTTCGCGCAGACGATCGCTCAGGGTGGCGGCGGTCAGCGCGACATCCCTCCGCTCGTCGGGCTGACCTTCAAGACGAAGGCGCCTGGCCCCGCAGGCACGTGCACCTTCATCGCGGGTGCGAACCCAGGCGGCAAGCTCCTCTTCAAGGAGATCAAGTCGCAGATCGAGGGAGCGATCGCGGGCGTCAAGGTCCGCCAGTTCGAAGGCCACTTGGTCATCGTCGAGTCCTCGCCGGCGAACGGCATCACCATCGACAAGACGGGAACGGCCAACGCGGTTCTCGGCTTCGACACCGGCAACGACACGATCGGCAAGGTCTACGGCACACCGTATGGCACGCCGACGCCGCCGTACTTCGGCTTCGCGTACTCGGTCAACGACAACATGCACGTCGTCTACACCTTCGAGTGAGGAGTCCATGTCGTTCGAACGCAACATCGTCGGAGACCTCCCGCTCGCAGCGGCGAGTGCCTTCTTTCTGAAGCTGAAGACGGCTGCTCAGGCTCCTCTCGATCCCCCGGACGAGACCGGCGGCCTCGAGGGGCAGTTCGAAGCGCCTGTCGAGCAGGTTCTTCCTCTGCTCGTGCAGATGGTCGAGAACGAGTTCAAGACCATGTACGCGTACAAGACGTACGCGCAGTCGCTCCGCGACTTGTCGCACTTCGCGATCGCAGAAGAGTTCGAAGATCACTCCGAGGACGAGATCGAGCACGCCGACTGGCTGCTTCGTCGTCTCGCTGTTCTCGGTGGTCCTTCGCAGCTCAACGACATCCCGGCGCCGCCGCCGGCGACCGATCCGTCGGCGATCATCAACACGATGATCCGCATGGAGCAGGAAGGCATCGCCAAGTGGCGCGTGCTGCACTCGATGCTCGGAGAGAACCCGGCGAAGTACAAGGTCGAGGAGTACCTCACCAAAGAGCAAGAGCACCTCGACGAGCTCTGGCAGATGCTTCCGAACACTCCGTCGATGTCGATGCAACCGATGGCGGCGGCGCAACCTCCTGCGGCCCCGCAGCCGCAGCAGCGCACTCCAGCGACCAACAATCCGGACGCAAGCGGCACGATGCCGCCGGCGATCGAGAAGAAGGAAGCCATGGCGAAGTTCGCCGAGCACGTGCGCGTGATGCGCAAGCGCGGCTCGGGCAACTTCGATCAGCACGGCGACGCGACCGCGATGATGGAGGACTTCCTCAAGAACGCGAGCGCCAAGATGGCGGTTTCGCACACGTGGGTGAAGGATCGAGTTGCTCGTGCCATCAATCGCGGAGCCAAAGAAAGTCGTGTGCGCGACTTCCAGAACGCGATGGGACGTGTCGTGGCCAAGCATCGTGGCCCTACGGGACCCGTTGCGCAGAAGGCGGATGCAGCAAAGCGAACTGCTGAAGAGGTGCTGGGGCTGAAGCGCGTTCGTGCTGCTACCGAGAAGAAAGCGGGCATCGGCGGCGGCTATGACTGGCGCCCGATGTCGGCGATTCCCGGAACGGCGGGAGACACAGGCCGTGTCGAGCAACCCGTTCAGCAGCTCCAGGTCCAGCTTCCGGCCATCGGCAGCTACACGGGCAAGGAGACGACCAAGGCGGACCTCAGCTCGCCCGCTCCTCGTCGTGGTGGCGGAGGCGGTGGTGGAGGCGGGGACGACATGGGGCTGGGCGGCCTCGACTTCGGAAAAGAGGGATCGATTCCGCTCTGGAAGAAGCTCGCCAAGGCCGACGCCGTCTCGAGGGGCCACGAGCGCGCGGATGCGGGGCTCGCGGCGCGCGCGCGGCAGACGGAGGGAATGCGCGGTGAGCTCTACGGCGACGTGATCGGCCGCATTCTCGGCGCGACCGGTGGCTTCTACGCGGGCAAGCCGGGTGGTTCTTTGCCGTCGATCGCAGCGGCTGCACTCGGGCAGCACTTGGGCGGCAAGGCGGGCAAGACCGTCGGACGTGAGGTCGACACGCGCCGCACCAAGAAGAAGCTCGGCGGCATCAAGCAGGCGTTCGAGGACACGATGAATCTGCTCGGGCAAGAGCAGATGCTTCAGCAGCAGCAGGGCGCCAACGAAGCGGCCTTCTACATGGAGCGCTCGCGCGCGCTCGCCGAGCAGCAGAAGCAGATGGAGCAGGCGCTCCAGGCGGCGCAGCAGGAGAAGGAGCAGCAGGCGCAGCAGCTTGCGGAGCTCCAGAACGCGGTGCAGCAGCAGACGCAGATGTCGAACGATGCGACGACGCGCGCGTTGATGCAGACGGTGCAGGCGAACAACTCGGCGCTTCAGAGCCGTCAGCTCGCGAACGACACGACGGCGGCGCTTCAGAAGTTGAAGCAGACGCTGCGGGAGATCGCTGGTGATGACAGCGGTTCGAACACCGGCGGTATGGGGTCTGGTGGTGAGCCGGCGACCAGCCTTCAGCAGCAGGGTCCGGCGGCGCAGGCACCGAGCGCGGGCAACACTCCGTCGGCAGCGCCCCCCGAAGGTGGAACGACGACTCCGGGTCCGACCGAAAGCCCAGACTCGGGCGCGAGTGGTCAACCGGGACGCACGGTCGGGCAGCAAGATCAGAACCGCCCGCAGACGGGTGACCAGTTCAAGAGCGCGAGCGTGAAGGACCTCGCCAAGGGCGCGCTTCACGGAGCGAAGCAGATGCTCACGTCTAAGGCTCCGTACGCGCTTGGTGGCGCGGCACTGATGGGAGGTCTTCAGGCGGCCAACATCCACGGCGGCTCGGAGAAGCTTCGTCAGGAGGTCGCGGCGGACGAGAAGACGCCTGCGGGATCGTTCGGTGAAGCGATGATGCAGGCGCAGCGCAAAGCGCGGCTTGGTCTGGCGGAGGCTGGGGAGAAGTTCCCTGGTGCTTCTACGGCGATGGCAGCTCTCGGCGGTGCAAGCATGGGTGCGAGTCTCGGTCCCGCGCTGGTGGGCCGACTTCAGCGCGCGCCCGGTGACATCAAGACTCTGATGGGAGGTTGACCGTGCTCGACCATTTTCTTCTCGCGGCTCACCGCATGTCGAAGGCCGAGCAAGAGAAGCGCGCCTTCATCGAGGACTTGAAGAAGCTCCCGCGCCACGAGCTCGAGGCTCTCGCCAACGGCGAGAAGCTCGCGTTCAACGAGTGCGCTCCTGTCGACGGCAAGGTCGCTTGCTGGCTCGATCGTTTCAAGGGAACGCCTCTCTTCGAACAGGCCGTCGCGCTCGAGCAGCAAGAGCTCCAGCTCGACGCGCAGCGCATCCAGCACCGACTTCAGCAGCCGTCGATGGACAGCTTGTACACGCAGGAAGATCAGGTGCGTCTCCAGAAGCGGCTGCTCGAGCTCCAGCTCGCGCAGATCGAGGAGGAGGCGGCGCACACCGCCGCGGCAGCGGCTGCGCAGCCGAACACGCCGCCGGCCCCCGAGCTGACCGGCTCCCAAGGCGCCGGCGCTGTCGGCGCGGAGGAGCTCGACAACACCGAGGCGGTGCACAACCGCCCGGTCGGGTCTCCGGGATTGAAGCTGAGCTCGGCTTCCCTCGAGGACGCCAAAGAGCGCATGCGCAAGACGGCGATGGACCCTGCTCTGATGGGCAAACTGCGTGGCGCGGCGCAGGCGACCAAGCAGACGGCGGTCAAGTTCAAGCCCGGCTCGCTTCCTCGCGCGCGCGACTTGAACGCGGAGGCGACGGCAATCGGGCGCGCGCGGCCGCGCCTCGAGGCGGTCGCAGACCCCTTCCCGAGCCGCAAGGTGGCGGAGGACCTGGCCAAGAAGCTCGCGCACGCGGATGCGGAGAAGCTGGCCTTCTCGCTGCCTCCAGGCATCGGCCAGGCGGCGAGCAACGTCTTCTCGAAGCTCGGACCCCAGGGGACCAAGGCGCTGGTCGGCGCGGGTCTCGGAGCCGCCGGCGGCGCGCTCATGGGTGGGCACGACGATCGCGGCTGGCACCCCGGCGGGATGCTCGCGGGCGCGCTCGGCGGCGCGGCGCTCGGTGGCGTGGCGGGGCATGTAGGCGGCAACGTCGCCGAGCAGATGGCGCGTGGCGCCCCGCTCCGTAAAGCGCTCGGTGCAGGTGCTGCTCTCAGTGGGCGGCAGGCGATGCGCGCGGCGCGCGCGGCGGAAACCGAGGTGCGCGGGCTGCGCGCATCGGCAGACCTGGCTGATCGAGTGAAGGCTCGAGGCGGCGCGCCCGCGGGGCTTCTCGGGTCAGGTGCACCTCCTGGAACGGTTCGTCAGGGGCCGATCTCGGCGGCCTTCCGACAGCCGGAAGGAACGCTAGCGTCGGCAGGAGTCGCAAGCCCAAAAGCCTGACGGGCGAGCTCGCTCCCGCGGGTCCGCCCACCAAAGCCGATTCGGTCGTTCAGCTCTCGCGCGTGCCGCAGTCCGAACAGCACGTCGTCAGCGGGAACGCGTCGCGCACGGGGCAGTCACCCACCCTGGCGTCAGCAGGAACGAACGCGCCTTCGAGTGTTCCCTCGAGCGTCCGTCCGCCGCAGCTCACCATGCAGTCAGTGCAGGAGCAGAAGGGCATCTTCAAGTCGCTCCCGGCGCAGTACCAGCAGATGATCGAACAGCACCCGCTGGTCACGCAGGAGGGCTTCGCGCCGCATGCCCTCGCGCAGGGCATCCTCGGCGATCAACGCCGCTTTGGTGGATTGGACGAAGCGTTCCGCAACTTCATGATGAACTCGGGCCAGCTCGGCAGCCCCGTGTCCGGACAGCTCAGCGCGCCTCGTGCTTCTTCGATTCCGCAGGTCACTGCGATGCGTTCGCAGATGGCTACTGGAAGGTAGCGATGCCCGTCTCGATCACCATCAACGACTTCCTGGTTCGGTCGCTCGACAACGCGCTGAATCAGGTGTCGTGGTCGATCGGAGACACGTCGGAAGATGTCCTCGACTACACCTTCCAGCTTCTTCGTTCCGAGTCACCGAGCGGGCCGTTCGACAAGCTGACCGAGCCCTTCAGCGATCGATTCTTCTTCATCGACAACGCCATCTACGTCGGCGACCGATGGCGGATGCTGCACTACCAGCTTCTCGTCACGCACGTTCCGAGTGGCGATACGAAGACGTTCGGTCCTGTCACGCTCGAGCCCACTCCCGACTTGATTGCTCTCGAGCTCCGACGGCACATCCAGCTTCTCTTCCACGAGTACGCAGGTCGCCGCTGCTGGGTTCTTCCTGCACGCACGTTCGGACAGCGATGCGACTGCTGGAGTCCGACGTTGAAGAAGCGCACCCGATCGCGCTGCGTGCGCTGCTACGACACGGGGTTCGTTCGCGGGTACCTCTCTCCGATCGAGGTGTGGATGCAGGTCGACCCCTCCGCGAAGAGCGAGCAGACGTCGAACGTCGGGCCGCAGCAGCAGTCGAATACGACTGCCCGCTTGGGGTACTACCCGCCGCTCAAGCCGCGTGACTTGATCATCGAGTCCGAGAACCGCCGCTGGCACGTCGTTTCTGTTTCTTCGACCGAACACCTGCGTGCGACGGTGCATCAGGAAGTGCAGCTTCACGAAGTGCCTCCGCGTGACATCGAGTTCGAGATTCCTCTCAAGCTCGACGAGGCACTTCAGGACATCTACTTCGAGCCGCCGCGCAACTACACGATGCCGATGAACCTCGAGAACTTCTTGAAAGAGGAGATCCCCAACATCTTCTCGCTCTACAGAAACAGCATCCCGAATCCCGGAGACTTCGGGCAATGAGCCTTCCGTTCCTGTTCGAGTACCTGCCCGAGGTCGCTCCCGAACCCGTGAAGCTCGCGGAGGAGATGCCGTCTGCCGGCGTTCCTCTTACGAAGGACACGATGCTCGCAGGGCTACTTGGAGCAGGAACGATCGCTGCGGGAACTGGCCTTGGGTACGGAGCTGGTAAGCTATTGGGGTACGGTGCAGATCTCGCGAGTCAGCGGCTGTTCGGGCACCCGGTTCCAACCGAGTACCTTCCACCCGCTCTCGGCGTTCTCGGAGGTCTGGCAGGTGCAGTGCAGTCCGCCAAGGTGATGAAGAAGTACAAGGAGCTCTTGCGCCATGCCTACGAAGAATCCCAGAGTCGAGCCGCACGGGGAGCTGCCGGAGAGTAGCTTCAAGTACAACCCGCTCCAGCACGTGCGCTTCTTGTACGTGTCGTTCGTACAGGGACTCTTCTACTCCGCCCCTCGCGGGCAGTACCACTGGGAGTCGGACGACCAATCGACCGAGCTCTTCATCTCCGCCGAGTCGCCGATCAAGGTCGAGACGCTCAACATGCGCCCGTGCATCACCTTCACGCGCGCGCCGATCGGATTCCATCACCTCGGCTTCGACGACATGGACCAGTACGACTTCGCCACGGGTCGGAAGATCAAGTCGTTGCTGATTCCAGGCACGATGGTCATCAACTGCTGCTCGCGCAGCGACCTCGAGAGCGAGCATCTTGCGTGGGTGACGGCGGAGCACATCTGGCTTCTTCGAGACCTGCTGATGAAGCAGGGCTTCTACGACGTCGGACGCAACATCCAAGTGGGCTCGCCGAGCGCCGCAGGAGCGATCATCGAGGGAGATGGTGCTGACGAGTGGTTCTGCACATCAGTGACGTCGCCGTACCAGTTCTATCGAACGAGCGCGCGTACGCCGCTCGCAACGGGCATCATCCAGAACGTGCAGCTTGCTCTTTCGATGATGCAGCCGTGCCCGATTCGTCCTGGGATGGCGCCGTCGATTGGTGCCGGCGGCAATCCGCCGTTCCTCGAGGTGACGACGCGTCCTGGGCCGTTTGCGCCGGGAGCGCCCGATCCGAACGCGCTTCCGATGGCGGCGCATCCCCTCAACCCGGCGCAGCAGGTGGTCATCCGCCGCGCGCGCACGGGTCCGTACGGACTTCGTCCTCCGGGTATCGGCAACAAGACCTTTCTCAATCTTCAGGGGGCGGTCCTTCCCATATCCGGCACCGACGTGAAAGAATGTGATTCAACCCCGGTCGCAACGACCACGGTGAAGGTCTGAATGGACTCCACGACTCTTTGCGTAAAAGGCTGCGGAAAGCCGACGGCAACGTCTGGTCGACGCTGCTTTGTATGCCTGGAGAAGCAGCGCAGGGACAACCGACGCTACTACGCCAAGCGTGTGGCGCGAGGGCAGTGTCCATCGTGTCGAAAGTCCGCAGAGGTCGGCATTTTCTGCTTCAAGCACTGGCTCAAGAATGTGGGAGTTCCCCATGGGCTGGGGAATGGGAAGGGCATCGCTCTTCTTCAGCGCTTGTGGGAGGAGCAGAAAGGGCAGTGCGCCATTACCGGAGAGACTTTGATCCCCGGTGCTACTGCCAGCATCGATCACATCATTCCGAAGTCTCGCGGGGGCGCGAGCGTAAATGGGAACCTCCAGTGGGTTCTTCTACAAGTCAACCGCATCAAGTGGGACATGACCAACGAGGAGTTCGTCGAGACTTGTAGAAAAGTCGTTCGAGCAGCCGATCGTAGGTCCAACGAACAGATGGCAAGGAGCAACTGACTATGGCGGCAGAACTTCCGAAGCCCGGCGTCGAGGTGATCCAGCAGTTCCGGACCACCTCCCCGACGGTCGTCACCCCCACCCTCGTTCCGTGCATCGTCGGCGCCTGCAAGCAGATCGTCGATGCCGTGAGCACCAGCGCAGCCGGCGCGCAAGCCGTGAACACGGGAGCACTCGTCAGCCTCCCCGCGGTCTTCACCGCGATCGCGGCGGGCGGCGGACCGCCGGTCGTCTACACTCTCAACGGCAACCTGCTCTTCTCGGTGAACGGCCAAGTCGATGTCACCGTCACCTTCGCGAGCGGAACCTACACGCCCGCGACGGTCGTGCAGATGATCAACGCGGCGCTCGCGGCCGTCGGCGAGTCGGATGCATACGCCGAGCTCGTTGGCACTGCGCAGTGGCGCCTGCGTACGACGGGAACGGGCGACAGCCAGTTCCTCACGATCGACGGCGCCTCGACGGCAGGTGTGCTCACCGCCTTCGGCTTCCTGTCGGGTGGTGAGACGCGCTTCGGCGCGGGCAGCTACGCCGGCTGGCAGGTGCGCATTCCGACGACGGCGTTTCCGGACCCGCGCGGGAACATGTCGCAGCTCTCCATCGATCCGGCGACGGTCCGCGCGTTCCTCGGAACGGGTGCGACCAACACGCTCCTCGAGGCACTGCGCACGTCGTCCGTGCTCCGCAAGGGCGGCGCGGTCGCTGCGATCGACGACGGCAACGGCAACAACACGACCCCGTTCGTGGAGATGTCGGGTGAGGACTTCACCTCCGTGTCGACGCCTGCGACAGTAGCGACGGTGACGGGCGCGGGTGGTCCCACCTTCGCTTCGCTCGACGGCAAGACGCTCATCATCTCGGATGGGCGCGCGCCGAAGACGGTCACCTTCAACAATCCGGGAAGCGCGGCCGCAGTGGCGGCGCAGATTCAGGCAGCGTTCAACCCGCTCGACGGGTTGACGTGCACGCTCAGCGGCAGCGATCTCGTGCTCACCTGCACGCGCCTGCGCGAGGACGGTCTCACGACCGCGCTCGGCGAGGATTCGGAGATCGTGATCTACGGCGGCTCGGCGGTCTACCCGACCAACCTGCTCGACTCCGGCCTCACGCCGACCGTCAAGATCGCTCGCTACGTCGGCTCGCCGATGGCGGCGAAGGCGGGCGACGAGCTCTGGGTCGATGGTGTCTACATCGGCCTCATCAGCCAAGTGGCTCCGGGTTCGCACAATGCGCGCTTGAAGCTCAACACCGAGGTGCTGACGACCTTCACGGGTACGCACTTCTACGTCGTCGCCAAGAACCTTCAGCCGATGCCTACGATGACTGGCCGTCCCGCGCCGAACCTCATCGTCGACACCTCGGGCAACGCGTTGCTCAAGCTCGGCATCCTGCGCGACACGACCGGCAAGATCGTCGAGGCAGCCACGGCCTCTTCGCTTCTTCCGGGGCGCGCGCCGATGTACGTCGCGTACCACGCGCTTCGCCTCGACGTCACGCAGAAGGCCGCCAATCCGGGATTGCTGCGCGTCAACGACACCATCCAGCTCGGCAACCTGCTCGACCCGGTGTCCCCCGACAACCCGCTCGCGCTCGGCATGTACTTCGCGCTGCTCAATGGTCCGGGCATCCAGGTGACCGGCCTTGGAGTCGACGCGGTCGCTGCGAACGAGCCGTACGGTACTGTCGACGCCTTCACGCGCGCGGCGACGTACCTCGAAGCGTTCGAGGTCTACGGCCTCGTTCCGCTCACGCACGAGAGCTCGGTCGCCGAGGTCTTCAAGACCCACGTCGACACGATGAGCGCGCCGGCGAACAAGGGAGAGCGCATCTGCTTGTTCAACCCGGACAAGCCGACGCACAAGGTCCACACGCTCGTCGCCAGCGGCGTCAACGGCAACAGCGTGGGCAACACGGGCCTCACGTTCGACACGGGTGTGTCGAACCTCGCCGCGCTCCTGCTCGCGCAGGGCATCGACCCGACCGGCGCGATTCCGGTCTCGGCGGGTCTCTTCTTGAACATCGCGGCGGACACGAACAACTACAACATCTCCGCGATCTCCGGCTCGGTCGTCACCGTCAACGAGACGTTCTCGCCGCAGCAGAACTCGGACGGCTTCTACGCGACGACGTCGATGTCGACGCCGCTCATCGAAGAGCCGTTCGCGATCCGCATCCGCGGCGCGGCGCTCACGCTCACCGACGGCTCGCCCGACAAGGATGGCATCGCCGACACGTACGCTGCGCTCGCGCAGACGTACCTCGATCGCCGCTTCTGGCAGATCGTGCCGGACAAGTGCAAGGCCGTGCTCAACGGCATCGAGCAGCTCATCGAGGGCTTCTTCATGGCGGCGGCGATCGCCGGCATGATCGGCCAGCAGCCGCCGCAGCAGTCGTTCACCAACTTCCCGATGACCGGCTTCACCGGCGTCGTGGGGTCGAACGACTTCTTCAGCGAGAGCCAGATGAACCGCATGGCGGCTGGCGGAAACTACATCGTCATTCAAGAGGTCGACGGCGCGCCGCTCACCTCGCGCATGGCGCTGACCACCGACATGAGCTCGATCGAGACCCGCACGGACTCGATCACGAAGATCGTCGACTTCTGCGCCAAGTTCTACCGCCGTGGCCTGAAGAACTTCATCGGGCGGTTCAACATCACGCAGGGCTTCCTCGACTCGCTCGGCCACGTGCTCGAGGGTCTGTCGAGCTTCCTCAAGGAAGCGGGCGTCCTCATCGGGGCGAAGATCAACAACATCGTGCAGGACGACACGGCACCGGACACGGTGCTCGTGGACATCACGCTCGATGTTCCGTACCCCTGCAACTACATTCGTTTGACGCTCACCATCTGAGCCGGTGACAAGGTGAAGGAGTAAGTCGATGGCAGGCAACTTCAGCGATTGGTCGCCGTACAGCAACTACGTCCAGGCGGGACTGGTTGATGGTCGCTACGCGACGGCCGGCTTCACGATGCTCGCGGCGGGTCCGCCCCGTCTCGCGAACATCGGCGGTGCAGCGGGCCTGGCACTCGCCGTCTCCGGCAACGGACAGGCGGCGAACCAGGTCGTTCTGCCGGTGGGCATCGTGCAGAACTTCAACCTCTCGCACACCCGCAACTTCAGCCGCATCTTCGAGATCGGCTCGGAGCGGTCGTACTTCATCGCGGGGCGCACCGTCGGGCAGATCGGCCTCGGCCGCATCTACTACCACGGCGTGTCGCTTCTGCGCATCCTGTACGCCTACTACCAGGACCTCGTTCCTCCGACGATCGTTCCGGCGCTCTTTCCGAACGCGGGCGCTGCGACGATGTCGAACCCGCACGACGTCGTCATCCCGCCGGGATACGAGAACATCTTCATCAACCTGGCCTCGGATCTGTTCGCGCAGCCGATCGGCCTGTTGATGTACATCCGCGACATCAACCTCGCGACGCTCGGCGCGGCCTTCTTCGAGGCGTGCTACATCCCGAACCACGTCTGGGCGACCGACTCGCAGGGCGTGCTCATCCAAGAGAACGTCGCGGTCCAATTCGAGCGCGCGGTGCCCGTGTCGGTGGCGGCGCTCACGCTCATCAGCACGACCACGTCGTCGAACGCCGGCGGCGCGAACATGACCTTCCCCGGCTTGCCGGGCTGATAGGAGAACAAGATGGGGACGCCGTTCTCCTTCCAGGGCTCGCTCAGCTTTCCGCCGGACGCCAGCGTCCCGCCGGAGCTCGTGGGCGTTGTCTTCTCCGCGCAGTACGACCAGTTCAACTGGTCGGTGATGAAGCTGACGGGGGCGGGCACCAAGGTCGTCCCCTTCGGCAACATCGGAGCGCCGGGAGTCAAAGCGGCACTCATCAAGGTGGACCCCGACCCCCTGGCGGCTCCCGTGAGCCTTCAGTGGAACGGCGGGGGCGCGCCAGGGCAGCAAGAAGTGGCGCCGGGTGGTTTCCTGATGCTGGGCTCCGCCAACCCCGTCTCGGGGCTGACGTCGCTCAGCATCGTGTACACCACGGCCGTCACGGTCCGTGTACTCCTGCTAGGCTGATCATGGACACTCCCATCTTTTCCTGGAGGCTCTCTCGTGGACGTCAACACCGCTCTGATCACCATGGCGATCTCCGCGGTCACCGGCATCGGGGCAGCCGCTCTATTCCTCTGGAGAACCGCGGGTGCCTGGCACACGTTCAAGCAGAAGACCACGGATGACATTCACGAGTTGCGCAGAGACTGCGACGACCTCGAGGAAGATCTGAACAAGCACGACAGGGAGTTGAAGGACTTCATCGCTGACCAAAGCAGACAATGGCGGGACATCAGTAGGTCGCTTGGTGTGATCGAGGGAACTCAAAACCGGAGAAGCAAACCATGACTCAGCCCAAAACGTCCAGCGCGCCGCCCGCAGCGACGGAGGTTCCCTCGAGGCCGCCTCGTCGTCGCATCTCTGGTTCGTTGATGCTCTCCCCCGAGGTCATCGAGATGAAGAGGGAGCAAGAAGAGGCGAAGAGACGTGCGGCGCGCCTCGCGGCGTTGGTTGCCCCCTCTCCCGATCTCTCCCCCGAACTCGTTCCCGATCCCTTCCCGAGCTACGCAGTGACCGCTACCGAAAAGAAATGACCCGTCCGAACGAAGAGCTGATGCGCCACTACGGCACCGATGTCGACTTCCAAGAGAAGGAAGCCGGGATCTCGCCGTTCGCGCAGCGTTTGCTCTTCGCGATGCTCGCCATGCGTATGGCGCAGCACGTCGGTGGTGAGATGAGCGAGCAGAGGCAGCAGGCGATCGCCATGAACGATGCCTTCCGCGCTTTGCAGCTTCAGCAGATGGCCTCCACGATCGGTAATGCGCAGCATGCGCAAGCGCCAGTGTTCGCACCGCCGGGTGCGGACCTCGGGTACCTGCCGTACCCAGTGCCGATCGGGATGGACGCGGGTATGGTCCGCGTAGCCTCCGCTCTCGGTGCGGAGCTGGCGCAGATGGAGAAAGAGGCAGGAATCATGAGCGGGATGGCGGGACTTCTTTCGAAGTCTCCCAACCTGGCGAAGCCCTTTCAGCAGGTTGGGCACGCGTTGCAGGCTCCCGTGCGCGCAGCGCAAGCCGCGGCCGCGTCTCCGATGGGACAGAAGATCGTTGGTGGTCTTCAGAAGGCACGCGACGTTGCTGCGCCCGTTGCTCAGAAGGCCGTTGCTGGAGCTAAGACTGTTGGTCGTGGCGCTCTCGCTGGTGGTCTCGTAGGTGCGGGTCTTCTTGGCGGCACCGCCTACCTGGCCTCGAAGCCGGTGCTCGGCTACCTCTCCCGCGAGCAGGGTCCAGCGGACTGGGGCGAGACCACCTACGGCGCTCCGCAACTCGCGCACGGCATCAACCAGTATGGGCAGCCCCAACTCGGGACGCCTTTCATTCGATAAGGAGAAGAAGACATGAGCCTCGGTTCGGGACTGTTCACGAAGCCCACGGCGGGAAAGCCGCATATCGTCAAGAATCGTCTGGACGGAGTCGGCGGCGAAGTCGGCAAGCTCCGTGCAGATCTCGCCAAGGAGCTCGCTCCGTTGGCTGCGATTGCAGTCGAGGAGTGGTCTGCACCGCCGGCGGCAGCGACCAACCTCATCAAGACGAGCATCGCGACCGTCGCATCCGCGGTGACCTACAAGGGCACCGACCTCAACGGAAGCGTCGGCGCGGCGAAGTTCGCACCGCGTCCGATCTCCTGCGCACTCGGTGCGGGCGCGCACTACGCGGGCTCGGCCACGATCCAGGGCTACGATGCCCAGGGCGTCTACATCACCGACACGATCGCGCTCGCGGGCAATGGCGGCACGACGCAGCACACGGCGAAGTACTTCGCGCAGGTGCTCGCGATCGTTCTGCCGGCGCAGCTCGACACGAGCGGCACGCTCGCGTTCGGTCTCTACGGAAACAACATCGGCCTCTCGCGGACGCCGAAGGCGCGCACGACCGCCCTTTTCCTGCTCCACGAGTTCGAAGACGGAGCGGTGGCAGGCACCGCAGGAGCTCTCATTGCTGCGGGGTCGGCGGCTCCGTACGGCGCGTACACGCCGCACGACGCACCGAACGGCACGCACAACTACGCGATCTACTACGAGTTCGACGCGACGGTCTAGCGCGTCTTCTCGGGCGGGTGCTGCATCGCCGCATACGTGGTGAGCAGAAGCCGCTTGAAGTGAGGGTTGCTCATCGCGAGCGGCCCTCGAGCAGCCCGGATCAGGTGAACAGCTTGGTCCGGGCTCATCTTTTTGAGCAGCATCAGCGCGAGCGCAGTGATGACGCCTGACCGATTGCGCCCCTGCCAGCAGGTGACGAGGACGGTCTTGCCGCGACGCACTTGTCGCGCAGTCCACATCGCGGCATTGATCGCGCGTTCTTTGTCTCCCGGCGGCATGCCCTTGAAGTCGTCGTCCATCGGCGCGTGCAGCACGGCGATGTCTGGGAAGCTCTGCGCTCCCGGTTGGAACTCTTTGGCGGCGAGCACAAGAGAGTCGATCCCGTGCTTGTAGAGTCCGGGGCCGATCGGCGGGTGCCCTCCCATCCAGATCGCTTCGGTGATGGGGCTTGCGTGTTCTTTGAGGTGCATCACGTCCACCAGAAAGAGTCGACGACAGGACCTTCGACAGGCTCCGCGATGATCGCAGAGCCAGCCGGTGGTTGCACCGCACGAGGTTGAGTAGCAGGAGGAGTCTTCGCCGCCGGCGTTGCGGAGAAGAACTCCATGGTCGCGCGGTTGATGAGGTCTTTCTCTTCGGGCGTGAAGTCGGAGAACCGCGCCGAGTTGTTGTAGAGCGCACGTAGGAGTGAGAGCGCCTGCTCATCGTATCGATCGGGGCTCTCAGCAGCGCTTTGAAGAATGGGTTCCGGACGTCCGGAAAGCAGCTCCTCGAAGACGCCACGAGAGATCTTCTGAGCAGGTGCGAGCTGCATCAGCGCATCTTGCCGAGCGAGCTCCTGAAACGTCGGGAACTTCGGAAACGCGATGGGCTCAGGGAGCGCCTTTCGGAGCTCGTCTTGAGGGGAGGGGAGGGCGCCCTGCGGGTCCCAGGCCCCGATGCTTCCGCTGTTGTTGCTGTTGCTCATCGTTGAGCACCTCGAGGAATGCAGCGTCCAAAGACGATGCGTGGGCTAGAAAAAAGAGACGGACCACGGCGACGATCGCCTTCTCTCTCGAGATGGGACGTCGCCTTTTGCGAAGGTCGTTCTTGCGCAGAACCGCGACCAGCCTGTTGAGCTGCTGGAGCGTGTCGGAGTCGAAGTTCAGCCAGAACGCGCGTTCGTGCATAGCAGGAAGTATAGCGAGAGCGGCGGCCGTTGTGCAGCCGCCGCTCTCTTCTTCTACTTGATTCGCAAGATCTCGTGAAGCTCCGGCCACGACGAGATGCGTCGCAGGTCCTTTCCATCCCGCTTGTTGTGCGGAGTGTCCCAGAGAAAGGCTGCACCACTCGTGTGGTGGTCGAGCCAGTCGATGACGTGCGTGTGCCTTGTCATCGACGAAGACGTCGCCTTGGACGATGTGCTTCGATTGCGTGTGGACGACTCGGCTGGACGGAATGCCGAAGTTCTTCGCGAGCCAGAGGTCGCGTTCGTGCGCCCACGTCTCGCTGCCGATGAGCGGTGAGGTGACGATGAATAGCTCGACACCTGCATCGAGGAGCTTCTGCACTCCTTCTTTCGCTCCTGCATAGACAGGCAGGTTCAAGCAGAACCCTGGTCTGCGCGCAACCACTCCCGCGAACTCACGGATGCCTGGTCCGTACTCGTCGAGTTGCCTGAAGATCTCCCAGTTCGGAAAGTCTTCTGGGCGCAGGTCGACGAGCTCGTTCTCTCGCAGCTCGTTGAGAATGCCGCCGACAAAGTCGGCCAAGATGCCATCACAGTCCAGCAGCAGCCGAAGCTTTCGTTTCTTCGCAGCCATGGAGCCTCCTCACGTTTTGAATCTTGGCGAGCCGGTGGTTGGTCTTCTGAACTTCTGTTTCTTGCAGCACGCGAAGTCCGAAGTCCCCGCGCTGGGCACGCGCGAACATCTCCTCCATCGTGATCACTTCTACGGGAACGAGCCCGCCGAGAACGACGTCGAGCATATGCGCCACGGTCGTGGCCAGAGCTCCGACTCCAGCGATCTCCGCTCCCGCCTCCCGCTGCTTTTCGACGAGCGCTTTGGCGCTGTTCACTGCCTTGCAGATTCCCTCGAGGATGACGTTCGGCAGCAACCGCGGGTCTGGCCGGAGTGGCTGAATGCGGAAGGAGCCGGGTAGAAGATCCGGCTGGATGAGAAAAAGCCAGGCTGCTGTACCCCTCTTCTTCTTGCGTCGATGGTTCATGTTGCCTCCTTGTGGAGCGCAGAGCACTCCGGGACTCTTATTCCAGGTGTGCCTTGTTCTTGCGCGCAAGTTCGCCTCGACTGCTGGCACAAGAAACGCGAAGATATTGCTACAGTGGAGGAGCACATGCGGCACTGGGTCTACAACATCCGGGGGTCCGACCCCGATCCCATCAACCATCGGGGCATGAAGAGCTGGTTCTACTTCTACCGATGGCGGATGGAGGAAGAAGTCTGGCTTCCCGTGCAGGAACTCGACGTCCTCGACCTGATGCCCGCGCAAGACGACGTCGTTTGGTTGGTCATGGACGGCCGGATTCTTGGGTCGTCCCCCATCCTGCGCGTGGAGGAGAGCTTTCCATCTGGTCGCTACGAGCTTTGGTACGACGCGAGGAACGTGCGAGAGCTCAAGGTTCCCAAGCCTCTTCCTTCTTACCTCTCAGGCCCTCTGCGCACCCTCTTCTCTCCAGCCGATCCGTCTGAGTGGGAGGCTCTTCTGCATGCGCCATGACGCTCGACACGCGCACCGCGATGGAACTGCCCGAGGACTTTTCCTGGGCACTTTCTACGGATTCGGTATCGGAATCGGCGGTACCGTTCCTGCGATCTTCGTAGCGCCAGAGAGCTCGAGCACGCGCCACGTGCTGCTCGTTCTGCTCGTCTTTCAAATCATCGCGCTGGTCGTGGTCCAGTGCGTTCACCTCTTCTCGGAGAAGTAGCCATGAGCATCAAGGTTTCCGATCGACTGACCCCGGTGACGCCCCTTCAGTTTCTTCAAGGACTGGCGCAGAGCTGGGTCAACCTCTTCACGCTTCCTGCCACGAAAGAGCAGCTCCTCGTGCTGATGGCGCAGTCCGCCCTCGAGACAGGACGATGGCGGTACATCCACACGTACAACTTCGGCAACTCCAAGAGCACCGACGGCGACGGAAGGGACTACTGCTACTTCGCGTGCTGGGAAGTCTTCTCGAACGCGGTGGCCGCTGCGTACGTCGCAGCGTCCAAGCCCGGCGCCGAAGCGCGCATCACCGAGACGCACTCGGATGGCACGTCGACTGTCTGGTTCTACCCGGAGCACCCTGCTTGCCGCTTCCGCGCGTTCCAGGTGCTCAACGCCGATGGCACCATCGACGAATGGTCGAGCCTCGTACTGGGTATGACGGACTATCTCGGGATGCTGCGCAAGCGATTCAATCAATGCTGGAGCGCGGTGCTCTCCGGCGATCCCGTCAACTTCGTCAAGGCCCTCAAGGCGCAGGGGTACTTCACCGCCCCTTTGCAAGGGTACATCGACAACGAGGTCGCGCTCTTCAAGGAGTTCGGACACCTCAACGTCGACTACAACGCGCTCCCCGTGATTCCGGACGACAAGCGTAAGCTCATCACCGACTTCAGCGCGGTGGTCGCTCAGGAGTACCTCGCGGACATCCAGGAGCTCGAACAGACGTAACGGCGTCAGGGTGCGACCTTCTTCAAAAGAAGAGCATCAAGACGGTAGACAAGAACGAGAAGATGCTTTACATCCGGAAGAGCGCCTGAACCGGGGACAAGAAGAAGACCGCGGCATGTCAGGCCGCGGCAATGGCTGCTGTCAGCAGATAGGAGTTTTCGCGTCCATGAACTCTCACGAAAGGATTGTCCTCAAGTCGCTACCGTTCGCGGAAGGAGATCGACGTTGGGCGGGCACCGTCGAAGTCGTGCACCGTACGACAACCTTCGAGGACGGTTCCAAGCGGGAGTTCATCGATCTTCAGCTCCACATCGGGGAGCGCTTCTTCGGCATCCCTACGAGAAAGATCGAAGAGCTGGTCTCCGCCATTCGCGCGGGTGCGGAGATGGCTGAAGAGGAGGTTCGAAAGCTTCCTCCTCCGCCGCGCAACGAGTCACGGCCTCACGATCGTGGTGATCGTGGGGACCGAGGACGTCGTCGCAACGACGACGGCTATCGCAGAAAGTGAAGGAAAGAACATGAGCTACGAGATGGTCACCCTGGACGTGTACAAGAAGAAGCTGAAGAGCGGCGCGTACGTCAGCCTCACCGGCGCCAAGCGCGCGCTCGGTCGCGTCCAGAAGATGAGCGCGGCGGACAAGGCGGCGGCGGTCAAGGCGGCCGAGCGTCACTTCGGCGCGAGCAAGAAGCCCGGCAAGAAGGGCTGATCCCATGCCGACCAGCCCTGTTACCCCTCAGAAGTTCCTCGAGCGCCTGTCCGCTGGGAAGTACAACACCGAGGCCAACGCAAGAAAGGCACTCGGACGCGCGGGTACTCGCTGGAACAAGGAAACGCAGGACCGAGCATACATGTTCGTTGCCAGGTACTTCCGCAAGGGGTCTGAGGCGCTGCCCGAGGCATTCTGGCCCGGTGTGGAGCACTCTCAGGTTGCTGCGTCGGGTGGGAAGAAGGGTAAGAAGTCGAAGAAGAAGAGCGGCGCGGCGGGTGACCCCACTTCGCCGCCTTCCTCTTGGGCGGTGTCCTCGCTTGCAGAAGAGGTGGACACAGAGCTCCGCACGGCGTACGCCGAGGAGCTCTTTGGTCCTGACGGGAAGGCGACGGTCGAGTACTTGCACTCGGTCGTCTCCTTGCACAAGAACGTGATCGAGTGCTTCGACAAAGCGAAGAATGTCGATGAGAACGTCGATACGAGTGAGGTGCAGGGCGTCATCAACAGCCTCAGTCAAGTGGCTGCGCTGGTGACGCAAGAAGCCCAGCGCGGAATGGGCGTCATGCTCAAGCACCTTCCGTCGACGCGTACGCCGGTCAACAACGGCGTCATCGTTCAGGCACTCGTCGTCTCCGAGGAGCCGGTCGAACAGACCTCTCCAGAGGCAGCGTCAGCTCCCGCAACGAACATCCCTTCTGCCTTCCAGATGGTCACTCCGGCGGAGGAGGTGTCGGAGCGTGAGCGCGCTTCCTTCGCGCGGGCACGTCCGCCCTTCATGAAGCCGGTCGATCGCTAGTGCTCCAGAGCAGGCCCGTTGTCTCGACGTTGTCGGTGACGACGGGTCTGCTCAGCACTTCCAGGTCGCCGTGCCTCTCTTTTTTTAGCCTCCAGGTTCGGGTGCCCATCGGGGATTCGTACAGCACCTTGAGGCCCTCGACGTGGCGGTCGATCAGCAGAAGTGCGAACGCCTGCGTCTTCGATACGAGCTGCGAGAGCAGGTCGTCCCACGCTTCTCGGTTATTCGGAAGTTGCAGGAAGACGCGGTCGTTGATCGGAACCCCGCGGTCGTCGGTGACTTCGCTGCCGACCCACGTCATGGCGAAAGCGAGCTCGACGCCCGTGTGCGTTGTGCGCCGCAACTGATCGACGAGAAGGTCGCATACACGAAGAAGCTCTTCGTTGATGGCCTGATCGCTGAGGTCGATAGTTCTACGCATCGGTGTAGAATGTCCTGAAGATGAATCCGGTCGCAAGAGAATTGAGGCCGCTGCTTTCCTCCCTCGAGGGATGGATACCGACCATTCGCCGGTCGACCTACTCCGACAACGTGACCGTGTCCCTTGTCGACGAGGGCATTCAAGTCGTGGTGAGCTGGAGCTACAAGGGCGGGGGCGAGTGGCGACACCTCTTTACCAACGAGGAGCTGCTGGGACATACTTCGACGCTGCGCCCGCCCAGCACGTGGATGGGACATCGACGAATGTGCGGCCTCTCTCGACAGATCATCTACAGCGTTCTTTCGCAGCGCGGGGCCTAGGAGAAGAACATGGCGGACGTCCCCTCGAACTTCACGTTGACCATCGAGCAGTACCAGGCGCTGGTCGCTCTCGCGCGCGCAGGCACGACATCCGACGACCAGCGACGACAGCTCGAGCAGTTCTTGGTCGAGATCGAGAAGACCAACGGGGTGACGCGCTACTTGCTCTGGGTGCAGTGGCAGGAGCTCGAGCAAGCATTGCCCCCCACGGCCAAGTTCCCTGAAGTCTGGCCTCCCGAGCTTCGTCAGCTCATTCAGCAAATCAACCGTCCGATCTCCCTCTCTGACGTGAACGCAGTTCTCGCGGCGAGCGCGAAGAAGCCGACCAACGTCTTGGTCACTCCCGATCCTGCCGCGGTGGTCGGTTGGACGCCCCTCGCTTTGTACTTTCCGGGTGGGTGATGAAGAAGTTCCTTGCGGTCGACGGCGCGTTGCTCGTGACACCCGAGATGCCCGTGATCAACACCCTTTACGAGCTGGCGTTGAAGTACGACGTCCAGACGCAGCTCGTGAAGAAGGAGTCCGGGCTCTCGTTGGTTGTCGGGGAGGACACGCTGGGCGTCGGAGAAGAAGGCAACTTCTGCGAGTTCTTGGCCTCTATCGGACGCGCGGTTCCGGGCAAGGTCGTAGGCGAGCTCGAAGTGTGGTGGCCCATGGCACTGGAGTCCGGCCCTCAGTGGTGGACGCTGAACGAAGCCGGGCAGCTCTTCGTCACCGAGAGCGAGATCGTGCGCGGCGAGCCTGCGTTGTACGGAGGCTGACGTGGCGCTCTGCACCGTGGGAATCGAAACGAAGACCGGAGGCCGCTACTCGTTTCCGGACATGGAGCGCAGCGAGGTCTTCAAGGTTCTCGGTCCGCAGCTTCTCCGCGCCAACGACATGGTGCTAGTGAATGTGAGTGGCGCGTGCCTGACGTTGCCTACCCGTATCATTCGCATCATCGCTATCGACGACGAGGTCACATGGAGAGCAACGCAGGAAGACTCGACCCCCTAGCCCCGCTGCCTTGCATGAACTGCAAGACGCCGGTGAAGCACGACGCAGCGAAGCTCTTTCAAGGAGTCTTCGTTTGCGGCGGTTGCCACGAGATTGCAACGCGTGCCTTCACGCGTCTCGAGCGAGAGCTGAAGATGATGCTCACGCTCGCGAGCGAAACGATCCGGTTGGCGTTGATCGAAGGACGTCTTCAGCTCGGACCTGCCGAGAGTGGAGACATTCCGAAGTCCGAGTTGATGCGCTCCCTCATCGAGCTCGCAGAGAAGCGTCAGAAGAAAGACGTCAAGGAGGTGCCCCCGTGAAAGTTGCCAAGAACCCGATCTTCGCGCAGTTCGAAGCGCGCTGCACGTTCGAGGACTGTAAGGGTCGCATCATCTTCGACGAAGCACACTCGGCCGGTCTGAAGATCGGCGACAAGCTTCAGTTCCAGTCCAGCAACCCCGTGTACGGAAGGTGTCCCCTATGCAAGAGGCACATGATGCAGATCACGAAGGCGCCCGAGTCGCCGAAGCCCAAGCCGCCCGTCGGCTTCACCAAAATCCCGACCGAGTGATTCGAGCTCGTCTCGAGGGGTGGGAGGCGGATGTCGGCTGCGCTGTGGGTCTCGACGTTCAGCCAGTCGTGACTTCGACGCCGCACGGGGACATCAAGTGGGTTCGGATCTACATTCCGAAGCTGCGCCTGTACAACAGCGCGCACATGTACCTGATTCAGGGCATGCCGATCACTCAGCTCTTGATGTCGATGTCCCTCGAGGACAACTACGACCTGAAGATTCCGGGGCCGCTTCTCTACGTCGGCGGATTCCCTTCCGAGATGTGGGAAGTGCCCTTCTGCTACCGGGGCTTGACCGTCGGGCGTGCGCTGGAAGCGCCGGAGAAGCTTACCACCTCCGAGCTCCTTCTCGCGCTCTTCAACGACGAGATGGCACGTCGAAAGAAGTGATCGAAGAGACGACTTGACGTCGTCTCTTTTTCTGTCCATCCTGCACACACGTTGTACACACGCTTCTGAGGTTCCATGTCCAACAAGAATGAGACCAAGCTTCCTCACGTCGACCCGCGCGTCACTGACCCGCGCGCGGCCGCGTATCAGCGCGGTGCGACGCAACGCCGGCAGCCGCAAGAGCTGCCGAAGTACAACGAGCCACCGGCGGGCGGCCCCACACCGCCGATTCCGCTTCTCGATTCGCAGCACATCGAGGGCCAGACCATGGCGCAGCAAGCGGCCGCGCAACGCCGCGCCATGCATGCGCCGCAGCAGGGGCAAGCAAGTATCTTCGAGCCTGCTGCGCCGCCGATCGGGCATCCCGAGCAGATGCCCCCGCCGCCGCCGCCGCCTCGCGCGGCCCCTGCCAACGGGCCTCTCAGCATCCAGCCTGCGGACCTGCTTCCGATGGAGGCCACGCAGGACCCCGCGTTTCAGCAGGGCTACGGATCGATGTACGCATCCGCTCAGCCCGAGCTCGCGCGCAAGTACGGCGTCATGCGCGGCAACCAGCGCATTCCTCCGCAGATGCTGGTCAAGCAGGCGCCCGGCGCTCCTCCCAAGGGCCTCAGCCCCGAGACCGTCGAGGGCCTGAAGACCTTCGAGGAGCTCCAGAAGAAGGCAGGTCAGGTCGCTGCCGACAATGGGGACAAGGAGGCGGAGGAGGCATCCAAAGCGAGTGTCGCTGGCGAAGCCGCCAAGGCGGGCAGTGGCCTGAGCTCGAAGACCGAGATCGACACGATGATGAGCGCGCTCGACATGGACGCGCTGCACGAGCGGATGGTTCGCAACCTGATTCAGAACGACGAGCAGCGTTCGATCATCGAGGAGCGTCTCAGGCCGCTCGATCTGAGTGAGCTCATCACGCACGGGATGATCTCGCAGATCGTGCCGATTCAGCCGGGCGTCTTCGAGCCGGAGTTCCAGTCGGTGTCCGCGGAAGACGACCTTGCGATCAAGCGCCTCATCATCGAGGAGGCGAACTCGCTCAAGGTCGATGACCGCTACCTGCTCGACAAGTTCGCTCTGATGGGCATCACCTGCGCGCTGCGCGCGGTCAATCGCTTGCCGCTCCCGGATCATCGAGACGAGAAAGGATTCAACGACGAGAAGTTCTGGAAGAAGTTCGCCAAGATTCTGCGCTTCCCGCTGCCGATGATCGCCAGCTTGGGCGCCAACTACTTCTGGTTCGACGTGCGCGTTCGCAAGCTGTTCGTCGCGGAGCGCGTAAAAAATGGCTAGAGACTCCTGAAGGCTGGGCACGGGCGAACCTGCTGTTGTTGACGCTTCGCTCGATGCCCAAGCATGGGTCGATTCAGGAGTCGGTTCTCAGCCTAGTGATCTTGAAGAAAGAAGAGATCGAGGCTGCGAAGACCCGAGCGTTGCTGCAAGGCATGCTCAAGCAAGACGCTGGCCCCGAGGCGTGGGCAGACTTCTTCAAGCTCGCTTTCCCCTGGGTGCAGGTTGCCAAGAAGCGAGACGAAGCCGAAGTCATCAAGAGGCTCCAAGAGGAGATCAAACGAGGGCCTCTTCAGATCACTGCGCAGCACGACAACAAGTTCCGAAGTCGTCTCAAGACCAAGGTCGTTCAGCGGCAGGCCAACACGGAGTTGGCCAGTCGCCTGTCCTCGAAACTCAAACCGGCTGTTCCACGATGAACAAAACTGCACAAGCTGCCTTCTGCCCCGAGTGCGCGAGCCCCCTCGTCGACTTCTCCGAGTTGTCCGACGAGGGCGCGCGTTGCAACGCGTGCGGCTGGAGCGGTCGCAAGTCCGAGCTCCTTTCTTCTCAGTTCATGCACGAGGAAGGTGGCCCTGGCGAAGTCTACGGTCACTTCGTCTCCGACCTGCGGTTGCTCATGTCCAAGACGATCGCCACCCCCTTCGCGCACTTCCTGTTGAAGTGGGGGTTCTTGCCTTCGGAGAACCAGAAGGAGCAGATGACGATTCTGGCGCGCTACCTCACCGTGGTAGCCCGCGCCATCGTGCGCGCTGTCCTCGAGGAGCGCGCCAGCATCGAAAAGGAGCGCGCTCGCGATGGAAAGCAATCAGCCTAAGCCCGTACCTGGAACGGGAATGCTCGAGCAGCGCGAGACGGCGGAGGAGGGATCGGGGCTGTACTGCTTCATGGACCAGCTTCGTCTCTGTGGTCCGGCGTGCATGGCCTACTTGAACCCTGCGCCCCAGAACGACCCCGAGCTTCGTGGTCAGCAGTGGGCGCACTGCCACCTGCTCGTGAACGTGCATCGCGGTGGCAAGCACCTGGTCATCCTGACCAGCATGGCGCACCGCGCCCTCAATCAGCAGCCGGGAGCCAACATCCCGCCGCCTCAACCGAGGTAGCCATGCAAGTAGAACTTGTCTCTCTTCAGCAAAAGCTCGACCTGAACAGCGGGGAGATGCAGAACTCCATCTCGCTGCGCTTGCCGAACGGCAAGATGATCGAGCTTCCGATCGACAACAACGAGTCGCTGGAGGTCATTCGAGCAACGCGCTGGGAAGCTCCTCGCCAAGAAGAGATGCCGGAGCCTTCCTACGCGGCGCCCGCGCCGGAGCCCGAAGAAGTCGAAGAGCCCTCGCCGATCGGGTACGTGTCTCCTGCTCCTACATCAGGCATGCCTACCGGCATGCCTCGTCCGAGTTACGGAAACGAAGAAGCGCGCTCCTTCGCCGGCGACGATGACGCGGAAGCTGCCGCTGTGTTCGGCGGACCCGTCGTCAGTGGAACGCTCGGTCCTCCTCCTCAGCCCCAAGTCTCTTCTCGCGGTCGTCAGGTGTCGATGAACGAGTTCGGGTACCCCATCGTGCCGCGTGCGGGAATGGACCCTGGAGAGGTGACCGGCAGTGGTTCCGAAGCGGACGAAGACGGAGTCTCCTCGATATGATCGTCGTCGTCTGCTCGAACGCATCTTGCGGCGCCGCCTTCCGAGTCATGGGAGACCCGGTCGAGGTCAACCACCTCGTCGGAGCTTCTAGCTCGTTCTGGCCCAACAGGTACACGTGCCCGTCCTGTGAAGCGGCGGCCACCGGCGTGCTCGAAAGCGACATCGACGTTCGTACGTTGCCGTCGTTGCGAGACTTGGAAGCCCAGGAGCTCTTCCAGGCGCTCAACGGGATGGGTCTTCCAGAGGAGCAGGACTGCACGATCGAGAGCGTGACCAAGGTCCTGCTCGATCAGCGCATCGTGAAGGTCATCGGGCATTCGATCGAGGGGACTCGTCGGTATTGCCTCGAGCACGTGGAGTTCGATGACGGTCGCCGTCTCTACTTCGCAGCGGGCAGCCACGGCGCTACCGCCTACCGCCTAACGCTTCCGATCAAGCACACCGAGAAGGTGCTCGAGGAGTTCGATGAGCCTGCCTGAGATGGTCATCCGTTACCGCCACGACGAGGGCGACACCTGCACGGGGGAGATCTTGCTTCGCTGGGAGGACGGGTCCTTTCCTGCACAGCAACTTCATGCGATCGATCGCATCGGGTTCAACCGCATGATGGGAACGGTCAGCGAGGAGTTGAACAAGCACAAGGTCAGCAAGTTGATCATGGAGCGAACCGATCGCGGCGGTTTGAAGCCGTTCGTCTTCGACAATCCGACCGTCGAGCTTCTTCGCTCAGACCCGGTATCGGTCATCCGCTTGATGAACATCCCCCCGATCCACATCGATCTGCGCAAGGAGAAGCCGGCGCCGCTTACGCCCATCTTCGTGGCGGGGCACGACGCGCTTGCGAACGGATTCGGAGACGAGGTCTACGCTCGAGTGCGCGGAACGGGTGGCACAGCGGAGCTCGAGTGCCCGTGCTGCGGTTTGTGGAGCACCGTCGACACCGAGTTTGTCTTCAACTGCAAGAAGAAGTGCAAGTTGACGATGCCCGTTCGCTTCACGGAGAAGTGGGCCGTCGTCAAAGTCGAGGACCTCCTCGGGCTCAAGCTCGATCGCTACTACCTGCCGCGCGAATGGAACAAGTCGCATGGTTGGATCACCCGCGCCGACCTCGAGGCGCTGTTCGAACAATGGAAGAAGGAGAAGATGTCATGATGCAAGGTCCCAACCACCCTCGAATGCGCGGTGTCGGTCAGGCCCCCACGCCGGCTGATGGACGCGGCTCTCCGCGCACGGTGGCGAACGTCGTTCCGATGGAGCAGTACGCCGTGCAGTACTTCGACGAGAACGGCACGCCGCGTGTCAACGTTCTGGTCAAAGTCGGCGACCAGTTCTACTTCCCGCCGAACGGCATCGATTGGGCGGCCTCGCTCAAGCCCGCGGCGGAGTGGGTGAAGAAGGGCGTGCTCGCGAAGATCGGCAACGGGCAGTCGGTCGACCCGCTTCCGAAGAGCGATGCGGTCGACGTGATGGCGGGAGAGGAAGACGATGCCGACGATTCGTCCGCTCAATGACTGGGTGCTCGTTCGGTGCGAGCCGATTCCCGAGATGATAGGGAGCATCATCGTGCCGAACGGGACGCGCGTGCGTGCCGGTGAGGTCCTCGCTGTTGGGCCTGGTCGAGTCTACCGCGACAAGAACGTGCGCACTCCTCCCGACGTTCAGGTCGGAGAGCGCGTGGCGTTCTTCCGCGAGACGCTCGAGACGCAGCAGGGCAAGACCGTCGCTGGGATTCTCCAAGATCTCGGAGACGACCTCGGGCTCATTCGCGCCACCGACGTTCTCTTCGTCATCCCTCCGGGGATGGAGGTCGATGTTCGATGAGGCTCGTCGTTTCCCCCGAGACGGGGGTGGTGGAGCTGAACTACACGTGGTTGCCGACGTGGATCGGTATCAACACCCCGCTCAAGAACGAGCTCGAGAAGGCGCTTGCGGACAAGCTCGTCGGCAAACCACTTACCGAAGAAGTCCTCGATGAGGCACACGACCTGGTCGTGGACTTCTTTGCTCAGCGCTTCCCTTCCATGAAAGGGTTGCGTGACTACCTCGACTCTCTCAAGTTCGTGACAATCGAATGAAGAACGGCCGCATCCATATGCGTATCGACCAGAAGCTGCTCGAGCGAGCCAAGAAGCTCGTTCGCCGACGCGGCATCACGCTCACGCAGTTCGTGGAGGCGGCCTTTCGTTCTGCGCTCGAGCAGGAAGAGTCGGAGAAGAAACCGTTCGAAGCGGAGCAGATCTGATGAGCGAGTTCCAAGAGCAGTCCGACACGATCGAGGTCCCGCGGGGTACCGGCATCGACGGTTTCGTCGCGGTCATCCGCGGTCTTCTGAAGTTGCCGCGTGTGCAGTACATCAACATCGATGGCAACGGGCGTGTTCGCTATGCTCGCGTGGTTCGAAAAGGGGAGGCGGTTCGCCCGGCGGATCTCGACTTCAGCAGCCTCTACCCCTCGACGATCATTCGCAACGCTCAGCTCAAGGAGCTCCCCGAAGAGCGGGTTGCTGCGTTCGCGATCGCCAAGATGTTTCAGGCAGCGTCGTACGAGAAGCTGTACCCCATCTCCTTCGTCACCAATCCGAAGACCACGCTTTGGCAGTGGCACGACGACACGACGGGAATCAACATCGCGCATTCGGAGGACAGCCTCTACGGCGTTCCACTCTTGTTCGACGAGAACATTCCGGCGTACGTTCTGGTGCTCTGCACGGGGTACATGCCAGGCAGCCCGATGTCCGAGACCCGCAAGAGCTTCAAGATCACCATGCCGCAGTACGGCCAGGGAGGCTGACATGCACGAGCTCACCCGTGTCATCATTCGCTCGGGGTTGGTCGCGCCCGAGTTCTTGGCGCAGTTCCGCAAGTGGGGGTTGATCACTCCCGACGAGCCCCCGGTGCCGATCTCCGACAAGACGCAGCTCATTGCCGCGCTCGATCGTGCTCTTCAAGAGGAAGAGCTGGTGATCGTTCGTGAGACCGACCTCGATGCGCTGAATCGCTATCTGGCGCACATGCACCCGAGCAAGCTGCACGTCGTCATGCCCGACGGTACGACAGGAGACTTCGACGTTACCTACGGCAAGCTCGAGACGGGTGAGTACATCTTCCCGTGGCACTTCGAGAGCGTCGAGGACGTGCTCGCGAACGGCGAGACGTACCTGCTCGAGGACTCGACGAGCAACGTGAAGATCTACTTCTCGTCCGTCCGTGAGCTCTTCTTCGGCGACCACAAGGCATTCGTCGTCTGCACTCCTTCTCCTCAAGAGGTTTCCCATGGACAGCACGAACCCGCTGCTGACGCTCCTGCGCAGTAAGTTCGGCTACGAAGCGCGCGACGTCACGTCGGGCAAGAAGCAGCTTCGTGTACTCGGTCGACTTCCCAACGAACGCATGGGCGATTGGCTGATCGGCATGCACTTCGCGCACCAAGCGCTGCAACGGCAGCCGGGATGGTCGGTCGACTTCAGCAAGTTCTACTTCCCGCGCAACGGGAAGATCGTCTATGCCTGGAGGCTCATCTTCCAGAGTGTGGACGATCAGCCGATCTCCGCTCATCTTCAAGACATCATGAACTCGTTCTCTTCTGCTCCGCAGAGCTCCCGTGGGGAAGTCATGGAGATTCCCCTGATGGGGGCTGGGCGCAGTCGAAGCGCTGCCGGTGGAAGAGGGGCGTACACCATCGGTGGTGCGAATCCGTTCATCCCCGGTCCCTCGAGGCGCGTGTAGGAAGGCACCATGTCAACGTCCGAGACGAAGTGGGTCGAGCCGCAGATCGCTCCTACGGAGTTCACCAAGGAGGAGCAGGAAGCGATCGAGCTCAAGAAGAAGGCGCTCGATGAGCTTCTGAAGCACCGGAAGCACGCCAAGTACAAGATCGAGCTCTTCTTCGGCAAGGCGCGTTCGCTCACCAAGCCGACTCCGGGCATCATCTCCTTCTGGGAGAGCGGTTCGAAGCTGCACGGCGGCGGCGACGCGAAGATCTACATCTGCCCTGGCAAGCAGCTCGGCATCAACAACTGCTCCGCGATCATTCCCGAAGCGGCGAACATCAACGCGCTGCACTTCTGCTCGGCGTGCAAGCGCTCATGGAAGGGCAAGGAGGTGATCGGAGAAGTCGTCGCCAACTTGACCATGCGTGGGTGGGCAGAAGCATTGCTGTACTACTACACGCACTTGGACCACAATGCGGACATCTACCTGAAGCACGCCTACGAAGACATCCGCACCGTCGCGATGCTCGAGCAGGCGAAGCAGAAAGGTGGAGAGTACCTCAACCGCGTTCGTCGCAAGCGTGCCCTTCACATCTATCCGCTCAACCGCATCATCACGGACACATCGGCAGGGGCCGACTTGCTCAGGCGCTTCTACGCGTTCTTGACCGCATGAGACACGACAAGTACGTCCGCATTCTGCACCGCCGCGCGGGCCTCCGCGAGCTTCAACGACTTCTGTCCGAGAGGTACCTCGTGGTCGATGGGCGCGCGAAGCAGCAGATCCTCTGCGAGGAGGCGCCTTACCAAGATCGGTTCCTCTCGCAGGACGCTCTCTCCGAAATCATGGGGATGCTATCCGCCCTCGAGGCCGAAGAAGACAAGCGACTGCTGCGCTTCGAGCTTCGAGAGAGGGACGAAGCTCAACTTCCAGACAGTCTGAAGGAGAAAGAAGATGGCAGAGAAGAGACGACGGCACGGCCGTCCCGGCGCGGACGGCGTGGTGGGTCCGACCCCTCACCTGCGCCTGCGTCTTAGCCAGTTCGAGCAGCGCCTCGAGGCGTTGCAAGACGTCGTCGGCAACAACACCGACGTCTTCGCGGCTGGATTCGACGCGGCCGACCGCCGTATCTACACCCTGATGCGCGTCGTCAGCGACGTGGCAACGGGGCGATCGCTTTACTTGGTCTCCGACGGAGTCGACGAACGAATCGACTACATGCAGTACTTCGCGGAGTACGAGGCCATTCAGGCCCTCATCGTGCTGGCGAAAGTGCACGGTCCGGCTGTTCAAGTCGAGGAGTCCGAGGCAGACTACGAAGAGTCAGCGGTCATCTTCGGAGGAGCCTCAACATGAAGCCTATTCAGCGAACCGACAGCCTCGATCACGTCAAGGTGTTGCCCAACGGAACGAAGGTCGTCTACGAGAGTGCGGCGGGAGGCATGCGGAAGATCTGCTGCCCGAAGTGCGGTGCTGCGAACGCGGTTCCGTCGGCGACAGCGAAGGGCCAGCAGGTGCTCCGCTGCAACTGCGGCGCGCAGTTCACGTCGACTCGGATGTGAGCGGTCGAAGCATCAGGAGTCCATCCGTCTGCGGCAGCATACCGATCACTCGGAACCCGAGCTTGTCGTACAGACCGCGAGCTCGGGTGTTATCCCTTCGGACCGTGAGCATGACGGGTATGTACGCGTGCTTCAGCACCTCTTCCAGCATGCTCTGTCCGACGCCTCGTCCTTGAAAGTCCGGGTGCACCCCCACGCGAAGTAGATCGATGATCTCCGGACCGAATCGTACGAGGCAGTACCCGATGGCAGGTCTTCTCCAGATGAACGCCCTGCTGGTGCCGAGCTCCTCGTAGAGTGAGTGCTCGTTGAGGCAGTTGTCTGGGAACAACAACGTCTCGAGCTCGGCGAGCCGCTCGATGTCTTTCTTGTTGGCGTAGTGGAGCATGGAGGCGTGATGATTTCCGTTCAAGCAGACAACCTGCACGATGGCAAGGCACTCGAGAAAGAAGTCGATGCAGATCTCGATGCCTTCAACGCATGGTTTCAGGAGCACCTGAAGGATGGCCCTCTCGACAACCTCGAGCGAGCGGCGATCAAGACCTACCTTTGGTGGAAGACCCATGACGGGGCTAAAAAAGAGGCACCCGAAGGTGCCTCTTCTCCCGCCTAGTTGACGGGCTGGTCCGCGCCGCCGGCGGCGTGCATCGCGACCGAGATGAACGTCATCGTCGTCTCGATCGAGTTGCGCAGGGCCATCAGCAACTTGAGGTGATCTGCGTACTTCTCCTTGTCGACGCCGTTAGTCAGTCCTGCCTTGCAGATGTCGACGCCGTTATCGATGACGTCCAGCGTCCAAGAGAAGTGCAGCATCGCCTGCTCGTAGCGCTGCTGGTGCAAGAAGGAAGACGCTGCGTGGTTGTACTTCGCGACCTTGAGCAGGTTCCTTGTGAGCTTCTCTTTGCAGACCTTGTCGATTTGAGTGTCCATGGTAGTGCCTCCTTGTTCTTCTTATTCCTCTTTTCAGGGTCCGATTGAAGGGGTACAAGAAGGAAAGCTACCGGGAGAAGAAGATGGCACGAAAGTCCGTTGTTGCAATCGAGTGTGGCCGCTGCAATCGCACGGAGTACGTCGAGGAGGCTCCTGAGAGCGACTACCCCGCGCTCACGATCACTGTACGGGGGCACTCCGTCGCGTCCTACGACGACCTCTGCGCGAACTGCGAGGAGATCGTAACGACCGCGGTGACCAACTTGACGAAGCCGATGGAGAAGCGCTCCCCCATTCGCAAGAAGAAGGAGGCGGCTTCTGCACCCGCACAGGAGACACCGAACGGCGTTCAGCATATGCGCGTGCCACGGGGCTAAAAAACGAGAGACAGCCGAGTGGGGGGAAGCCCGGCTGTCTCTCGCCGTCACCCGTCAAAGACGGGCAACGCTACACGACGGAAGGAGGGGCCGTCGCGGTGATCTTCTTGAGTTGGCGCTTGTACGCCTCCACGGCTTGCTTCAACCCGCGGTTTTCCTCTTCGAGTTTGTCGATGCGATCGTACAAGTGCGTGAAGCACTCGCTCAGCACGTGGAGTTGGTCGTCAGCTAGGTCCCCGCCGCAGTGTTCGCATTGTCCCATGGTTTGATGCCTCCTTACTGTTCTTATCCCCTACTACGTAGCGTTCTTGCGTAGCAGGGGTAGAGAAAAGAACCCCGGCTTGGACTTCCGGCCAGGGTTCTTTTCAGAGGCGTCCCTACTCCTACGTGGTAAGGAGGCAGTCCATGCAGAGGGCAAGCCCTCGGTTGGTCCACCACACGTAAGAGCAGTCTCTTCCTCCACGATTCTTATCTCGGAGAATACCTGTATTTTGCACGGAGCTAAAAAGAAGGAACCCCGTGGGGTTCCTTCTTCCGGTACTGCTACTCCGTGTCGATCGGGTCGGCCGCGCCACCGAAGGCGGCGTTGACACCCTTCTGCACGAGCGTCGCGATGCCGACGATCACGAGACCACCGGCGACGGCGCCTGCTGCGTACGAGAACGCGGTGGAGAACTCGCCGACGTGGGTGCTGAGCGATTCGCTGAATGTCGACGGCTCGAATGCCTTCGCCTGCTCCGACTTGTTCGTGTCGATGGTCTTGTTCGTGTCGATGGTCTTGTTCGTGTCGATGCTCATGGTTGCCTCCTTGGTTGAATGGGTAGGTCTCCCATCAATCTTCTTATACCGTTTCTTGTTGTTGTTTTTCCGGGGGCTGGGCTCTTTGACCTTCGCGACCTCCCCGAACGGGACGCGTAGGACATCCTTCTCGAGGGTCATGCGACCCTCTCGAAGTACTTCTTCGGGTTCATGACGGGCTCGCCGCAGTGGCTGCAACGAGGCCAGTCCTTGGCGACGCTTGCAAAGCGTGCCTCTGCGCGGAGTCGAGCCTGCGCTCGTTCGTGCTCCGGGAAGGAGCCTTCGTCTTCGCCGCACATACCCTCCTCCACAGTGGAGTAGAGCCGGACCGGCGGTCTGTACGGAATCACGGGACCGAGGGCTTTGAGATTGCCCCCGGTCTTACTGGCGCGCCGAGCGTCAGCGGACGTGTGAACAAGATCGAGGGCTGTGCACGCCAGCTTCACGCCAGCGGCGACCCCCAGGAACATGAAGATCATAGTGCCTCCTTGTTGTTCTTATTCCCTCCTTTCCTCTGGAATCGTCAGCTACTGGATGATCGAGAGCACCGTTGGGATGTCGAGCCCATGCTGGGCAGCGACCTCCAGTAGCTTCTTGTATCCGCGAGCGTCTCCACTCTGAACCATCTTGATGGCGCGGCTCCAGTCGAGAAGCAGCTCCTTGGCCAGAGCGATCTGCGTATTGCTGCGACTGGCAGTTCGAAGTTGCTCTTCGAGTCGATCGGCTCGAATCTTTGCATCCTGCATTTCCGAAACTGCCGTGTTGAGTTGCTGCTCGAGAGCGGACACACGGCCCTTCAGGCGTGTGTTCACTGCCCTCATTGCCGGTGAGGAGTCATTGGGGGAGTCGTTGCTCACCCTTTTGGCGGCCTCGAGCTGCCTCTCGAGGCCATCGGTGTGCTTGCGAAGGTTGGTGAACCCGACTTCAAGCTCCCCGCGGATGCGCGTCTGCTCCGCGAGGCGCTCTTCGAGCGTCTGGTTCTCTTTCCTCAGCTTCTCGACGTTCGCTGCGTGATTGAGCAGCGCCGTCTCCCGCTCTTTCAGCGTAGCCTCGAGAGTCGTCTTGGCCTCTTGAAGCTTCTCGGTCTCCATCTCGTAGAGTTCGAGGGTCTCCTTCAGGTCTTGCAGTGACGGCTCCGGAGGCTCTGGGGCTTCTGGAAGGGGTCGAGGAGTGCTCGGCGGCGCTTGCTGCTTGTTTGGAACAGGTGTCAGGCGCGGCGGGCGTGGGAAGTGAGAGAGGTACTTTCCCCAGTCCCCCTTGTTTGGAAGGCCGACGAAGTACTTCCCGGTGTGCTTGGCCAGGTCTTTCGCTGCGTTTCGTTGCCCGGCGCTCATGAGCTCGATCATCGCGACGATGATGTCGGCCCCTTCGACGCTGGTCGACTTCGACTTGTCGAGGTTGGCGACCTTGACGATGTCGATGCCGTACCTCTCGAACCTCGGCCGGAGACTCTTTTCGAAGAGCTGTCCGGGGAAGTTCGAGAAGACGACAGCACGCAGGTTGCGTGTGGCACTTGACGGCGGTGTGGTTGTTACCATGTCTTCCTCCCTCATGGTGTCGAGCAGAGCGCCCACATGTGCCAAACGAGGTACGGAGACGTGTTGGAGCGCACCTGGCACTCCATGCCTGCCTGCTTGGTCGTATCCGTCGGGTTGATCGGGATGCAGACGACCTCGCCGAGGTTGGGTGTGCTCATGTTGTAGTAGACGCCGCCAGAGATGAGGACGTCCGAGTTGTTGTTGCAGTAGATGTCACCCTTATCGACTTGCTGGTAGTTCGTGTTGGCGTTGTTCTGCCAGTTCACGACGTAGAGCTTCGACTTGGAGATCGACGTGCCGGCGGGGCCTTGGGGACCCGCAGGGCCTTGAACGCCTTGGACACCTTGAGCTCCCTGGGGACCCGCGGGTCCCGCAGGACCTTGCAATCCAGGATCTCCTTGAGGGCCTTGGGGACCGGTGGCGCCGATGGTGCCAGGATCGCCCTTTGGTCCTTGCGGGCCGGCAGGACCCGCAGGGCCTTGAGGACCCGTGGGTCCTTGCGGGCCAGGATCGCCGGTGCAGAGCGGCGCGCTCGAAGAGCAGGCGGGATCGCCGCTGCCCTGCTTGTTGTTCGTCGTGGTGTCCGTACCGCACGCGACCAGGAACAGGCTCGCGATGAGAATCGAAATGTAGATGCGCATGGAAAGACCTCCTTCGTTCTTCTTATGCCGCCAACGGCTCCGGAATGTGCGCGCGGGCTAAAGAGAGCTGAACTCTCAGAGTTCTTATGCCCGATTCACCCTGGAAATTGCGCCCTCTGGGCTAAGAAGAAGGGGGTGCCCTTCTTCTACTCGATCAGCGCAGGAACCCCCGTCCGTCGCCCACCATTGCGAGCAGCCGCGTCTGGGTCTCCCTGCGGCGCTTCGCTTCTTCTTGTTCCTGTACCAGCAGGCAGAACAAGCGCCAGTCTTCGAAGCCGCTGAGCGGGCCGGCGTTGGTGTCCTCGGGATACAGGTATTTCTTGATGCAGTTCTTGTCCATGGTAGTGCCTCCTTGTTCTTCTTATGCCGCCTTCGCGCCCTTTTTTGTGGTTCGTGGTAGCCTTCGGACATGCCGCTGAACTCCGCTGAGATTGCTGCCGCTTCTGGGCAGTTTCAGTCGATGTACGCCTCGAACATGCAGTTCTCGGGCATGGTCGGTGGGATGGGTGGGCCGCCCGTTCAGGCAGAGCGCGTTACGGGCGGGCTGATGAACGCAGCCGCGAGCGTCGGAGCTCCTTTGGCGAGCCTCGGCATCGGAATGCTCGGGCTCGATCCGATGAGCCTCGGCCTCAAGGCGGGGATGGGTGCCTACATGGGGGGCGCAGGGCTGATGGGAGCCGGCGTTGCGGGTCTTGGTGTTGCCGCAGGGGTGGCGGTTCCGATGGCAGTCGCCAGCTACGCGGCGAACCAGATGTGGACGGGCGCGCAGCAGCAGCAGGCGTTCAACCAGCAGATGCGCGGCGCCTTCAACTTCATGACGCCGTACGGGCAGGGCTTCTCGACGGGGCAGCTTGGGGGGATCAACCAGCAGCTCTTCAACATGGCGGGGCAGCAGGGGCCTGGTGGGGAGATGCTCGGGATTCGAGAGCTCCAAGGGCTCGCGTCGAACATGGGGCGGATGGGAATGGGCGGCGGCGTACGCGACGTCAGCCAGTTCACTCAGCGCTTCCGCGAGATGGTCGATACACTGAAGGTCGTAGCGAAGGAGATGGGAACCAGCATGCAGGCGGCGCAGGAGTTCGTCGTCGCGATGCGGGGATCGGGCATCTTCAACTCTGGAGACCAGCGTCGATTGGCCACCGAGATCCGCCAGTTCTCTCAGGCCGGCAACATGGCCACGAGCGAGCTCACCGCGGCGGCGAACATCGGAGCTCAGGTCTCCCGTGCGATCGGCGGCCGTGGAGCGCAGGGCGCGTTCGCAGGAATCCGCACAGCCGGGATGATCGGAACCGCCATGCAGGCGGGAGTGCTGTCGGAAGAAGACATCTACAACGCCACGGGGCTCACCGGCGCAGAGGGCCGACAGGCACTCGCGACACGGCAGCTCGAGCAGGCTGGTGGTTTTCTGCGTTCGGGACGCGGACGGATGTTCTTGGCGTCCGTCGCGGGACAGAATGGGCAGCTCGATCAAGCATCCGTCGAACAGTGGATGTCCGGTGACATGAACATCGGGGCCACGCGCGGCCGCGCTCGTGGGAACTTGTCCTCCATCGGAAAGGCCGGGTTCCTCCGCAACGAAGGCCGCCTTCGCGGTGCAGCTCTTCAGCAGTTCGGGGGAATGCTCCCGACGATGGCGCTGATGCAGTGGGCTTCGAGCAAGGGCATCGACATCGATCAAATGGACGATCGCTCGATGATGTTCGCCTCCCGGCAGCTCGGAATGGGGATGGACGAGCTCGAGGACGCCGTGAAGATGGCGAAGGATATGCCCCGGCTGCGGGAGCAGCAGCGGTCATCGGCGCGCGCAGACGAGTTCCAGCGCAGGCAGGCCACCCTCAGCCGAACGCAGGGCATCGAAGGCGTCAAACGACGATTCGAAGAAGCCAGAGACAAGGTGCAGAACAGTCTGCAACGCGCCGGAGCTCAGTTCTACACCGACCTCTCCTCGATGGTGGAGACGTACATCAACAAGCTGACGGGCGTCGCGGTCGAAGAGTACGACCAGCAGATCATGGACGCCTACTCGGATGCGATTCGTGGCGCCGGGAGCTCTGGTCTTCAGAAGCAGCTCGGTGGCGGCGCGCGCGCCGGAGTGGGGATCGCAAGCAAGTACGGAACGGGTACTTCTCCTCTCGCTGGACGGACGTCTGCGCAAGCCGGCGTCAACAACTTCTTCGGACGCAGGGAGGGCGTAGGCCGTGCAGCCGAAATCGGTCTCACTGGGTTGTTTAGCTCAGGAGCGTCGAAGCTCGCGTTCGGCGACTCGGACATGGATCGAATGCAGGCTGCTGGATACGGCGGGTTGTTCCGTGGTGTCGGCGGAGCGGACGATCTCCAAAGACGTACGAACATGGCGCAGGGGGCGTACTACGCAACGCAAGCTGCTCTTCGAGATCCTTCTCTCAAGGACGTGCACGGCAACGCGAAGCTCGATCAATTGACCCAGGTGCTCGCGCAGCGCGCGAACGCTGGTGACAAGGACGCCGCGGCCGCACTGATGAACATTCGGTCGGCCAATACGCCGGAGGAGCGGCAGAAGATCGCTCGACAGATGATGGGAGAGAAGGGTCCGCCGAGTACCCTCTCTTCTTTGAGCGGTGGTTTTGCCACGATGGACGAGAAGAACTTGGCCTATGGGCAGGCGATGGCGATGCCCGCGGCCAAGAGGGGACGTCCCGAATTTGCAGAGGGACTTCTCGGTATGCTCGGAGCTCGCAAGATCGACAAGCAGACCGAAGGGATGTCGGTTGTCGACAAGGTTCTCACGGGACTCACCGGGGGCTACTGGAAGACCGTCACCGATCGACGTGCGGCAGCAGCCAAGGGCGAGTACTTGAACTCGCAAGAAGGCAAGTCGCTGATCTCCGGCATCTACTCAGGCGACCAGGCGTCTCGAGACAAGATCGAAGACATGTTGCTGAAAGAAGATCTCCCGCCCGAGCAGCGAGAGGCTTTGAAGCAGATGGCAGCGGCTGCCGACTCCTTCGACCTGTACGAGAAGGCTCAGAAGGAGAAGCGAGAGCCGACAGAAGAAGAGTGGGCAGCGATCGCCCGCCGACGCGGTATGTCCGTGGACGCCGTGAAGAGCTCTCCGTCGCAGCTCTCAGCCGTCGCCAAGGGCCAGCAAGAAGAGAAGACGCGTATTCTCGCTCGCGAGATGAGTCGCGGAGCGCAGCAGCAAGCGCGTTCGCTCACGCTCAGCGGGTACGCGACCACGGACAAGTCTGGAAAATTGGTCTTGTCGGCGGGCACCGAGGCAGCGATCACTTCGGCACTCGGCAAGGACGCTGGGGGCATCATCAAGGCGATGCAGGGCAAGCTTTCGAGCATCGACCGACAATCCATGGTTGGAGAAACCACGGATTCCGAGCTCCTCAAGGAACTCGCGACAGAGCAAGGCTCGTACGAGTCTCAGATTCGTGGCCTGTCCGTCGCTCAGAAGCGGAAGCTGGCATCCGAACTCGAGAAGCAGGGGCAGTTCGATCAAGCTTCGGAGCTCCGCTCGGATGCAGCAGAGCGCGCGAAGATCGAGGCGAAGCTCAAGAAGGGCGGAAGCGCCTACGCGATCGGAAGCTCCCTAGGAGTGCAGTTCCGAGGTGGAGACCTGCGGAAGTTCCAGGAGCTCGCCAAGAAGGACCCGTCCTTGGCAGCGAATCAGTTGCTGGCCAAGAGCGGCGTGAACGTCGGCGATCTCTCCGAAGAGGCGCGCAAGGACATCTCGAGCATGCTCGCCTCCGGAAACGCAGAGGCTATCCAGGACCTTGCGGCGGGCCGCGGCGCTGCCGGACGCGAGGTGCAAGCAGCTCGACAGAAAGCAGCCAAAGAGAAGACGGAGGCGTCGCAACGAGAACAAGATCCGTTGCTTGCTAAGATCGAGGAGCACCTCGCGCGAATCGCCGGTACGATGGGCGATCCCGAGGTCGGTACCGCCATCAAGAGCACCGCTCGTTTCACGCAGCAGGTCGCCAACAACACCGGGAACGATTCGAAAGACACCGAGCAAGGAACGCAGAAAGCGCCGCAATCATGACCATTCCGGCCTCCTTCGATCCCTTCGCCTTGATCTCGACGCAGGTCATGCAGACCAAGCTGCCGACGAGCATCTTCGTGCAGCCTCCGGGGTGCGGGCCTGGACGAAACGAGACGCCGGTCACCATCAAGATGAACGGCAAGCTCTACACGTTCACGTACCGTGACAAGATCGTGCCCGAGGACCCGTTCCTTCTGGCTGTCAAAGCGGCTGCCTTCTCCATCAAGCGCGTGGAGGAGTATCGTGGAGTGCCTCCGCCCCGCTCGGTGCGCGACTTCCTCATCAAGACCAACCTCGCCGTCTGAGGACAAGCCATGTCGGTGTTCGTTTCCCTCGAGATCGACGACTTCCAGAGGACGTTCTCCCAGCAAGTGGCGAACGGCAAGAGCGCGCGCAAGAACGGATCGAATCCCAGCGTTCGACGTCCTACGCGTGGTCTCGAGGTCAAGGACGACACCTACGCGATCATCCGCGTAGTGCGTGCGGACGGTAGCAACATCCCGCTCTTCGATTCGGGTGCGATGGACGGCACCGGTCAGAACGAGAACTACGCGAACTTCCTTCTTCAGAGCGTGAGCGAAGCACGCATGGAGAAGCAGCAGATCGTGGAGACGTTCGGCGAGCCCTACATCTTCTTCTTTGGTGAAGCTCCCCGCTTCATCGATGTTCAAGCGGTGCTGCTCAAGAGCTTCGACTTCAACTGGCGCTCGGAGTGGTGGGAGAACTACGACAAGTACCTGCGCGGGACGAAACTCGTGGAGATGGGAGCGCGCTGCTACCTCTTCTACGAGGACACGATCATCGAGGGTTACATCCTCAACGCACAGACGCAAGAGTCGGCGGACATGCCGATGATGCTCCAGCTTCAGTTCCGCATGTTCGTGACGAACTACGCGAACATCTCCTTCATCGGCGATCCGTTCTACCCGATTCGTTCGGGTGCCGTGCCTCCTCCCGGCGTGGCGGACCTGACGAGCATGGACGCGTGGGATCAGCTCACACCGAAGTACCCCGATCAGGTCAGCCCCGAGCAGCAAGCACAAGAAGCCTTTCTTCAAGCGCTTCGCTCGAGCGGACAAGTTCAGCTCGATCAGCAGATTCAAAAGCAGCAGACGCTCAACTCGATTCTCACGAGAGAGCAGCAGATCGCTGCCAACCAAGCGCTCTTCGCATCTGGAAGCTTTTTCAGCACTGCGTATCTGACGAGCGTTCTTCAACGCGGCATGACCAGCACTGCGTTCCCGTCGCAGGACATCGAAGGCTTCCTCTTCAACGTGCAGCAGTTCTTGAACGATGCGCAGACGGCGCTGTCGGGACCGCAGCCTCCTCCGCAGCACGTCAACGCGATTCGTTCGAAGGTCGCCGACAACAAGGACGAGTACGTCAACGGTGGCTTCGGAGATGTTCTGCCCAACATGGCGTACACCCCAGGCTCGACCGCGCCTGGTGTCGACGATCCAACGCTCACGCCCGGCGGCCCCGTCAACAGTCCGCCGGCGTCTCCTCTCAACACCGTCAACAACCAGTCGTGCCGCAACGGCGCGATGATGGGGCCGGGCAACTACTACGGCTTCGGCCTCGTTCCCTACACCCCAGGCTCGTCCTTGCAGTCGTACGGTCCGTACGGACGCCCTCTTGGCGCAGGTGCTGGATTCACGGGCGGTGCAATCGGTGCGGGTGCCTCCGCTGGCGTGGGGGCGGGGTTCGGTGTCGGCGTGGGTGTCGGTGGTACCGTCGGCATCCCCTTTCAGAACGGCGCAGGCGCTCAGGCGGTGGCGGGCGCGTACGCAGGCCAGCTCCCGTTCGGAGCACAGTCTGGGCTTGGCGCGGCGCCTAGCGGCGTGGCGGGGCTGATTCTGACCAATCAGGGTCTCTCTCTTCAAGGCGGCGGGCTCGCGGGTGTGGGCTTCGGTTTCCGAGGCGCCTTCAGCCGCAGCTACGGGTACACCGCCGGCGTGGGCGGGTCGTACGGCGGCGCGATGGGTGGCTCGTTCGGTCCGGGTGTCGGTGGCGGCTTGGGGGGCTACGGCGCGGCGAGTTACGGCAACCCGGCGTACGCGCAGTACGGCAACTCGCTCAACCAGCAGTCGACCTTCAACCCGTACGGGCTGCCGACAGGTTCTCCGTACGGCCTTGGGTACACGGCGCCTGGGCAGCCGAACACGAGCTCGGTGTACCGCTACACGGCAGGCATCGGACCCGATGGAACTCTTCAGAGCACCCAAGGGTTCGCTCCGATGGGCGTGCCTGCGGGCTCGACCAACTACGGCGGCTACGGCGCGGTCGCGGGTGCGCAGAGCACCGTGTTCGGCGGCGGAGCGAACATGGCTGCTGTGTCCTCAATGGGGCCTGGCGTGATGGGCGACGGCGTGTTTGGAATGCAGTCGCTGCCGGGGACTTACGGAGTGCCGTGCCCGAATACACCGCTGTCGCAGATCTGAGGAAGCATGGCAGGTAGAGGTCACAAGCTTCGCCTTCGACTTTTTCTCGAGGGCATCGAAGTTCCTGTCATCGCCGCGCAGGTGGTTGCCGTTCCGAACGGCCCGATGCAATGCGTGATCCAAGTGCCACCGTCTGCGATGGGCACCAAGCTGCTCCCGCGAACGCTCGTGCACTTGTTCTTCTACGACTTCTACGAGCTCGACAGCCCCCTCGTTTCGAACGCCACGCAGACGAACAACTCGAAGCAAAATCCGACCACGTACGAGCAAGCGCAGTCACGTCGCAACGACCGTACGGGGCAGGACGTCGATCAAGAGAGTGACGACGAGTTCGCTCGAGATCGGGCGAACGATCGATACAAGTTGCTCTTCTGTGGAGAGATCATCGGGTTTCAGTGGACGAAGAACCAGACGCAGCGCTCCCTCGTTTTTCAGTGCGTCGACTTGTCGAACTACTGGGACTACGCGTACCAGTTCAGCAACACCGACATCTTCGGGCCAGGCGTCAAGGCTGTCTTCAGCGGTGGTTCGACGGACTTGCTCACGGACTTTTTGACGTCCCCCGGTGAGGCGATCACCTCGCTGCTTCACCAGAGCTCGATTCAGTACCCGAACCTGCCGGGCCTGCTCGGTGGTATCGTTCGCATCCTCGAGTCCGTTGGCGGGACGTACTACTACGGCAAGACGGTTCAGGGGCAGAACATCTTCTTCTCGTTGGCCGAGCTTCGTCTGCACATCTCGCAGATGATCACGGTCTACCCGCAGGACCCGACGGCGTCTCGTCTTCTCAACTCCGACGGGTGGGATGCTCTCTTCGGTCGCGTTCTTGGAAACCTCGGGGAGCAGGTCAGCATCCGCGACGTGATGAACTCGCTGATGAGCACCGTTTTCCACGAGTCGTACGGGCAGCCGTGCCCTCGCTACGTGCCAGGAACGGGAGGTTCGACGAACGGTCTCGGACGCAAGAGCATCCGCGTCGTACCTGCACTCTTCCCGCTCTACCAGACGGCGATCGATGGGCAGTCGCAGATCACCACGATCAAGACGTCGATCACCGGTACGCAGCCTCAAAGCACGACACCTGGGCAAGAATCGACTCTTCTCAACAAGAACCCCGTCGACTTCCTCTCGGTGCAGATGGACCGTCTGCGCAAGCTTCTTCAGCAAGCTGCGACGGTGAGCAACCAGAAGAACCTGCCAGCCGCGGTTCCTCTCTTCTCATCGGCAGCGACTGCTGTCGGCGTGGCGATCACGAAGCTGAAGAAGAACTGGGCTCCCGGTCGTTCTGGCAAGAACGTCGACGAGATCACGAGCAAGCTCGACGAGGCATCGACGGCGCTCGGGAAGGTCGCGGCGCTCGAGACCAACACGGTCAGTCGAGATAAGGCGACGCCCGCTCGTCTCAACAGCCACATCATCCGGCCGGACATCTGGTTTGGACCGCCTCCTCGCTGCAATGTTCTGTTCCCCGAGAACTACGACACGATCACCTACTCACGCGTGTTCACGCAGGAGCCGACACGCCTGCTTCTGAAGACGAACGAAGAGTTTGTTGGCGAGGACGACCTGATGGACTCGTTCTACGTCGCCCCGAAGGTGAAGACGGTCAAAGGGCAGAAGAAGTCCGATCAGCTTCTCTTCGAGAACGACATCCTCGATCACGAGCTCTTCACGGGCATCCTGCCTGTCTTCGAGAAGATGGGCGAGATGAACATCCTCGCCGTGCGTTCGGGAACAGTCGACAGCACCTTGGCCAAGGTCAGCCTCGCGCAGCGCTCGACGAACTTCTTGTACTTCAAGTACCGCTTCACCGCGCGCAAGATGAGCATTCGCGGAAAGTTCAACCCGTGGATCGCCGTGGGGTTCCCCGGACTCATCCTCGACAAGTACGTCGATCTCGAGCACGTCTCGACCGTTCGTACGTTGCTCTCGCAGTACCAGCAGAAAGTGCCGGAGCTGACCAAGTATCTAGGGTCGCACTACCTCGGTGCGTTCACGCAGGTCACGCACGCAGTCGATCAACGGCAGGGCGTGACGACCATCGAATGCAGCTACCCTCGGCAACACGACGAGACCACGGAGCTCCTTGGTCCGTCGATGCTTGACGACCAGATGGTGAACAAGCGCACTGGAGCAGATGCCAACAGGCAGACTCTCGTGGCGGCGCTGACCAAGCCGCCCATCGGCGGCGTCGGTCCGAACTTTGGGATCATCTCTCGTGTCGAAGACGCAGGTCTTCTTCCGCCGCTGCCTGGTTCCACACCGGACACCGCGCAGAAGCTTCCCGTCTTCCTCGGCGCGAGCATCACTGGAGGCAACCTCGACTCGAGTGCACCCGTCGACGTTCCTGTCGCAGCGGGCGCGGTGAGCAGCGCGGTTGCCGATTACGTGGGGGACAGCGCGAAGGTCGTCGTCTTCAAGGGGTACCGCATCACGGAGCGTGTTCCGCAGTATCGACAGGAGTACGTGAAGATGCCGCCCGAGGAGTACATCCGTCCGGGTTGGTACGCCGACGTCTGGCACCCGCGCAAGATCGGGGAGATCTACAACTACTACTTCGGCATCGGCTCGATCACCGACCAGACCAACGTCAACCAGCCCGACGGCTCGTCGAAGACGCTCATCAACATCGACGATCTCGAGCAGCTTGGCGATGCGGGCAACTCCAAGGGCGGCAACGACCCACGAGCCGACATCTCTGCGTTGCTCACACTGCAAGAAGGAGCTTCGATCGAGCAGGCGACGGACTTCTTGGTCTTGACGTACTCGTACATCAAGCAGTCCGGTCTGGACGTCGACGAGTTCGTTCGTTCGTACACCTGGCGGCCGGTTGCCACGATGCTCGACATGTTCGGAACGTCGGACCTTCAGTTCACCGCGGATGGCACGCAGGTCATCCGCGGCGTCGAGGGGTTCCACTCAAGAGCGTTCGGCAACTACGCCGATCTGTTCGGGCTCGTTACGCCCGACATTGAAAGCGTGATCGGGGTCAACCGCACGGCCATCGCGCGGCAACGTCTCGACATCCGCGGACGGCGTTTTCAGGCCGTCGGCGACTTCGTCAGCGATCTCCAGTTCGCCCGCGCGATCCTGGGCTGAAACTTCCGCTTCCTGTCCCCCGGTGGTAGAACCGTATGGAGCCCCGATGGACTACGCCGCGGTCATGGAGAGAGCTTTTCTCGACGAACTCGAGAAGATCGCTGCTGCTCGAGAGCAGCTACGTCACGGCAAGTCGCGTGCGAAGCGGCGCCCGATGCGTGTGTCGACGATGCTCCGCAAGGAGAAGGACGGCACGCTCTACAAGTACACGAAGCAGGCGGATGGCTCGATCGGCAACGTGGTGCCGTACTCGAACTCCGACTACCAGTCGGCGACGGGTGCATCTGGCCCGACGGGAACTCCTGCCGCAGCCAAGCCTGGTCCGAACGACATCGTTCCGTCTCGAGAAGACGGACGCGAGGCCATGTCCACCAAGATCCCTGCCTTCGCGCGCTACTCTCTGGCGCCGGCAGCAGTCAACACGCCCGAAGAACACGGCAACTTCTGAGGTCCATCATGTCCATGCCCATCTCGATGTTCTCCTTCTTCGACGAGCTGAAGCAGATCCAAGCCGGCACCGGCATGGGCAAGATTGCCAAGGAGCTCACCGAGGCATCGCGCGAGAAGATCAAGGCGAAGAACTTCGCTCTCACGCCAGCGCAGTCGGCGACGGGGGAGGCAGCCTACCCCATCCATGATCGCCGTCATGCAGCCAACGCCCTCTCCCGTGTCGAGCAGCACGGCACGCCGAAGCAGAAGGCCGAGGTCTACAAGGACGTCGCCAAGAAGTACCCCGACCTCGCCCGCAAGAGCGACGTGCCGGCTCTTCGCGCAAAGGCAGCTTCGGTTGCAGATAAGGCGAAGAGTGTGGGGCACAAGGCGCTCGAGCACGGTGCGCACGCGGTGCATGGGTTCTTGCACAATCGCATGGAGCCGGCGCAGGACATCGCGCATGGCCTTCTTCTCGGCGACTCCAAGAGAGTCGCGCACGGAGCCGGCGGTGCCGCTTCCGGTGCGCTGTTGTTCGAGGCGGGTCGTCGGGCAGGCAAGAGCAAGGAGAAGGACGGCACGATGGGGATGGCCCCTGCGAGCGCGTCCGCTCTTCCTGGCATGGTCGGTGGCCCGCCGGGCGGAATGGGCATGAACATGACACCGCCGATGGCGATGCCGGGGAGGATGGGATGAACGCCGTCGTCTACAAGTCATTCGTCGACGAGCTCATGAAGATCAAGCAGGCGGGAGAGGGCCTGAGCGCTGCCGGCGCGCTCGGCCGAGCTCTCGGTCCCGAAAGTGCCATCGGTCGTCACTTGGCCGAGCACGGCCACGCCTACGATCTCGGCGGCCTCGGCATCTTGGCCCTTCCGCCGATCGACACGTTGCAGCACCAGGCGCGCAAAGAGCACCCCGACAAGTGGGAGATGGCGCATGCGGGCTTGGAGCTCGGGGGACTTGGTACCCTTGCGGCGCCGGTCGCCGCGCAGCTTCTGGCCCACAAGAAATGAACCTTCGCGCCACCATCGACGAGCTCGAGAAGCTCGGGGCGATCACCCCGGAGCAGGCGCGCGCGTCCTACGAGCGTGTGCAGCAGCTCGAGGCAAGCAAGCCCACGATCGGTCAGGCGCTTCGGTATGGAGCGCTTGGTGCGATCGCAGGCCCCGCAGCGAGTGCGATCGGCGACGTCGTGCGTGGGCAGCTTCCGTTCAAGCCTGTCGAGGTTGGTGGCAAGCCGGTTCGATTCGGGCGCTTGCGATCAGGACTTGGGTCCGCCGCCGCCGGCGCCGTGATGGGCGGCGTGGCTCCTCTTCTTCGGTACCACATGGACCGTGCGGCGGAGATGGCGACGCTGCGCCAGTTCATGCAGGAGTACGAGCAAGGGCAGGGCAAGACTGCGGCTCGATTGAAGCTCGAAGGCGACGCTCTCATCGAGGTCGACAAGGACGGCAAGAGCCTGGGCAAAGGCCCTGTTCCGATGAAGGAGAAGGGGAGCGACGCGTACGTCTCGTATGCTCCTGGAGACTTCGTCACGTCGCAGTTCAGCGGCCCGCTCAGCTACGGACCCTGGATTCTGGCAAGCGGGCTCGCCGGCGACGACTCGACTCTCGAGGCACCCGTCGTGCGCAAGAAGCAAGCGGCGTCTCTCATGCCCACGACGCCAGCTTCTCCGAAGACTGGCCTCACGGCTGCTCGCAAGGTAGGACAGCCCAAGCTGACTGCTCCCGGCGGGCCAAGCATCGCCGACATCGCTAAGCCCCAAGGCTACGGTCTCCCCGCGTCAGGGGCGAAGAAGGGAATCATCTAGCCATGCCCGAGTGGATTCACGAGCGCGCTGAGCATCTGCTCGCCAAGAACCCCGACATGAAGAAGTCGACGGCGTTCGCGGTTGCGACGCAGCAGTCGCATGCGCTCGGCAAGACCCCGAAGGGGTATGGTACTGCAAAGGGCAAGCAGACGGCGAAGGCCAAGTACGACACGCCGAAGGACGACGTGAAGGCCGCCAACCCTGGCGGTCTGAAGACGCCCAAGCTGAAGGAGTCTGGGTGGCTTGGAGACGCGGCGGAGAGCGTGAAGCGCGTTCTGACGACGCCCATTCCCGGCACGCCGGAGATCTTTCCTCGAGCTGCGGTGGAGACCGCCACGAGGGCAGGCAACGTGATGAAGAAAGCGCCCCTTGGGCGGCCGATGGGAGGCAGTTTCGTGACCAAGAGAGCAAGCGAACGCATGAAGGCCGCCTACGAGAAGATCGCAGGCACTCCTCCGCCGCTCCCGGCGGCTGCTCGAGCAGCAGCCAAAGCTACTCCGACGATCGCCAAGGCCCTTCCGAAGCCGAAGCTGTACGGCGAGGAAGGCTTTCAGGCGCTCATGGAAGGCGCGCGCGCCGCCAAGAGCAACCCGTTCGCAGCGATGAAGCTCAGCATGAAGCTCGCTGCCGAGAAGGCGGACATCGAGACCAAGGGTTCGCTCGAGCAGAACGTCGAGACCCCGCAGAAGGGGACCGAGCACAGCCAGCAGGGCGCCGGCGAGCAGAAGGGTGTTCCGACCGAGGGGTACCACTGGGGACAGGACCCCTTCAACGGCAAGCCGGGGATCGGCAATCGCAAGGACGCGTACGAGGTCTTCACCGACGGCGCCGAGCAGATCAACGTCGCGGACAACCACGACCTGCTGCATCGCATATTCACGAACATGGGGCCTGCATCCGACGCAGCGAAGGCTACGATCGAGCAGAACTTCTCGGGCGGTCGCCGCGGGCACTACGTGACGCACGCACAGACCTTGCTCGAGAAGGTTCGCAGCGTCGCTGGCCGCGCGTAGCAACAACGGAAGTCGGGACGGGATAAGAGGCCCGAAGGAGGTTCTTGTGTCCAACCCGATTGACGAGCTGCTCGAAGAGAAGAAGAAGACGGCAGCAGTTCGCGCAGCTCGAGATCTTGATCTCTGGAGCAAGTGGAATGAGAGCGGGCGCAAGCCTGAGCATCTCGAGCCCTTGCTCGACGCATACCAGCCGCTGATCAACAGCAAGGTCCGCGAGTGGACTCCTCCGCTCATCACGCCGAGTGCGATGGAGGCGGAGATCACCGGCCACGTCATCCAAGCCTTCCAGACGTACAACCCGCAGAGAGGCGCTGCGCTCAACACGCACGTGCAGCACCGCATTCAGAAGGCGAAGCGGTACATGGTCAAGTACCAGAACCGCGCGTACATCCCCGAGAGTCCGGCGTACCAGATCGGCAACTTGCAGCGAGCGCACGGTGCGTTGACGGACGACCTTGGGCGAGCACCGACCGCACAGGAAATCGCCGAGTACGTAGGCATCCCCGTGCGCAAAGTAGTACAGATTCAGAAGTCGATTCGCAAAGACATCCCGAGCTCTGCACTCGAGAGTGACCCGATGCCTCGTTTCGGATCGAGAGAGCAAGAAGTTCTGTCCCTTCTTCCGAGCGTGCTCACGCCCGAAGAAAAGCAGGTCTTCGACCTCGTGTACCACCCCGACACGAGTAAGCGGGTGGTTTCGACTTCGGCCATCGCCAAGAAGATCGGTAAGAACGCCTCTCAGGTGAGCCGGCTCAAGTCGAGCATCATAGAGAAGACCAAGCAGTACCTCTGAGCTGCGTCAGAGGAAGACTTCAAGGCTCGGCCTCGGCCGGGCCTTTTTCTTTTGGAGGGCAGATGCAGCGACGCTATCGAGAAGTTCCTAAAGAGGAGCGTGTCATTCGAGTCAAATGCGCGCGGGCACAGCACGAGATCTTCGTTTCTGAAAGAGGTCGCGTTCGGTTCTTGAGCCATTCCTGCGTTTCGCCGCAGGTCCTGTTGCAAGAGGGGTACATGCGTAACTTGGACGAGCGCGGGTGCTACCTCTTTGCAAAGCTGCTTCTTCGAAAGGTCTCGAACGATTGGTCATACCACGCCGGAGACTTCGTGAAGGTCAAAGCACGTCGAACATTCGAGCTACGCTCTCTTCACAACGCAGGCATCGACGAGGTCGCCGCCGGACTCTTTTTCAATGACGCGTACAAAAGAAGATCGGAGCGGATCAAGGAGCGGGAGTACATCGACGACTATCCGGAGCCCTTTCATCGGATGCCACTGCAACGAATCGAACGTATCTACTCATGCATTCGAGCCGAGCAAACGAGGAAACTGCGTCGGGTTCGAGACTCGCTGAAACTCGCGGGGTTCCAGCCGCGCGAATCATGGGAGCTTCCTTCGTACCGTCGTTGAGGTAGACTTCTCGCGATGGCTTCGCAAGCAGAGCGAGATCAACGCCTCGACCAACTCGTACAGCTCACGCAGCAGTGGTCGCAGCAGCGACAGAAGGAGTTGAACGACCGCGTCACACAACTCACGCGCATGCTACAAGGGCGTGGGCTTGGCCAACTGATCGATGCACAGCAGCAAGCCGTGACGGCTCTTGCCGTCACCGAGATCGACAACTTTCTCGCAGGGTGATTCATGGAAGAGATCAAGCAGAACGGCGTGGCTCCTGTTCCGGAGAAGGTCGAGACGGCCGCTCCGACGAACGTGCGCACCGTGGGTGCGATGACGGAGATGGAACGTCTTCGCGTGGAGAACGTTTCGCTCCGCGCCGAGAACCTCATGCTTCGCAAGGAGCGCATGAAGAAAGACGCCGACGCGATTCAGAGCGAAGAGGAGAAGATCCAGAAAGAGATCTTCGAGCTTCGCGGTCTGGTCGCCGCGCGCCTCGGCGTGCAGCCGGACAAGGTCCGTTTCCGTCGTGATGGTATGGTCGAGGAGGTGATCTGAAATGACGACGATCGTAGGTCAGGCCGTTCAGCTACAGCTTCGGGCCGTTCAGGCGGACTGGGCCGGGCTCTTCGATCGTCTTCAGGTCTGGCGGAGCACCTCGGGTGCCGATGGCCCGTACGTGGAGCTCACTGCTCCTACGTGGCTCGGTGCTCGAGTGCCCGCCGACGTAGTCGGTGACCCTCCTTCTAGCCCTCCTTCAGGTCCGAGTGCCTTTGTCGTCGGCATGACGGCCTCTTTTCTCATCGACGAGACGACGCATATCGACGTCACGTTCACCGGTTCGAATCCGATCACTCGGTCACAAGCGGCCTCGCAGATCGTGGCACAGAGCCGTGGGATGCTGACCAGCTTCGTCACGATGGATGGGCGGCTCGTCGTACAGTCCGTCGAGGCTGGCAACAAGGCCATCCTGCGCGTGCTCGCCACCGATGCTGCCGCGCTGCTCGGACTTCCGACGACGGACCCCGCTTGGGCGAACTACGGCAAAGACGCTCGCATCGTTCTTCGCCCCGAGCAGGAGCTCTACCCCTTCGTCGATTGGCACAGCGGTTCGGGCTACTTCTACAAGACACGCTTCTCGAGTGACATCGACAACACGGTCAGCGACTTCTCGTTGCCGTTCACACTCACCACCGGTGGGAGCATCGATCCCTCTTCCCTCGTTCTTGGAACAGTCGACCTCGTCGACGTGCAAGGCCGCGCCGTGCAGAACAGGGAGGTGACCGTCTACTCCAAGTTCCAGGGTAACGTAATCAACGGACGTGTGATGACGTCGACGGATGCGCGCGTAGTCACGGATGCGGACGGTCATGCAGAGTTCCTGCTGGTCCGTGGTGCGCAGGTGACCGTGTCCGTTGCAGGAACGCAGCTCGCGAGAGACTTGACCGTTCCGACGGACCCGACGATCACGTCCTTCAATCTGCTCGACCCCTCCGTCGGTAGCGACGATGTCTTCGTCGTGCAGGTTCCGAACATCGACTTCGCGGTGAGACGATCACTGTGAGCGACGTCTTCATCTTCTATCCCAACAGGCAGCCGGACGGGCAGTCCTTCGCCTTTCACCGGCTGGCCCATGTTCCTGGAAAGGACCTCGCGAAGTACCTGCGAGATGTGCGGTTGGTCGGGCTTCGATCGCGCTCGCGCTGTACGCTTGACGGCAGCTCTGTCGTTCTTCGTCTCAGCTACATCCCCAAGCCTGGCGATCGAATCGTTCTTCGTACTGCGAGAGGCATGTCATGAGCGTCGAGTCCGTAGATTTCTACCTTGTGGACAACACACCGTTCGCAGCACCCATCTCGGGCGTCGTGGTCAAGGTCTACAGCCAAGACGGCAAGCAGGTCTTCGGACAGCAGACCACGGATGCGAATGGGCTCGCCGCGTTCTTGTTGCCGTCCGACACGACCTTTCAGGTGCGCTTCTACAAGCAGCAGGTGAACATCAAGAACCCGCAGTTCATCCAGGTGCTCGAGGCGCCTGCGACGAACGCATTCACTGTTGTCGGGGAGCCCTTCCAAGCGCCGACGTCGACAGATCCACGCCTCTGCATGTGCTACGGCTTCTTCCGCACCGTCGCCGGAGGACCTGCGCAGAATCTCGACTGCCACATCATCGCGCAGTTCAACCCGTTGCTGCTCGATGGCGCTGGAGTTCTCACTGAACGCGTGATCGAACGAACGGACGAGCACGGGTACTTGCAGGTTCCCCTCATCCGCAACGGTCAGTACCTCGTTACGATCCAAGGCTTCGAGGACGTGCAACGCGTCATCTCCGTACCCGACGCACTCAACGCCAATCTGCCCGACCTGCTCTTCCCGGTCGTCGGCGCCGTGACGTTCGATCCGGTGGGACCCTTCACGATTCAAGTCGGCGTCGACTTCGTGACCACACCGACCGTGGTTGCTACTGACGGAGAGATCCTCGCCGGCGTCGCAGGAGGGGACGTCCAGTGGTCGACGGACGATCCCACGATCGCAGCCGTCATTCCATCGGCGACAACGCTTACGCTGCGTGGATTCAAGCCAGGTACGACGAATCTGCGAGCGGTGCGCTTCAACACGAGCATCGTGCGCTACCCCGATCCTGGGATTCAAGGCGTCCCGCTCGCCATCACCGTCCAATGAACGATCGCGTACTGGAAGGAGTGAACTGCCGGGTACTCCTTTTGGAGATCGTCCGGCGGGCGGCTTACGACTGGGTTCTCTACCGCAACAGTCGACGACTCGAGAACCGCAAGCTCGCGCACGAGGCGTACACGTGGCTCTTCGTCGAAGCTCCCGGACATCCGCACTGGCAGCAGCGTAAAACCGACGGCTACGAGGCGTTCTCCTTCATCAGCATCTGCGAAACTCTGGGGCTCGATCTGGAAGAAGTGCGTGCGCGCCTGCGCACGATCACCGCACGAGACATTCAGACGCTTGGGCGCCCTCCCACGCGCCGGCGGCTGCCTCCTCCGCGCACGGAGTCCGACTATCTCGAGTCCATCAAGGTTGATACGAACGGGCAGCGTGGATTGGCAGCGCTTCTCGACGCCGGCGATATCGTCTCGCTCGAGTAGCAACTTGTGCGTACGACAGGGAAAAAGAGCCTCGGGAGCGCTTGCTCCTAAAGGAGGCATCCATGGGTTCGCACTACTACGCGTCCGACCTGAAGTTCTTTCTTCCGGTCGACAAGCACGCCGAGGCGCTGGAGCGCTTTCAGAAATGGCGCAAAGAGAAAGACGATGACCG